ACCAAATCTTAATAGCGCTTTTCCCATTCTGGGCCATCTGTTAGCAGCCTTGTTCAAAATAATGTTTTGGGATAACTCTCCCCACGTACTTGGTTGATCAACACCTTCTTCGAGAAAGGCGTCCCAGTTATCCATTATGGTTTTCATATCGGGCATAATCGCTCTCCTATATCGTATACATATAACTCAAGGAATATGGATCTCGAACCATGCCCTTTCTAATGGAACCTTGTTCAATGCTGTGTGGCACTTCGCCAAGTTCTGTAGAGAATTCTTTGTCTGGCTCAATAAGCGCAGCGTCGTCGGCGGCGATAATAGCTTCCATAGACTCAAAATAAGGCCTCTCATCTTCAATAAAACCGCTTATATTAATTAATGTTAATTTAGCGGCTTCAATGCTTTCATCGAAGGGTTGCTGTAGAGTTGCTTCCATAGCTCCCGAAAAGGCGCCTGCTTGGATTGATTCGTATACTACAATACCCTTTTTACGCAAAAAGGAAAACAAGCGATTTTGGGCGCCGTAGACTAAATCGTTTAAAGATTCTTTAGGAAAGGCCACAACTTTATTGTTAGCTGTGGATAATATTATATCGATATCGCCATGGTCGAAGATCATCAAATCTCCGTTGATAGCCTTGCGGATATCCATTTCTAAGCGAATGGTTTGTGTCTCATCTGCTTTGTCAATTTTAATCGTTATTGCCATCGGTAAGTTCCCTCGCTAGTTCTTGTGTTTTAAGGATTGTATTTAATACCTCTTCGTCGACATTTCTTGTAGAGTAACTCTCTAATAGTTTAATAACATCTTGAGCGCGAGATACCATATCTGAGTCTTCAACAAACTCTTTTGTAGTAGTACTTTCTACGATGGTACACTTAAGCCTCGTTATCTCTTCATTAAGATAGGATTTAAGGCTAAGTGAGTTGTCGGCGAATGATGAGATATATAAAGTTAGAAGGTGTTTTTGTTCCTCCGAAAGTGTTTTTGCATATTTGTCGTTAAACTTCTCCACAAAAGAATTGACTACCAAGCTGTCTATTGGCTGCATTGCCTCTTTATCGGCGGTGGGGGCAGACATGTCACCAAGTAACTGCATCTCCAATATAACTGAATTCTTGGGAGAGGTATCCGCTGAAAATATTTGATAGATTGAAGCCAGTGTTTTATAATTTGGAACGAAGTTATTGAAGATCTTTGGTGAAAGCTCTTTGTTTACATCGTCAATCAAATCCGTTTGACTAACGAACAGGCCGGTCGTATCCAAGAGTCGACTGCCGATTTTTGCTTCTTTAATTATCTTTTCGCATGTCTCTTTATTGATCCCTTTGGTTTCGTAAAGTGAGCGATAACATTCTAAATGTTTCTTAAGAACAGAATTAGGAGAAAAATGTTTCTTTATAATGCTGACAACTTTGTCTTTTGTCTGTGTATCATTTTTTATTACTGCTATCGTTGCTTCCCTAACGAGAGCCTCGTAGACAAATGCAGTATTTCTTTTTTTATTGTGACGTATTTTCATCATCTTGCTCCATTGCTTTTGTTTCAACAGCATTCTGATCTAAGTCACCAATCAGAGTACGAATTGACTCATTAATATTAAACAGTTTTTGTTCTTCTTTTTGCTCTCTCAAGTTGTAAATAGGCTCCTCATTTTCATAAATACCGACGTTGGCGCCAATTGGTTTTGCTAGAGCAGAAATATCTGCGGCGCCGGGAACAATATTTCTTATTCCGGAGCTGCTTTTCTGGCCAGAGGCAGCCTTAAAATTCCTACTACGAGGTCCAGATCCAGCGCGTCTATCGTCCTTCTTAGGGTGATATACTTTTCCTTTAGATCCTGGCGTAAGTCTGGGAGCATTTCTTGAGCCGGGAGGTACTGCCAACAATGGCGAGTCATCTTCTCCGCCGACATCACCGGCCGGCATTTCTTCTGGACCACCTCCAAGATCACCTCCGAGTTCATCGCCACCTAAGTCACCGCCGAGGTCGCCGCCAAGGTCGCCACCTAAGTCACCGCCCAAGTCGCCACCAAGCCCACCACCGGTTTCTCCGGCTGCCGCAGCCTCTGCGACGGCTTGTAGAGCGGCATCCTGTTTACGGTCAAAATACATTTCTCTCTGATTACGAACAAAATCTTCATGACTCATGGAGAAAATGTGCTCAGATACCCAGCGACGAGAGAAAAAGCCCTCAGTTGCGGAGCCGGCAATATCAAATTTCTGTTTCCAGTGTTCCAACTCTTGAAGTTCTGCGATCTTCGAGGGATTGTTTAACTGCAGTTCGAATGATAACAGATCATCGCCGCGGAAACCCAAAGTGTAAAGATGGATAATGCCAACCTTTGTTAACTCTGCAATAATGACTCTCTGGAGTCTTTGGATTGTTCTTGCAAAGCGAATATCTTTCTGTGCTAGTGTCGTCTTATCTTCGGCTGCACCCTCACCCATCGCAAGATATGCTTGAGGAATCTTGAGCGCAGAGAACAATTTATCACGCAGGTATTTAATGTCATCGATTTGCGTAGTGTTTGTACCTCCTGCGAGGTTCTGAATATCTGTTGCTGATCCAGGCCGAACAGGGATGAAATAATCTTCTTCGATACTCATTGGATTATAACGTAAGTCAACACGGCCAGTTTTTGCATCAACGACCGAATGTCTCTTAAGTTGTGTGACAATCTTCTCCATGAACTGTTCTACTTCATTCGGTGGTACCGCACCAACATCAATTTTGAAAACCCTCCGCTCTGATGAGCGGACAACTCGGTAGGCCATCATTGCGTCTTCCATTAAAACCAGTTGGCGCCAGATGCGGCGCGCGGGTTCAAGAATAGATGTTCCATATGGGCCATACTTGTCGTTTCCGAGGATGCGAAAATGAGAAATTTGCCAGTTCTCGAATGTCATACCAGCAGTGTTCCATTGATATTGTACATAATTGGGATTGGTTGCATCCATTCCTTCTAAGCGCTCTATCTCTTGGGGAGGTAGTGCGATACAAGAAGTGATTCCAAATTTCTCATCGATGTCGAGATACAAGAAAAAGTCTCCATACTTACACATTGTACGAGACCACCCAAAAAGATTGTATTCTACATTTAAAATATTTGAGTATAAGATGTTTAAAACAGCCCGGATCTCTTCGTTAGGGCACTTAATGTTTAACATCGGTCGAAGGGCCGAATAGGTTGTCATCTCATCCGCATAGATATCCATAGTGGATGCTATCTCTGGCATGTATTCCATTTGGTCAAAATCAATATATCGTTCGGAACGACGTTGGTTTCCGATCGCATTAGCTGCAATTGTATCCAAAGGGTTGTAGAGCGTTTTCTTAAACTGTTGCCCAGATGCCGAAGAAAATCTACTTGAAAATTTATCAAGATGTTGCCGGCGAATTCTGCGGCCGGTCTGGGAACGATAATTGATTATCGGTCCCGAGAACAGGCGCGTTAGCCTTTTAAATAATTCGGATTGTTCATTTGCGGGGTTTTTGCCGCCGGGTATATTTTTTCTTCTGTCTGCCATTTATTTTCTCACTTTATGATCCACTTATGTTGGTTATACAAGTCTTCAGCTTCTTTTATTTTATCAAATGTGGAGTCTTTTTTGTAGCCATGTTGTCCTTTAATTTGAGTATTCATTGTAGTTTTAGTTTTGATAATCGAACTTAAAAAGGCTTTTTGATAATTTATTTCTCTGGCATTGGCTTGGAGGGCTGTATCTCTAACCCAACATGCTATCGCTAACGCCATGATTAAATCATCATTGTAGCCCTTCATTGCTTGCGGCTTACCGTTCCTCCATATAAAAGTCTTCATTTCGTTAACGGTTCGTGAAGAATATAAAGTAATTAGTTTATTTCTAATAAACTCCTCTAATTTTGCTATGATGAGTGGTCGGGTTTTCATTGACGTTGTGAAGCCGGCTACTGCGGAGGTTCTATATTCTGCTTGGTGCTGCTCAATATATTCATGAGATGATTTAATGGAATGATATAAATTTGGATACCCGTATTCAATTAACTTATCCAGCACCGTATATCCTATATTGTTATTCTCAACCACCAACATCGCATTACCATATTCGCGGCCGACTTGATTTAAAAAGTTGGCGAACATATCTGGGGTGGGCTTTCCTTGGTACTCTGCGATAATCTCAAGGGTTTCTAACTTGATAATATGCAGCGTTGAATAGTCGGCACCGTCGCCTCGCGACACATCAGCGACTGCAAGATAACTACATGACGCGTCAAATTCTTCCCAGATCCAGAAATTTCGATCAAAACCGGTTCTATATTTTGGCTCACATATCGTAGATAGCATCCATTTCATACAATCAGGGTCAATAACAGTTTCACCGGAGGTGTTGAAATTGCACTCAAGCTCTTGTGCGATCTGGCGCCTGGACATATTTCTTGTCTCTTTTTTATACCAAGCTTGATCTCTCTCTGGATGAATGTCCCATGGGAGTGTTGTTAAATTAAAGTTATTCAAGTCTGTTTCGGCGTCCATGCACGTCTTATGAAACCAATTTCCGACGCCGTTCGGTGTCGATAATGCAATGCAGCGACCACCGGTAGACAGTGTGGGATACAAACCAGTCCAAAGTTCTTCTAATCCCTCGATATGTGCAGCCTCATCTAGAACCAACAAAGATAGTGCCTCAGAACGACCAGCATCGCCGGAGGTAGAGGCCGCCTTGATAGACGACCCATTTGAAAGTTCGAAAGATGTGCGGTTGTCTACTGAAATATCTGATATTTTAAGCCATTGTGGCAGATTGCGCATAATGCTTTTGACTTTTTTTACTAAGTTTCCAGCTGTGGCAAACTTGGTTGCCATAACTAAAATCGCTTTATCGCGATGGAACAACATTAACCAAACGATATATCCAGCCGTAATTGTTGAAATACCAAGCTGTCGCGCTTTTAGAATAATATTAAAGCGATAATCATTAAAATCTTGTAGAAGGTCGTCTTGGAAATCATAAGTATTAAAAAGGATTAGCCCGTGCATCGGGTGAGATATACGGGCATATGTTTTGAGAAAGTACGAAGGATCCTTACCGCACTTGAGTATTTCTTTTACTTGTTGCTTTTTGTCTAACTGAAATGTCATTACTCATTATCTGATTTTGGTCTCGTGTCGTTATCGGGGCGTGTGCCTCCCTTTCCGTTCCAACCGCCTTGGTCTACAAAACTACGCCAGCTTGATTCTACTCGATCTTTCGATTCTGGAGTAACTGACATTTCTTGGTCTAGTCCGCCAACTTTATAATGCATTTTGGCAATTACCCAAGAGCGTACGCGAGTAGAATTCTCGACACGAATGTCGACTTCATCTTCCGCTGTTAAAGATACTGATTTACCAGTAATCTTTTTATATTCTTTTTGTAGAAATTTCACAATTTCAGATAGCTGGCGTTCTACTTCAGTTTCGAAGCCGTTAGCATATACTTCCTTTAAGTGCACATCCGATTGGTATGTTAGGCACATCATGTTTCCATAAAACTTGACATTGAAACCATCGTTCACTCTTTTGTCGAGAATCGGATCGCCCTCTTCTCTTTTAAGGCCGGCCAAGAGTGGCTCACCGTTTTCATCTAACGCTCCATCATAGGCGTTGGCCGCGGCTTGTGAAAGCCCTTGTACTATTTCATAAACTGTTGCCATTATTCTTGTGCTCCTTTAAGCATTTGTAAAACTATAGTGTTGATGGCGGCACCTTTAGGGCCGAAAATTGCCTCTAATGCTTGCTTGCGCGCCTGCGGAGAGACCTTGGGACTTAGCAAGACTCTCTTGAGCATGGTGGCATATTGTTCGACATCCATAAGGCCGCCCGATGTAGTTGCAGCGTCCACTTTTTGCTGGCGTGCGTCGGTAGCGCTAGCTGCCGGTGCTGGGGCTTGTTCTTCTCCTAAGCTCTCACGAATAATTTGCTTGAGTATTTCTTTATTTAGTTTCATTGGGTCTCCATCCTTTTTGCCATCTTTCTTCCCTTCCTTCGACATATTGAATATAACATTGGTTGCAACACTCAAATTTGACAAGGCAAACATCATCCATTGTTTTTCTCGGGAAAGATCCACAGACAGGACAATTATGTAAAGATTCTCTATTAAGTAGTTTTTTTGATATCTTTATACCATTAACATCTACTTTTTCTTGTGACTGCTTGCTTTTCAGACGAGAAGAATAAAATTCTTTCATTTGGCTTAAATACTCTTTTTCTTTTTCTTCAGTCCAATCCGCTTTTGGATTCTGGATCGCTTCCTTGCCGTATTTCTCAGCAATAGCCTTTTCTGTCGCCGCAATCTTATCAAAATCTTTACTCATTATTAAACACTCTATAGCTACCATAAGTTATGGCCATGCCCCCAACAACGCCGGCGGCGACCCACAAGATTGGATTCCTTCTACTTTGTTTTCGCAAAGCGTTGGCTAAAGCGTCACTCTCTCTTTCTAGTGATTGAACTCTCATATCATATTCGTTTATCAATGCATCATGTCGAATTTGCAAATTTTGTATTTCTAATGTGTGCTCAGCAATTTGTGTATCTAAAGCATGTTGCATTTTATTCTCGCATTGGCCGACCACAAAACTTCTCTCTGCTAAGATTGTAGCAGTTGCAGCCGGGTCAAACAACACACCTTCGAATGGGGCACATTCATTTTGTCCCAAAAACGTGAATTGACCTGGGGGAGTGGCTATAGCTATATTACTCCACAAGCTGAAAACCATAAGCGTCAATAATCTCACTGCTCAGTGCCTCCTTATCTTGCGAAAACTGTCTTACATATTCGGTGGTGTTGTTTTGCCTTTCTTCTTCTAAGTCGGCTTGTGATTCCAAGTAACTCTGTTGAATGCTCTCTATAGTGTCTCGATAAGATTGAAGGGATTCTTCGCGCTGTCGCAGTTCTTCGGCATGGATATCCCGAAGAGATGAGATCTGTAGCTCCATCTCTTGTTGGGAGGTTTCGTATGCTTTAACTATCGCATTATAATCTATCCTAGTTTTAAGAGTAACAAGCGATAAGGATATAACTACTAATATTTCCTTCCAATGTTTTAGAGCAAATGCAAACACTTTTGCTTTGTCGATCATCAGACACCCTTAACTTTTGCTAAGCCATCGACGACTCCTTGGGTTCCGATATAAATTGCGGAGAGCATTACCCAATCGCTCGATTCAAGACCATAAAACGCCATCAGCCCTGTGGCTGTGAGCCAAACAAGAAACTTGCGAGATATCATCTTTTCGACTAGTCTATCTAATTTTCCTTTTGTTTCTTCCATTGTTTTATTCCTTTTTCTTTTTTTTGCCTGCTTTGGACATTTGTTTATCAGCTACGCCATAAGCCTGATCTTCAGGTACACCCTTGTCTATAAGGTATTCGGCGCGCTCTTCTTTTGCTTTGTAAAAGGACTTTTTATATTTCTCTTCTTCTTCAATTGTACGTAGTTCTTGTACTATTGCATCGACTATCTCGTTCATGCGCGATGGGTCGTTCAATGGATGTTCTTTTTTTGGCTTAATTACTTTCGCAAAGCGCCCCAATGCGCCTTGGGCATATCCCAAAGCCGCAGGGCTTTCTCCCGTAACTGCGCCGGCTAAATAATCTATACTAACATCTAGATTATCAATTTTGCTAGCCAAATTATTAATTGCCATCATCAGCGAAGAATCGAGATTCCCCAACTCTTCTGTTATAATTTCTTTTATTTTGGACTTCGTAAGCTTCATACTGCTGTTCCCTTGTTCATGTCCTATAGGTTTTTGCAAAGATTTCTCTACCAACCACCCCATAGTCGCCCGGGCCATATTGTACTAAATAGTCTCCCGGCTCTCCTTGGAGTAAATCATTTGACCACGATACTTTAACTTGGAATGGGTCGCTCATTTCTTTGGCAAATACCGGTATGTTTTTCTTCGCCGCTGTTCCATCACCAAGGTCGTCGTATGTTTGCGCGAACTTCTCGGCTGGGATCGGCCACTGCTCGCCTTCCGTGCCTGTCATAACAGCATCGCCGGCTTTTGCTCCCACTGAACCTTCCTTGGTTTCGATGGTTTCGTCCGTCTCGGCGTATCTAAATTCTAATGGAATAGGTTTCTTGGCGGTTTGAAAGCCATCTTGGGACAAGTCAGGGTTGTCTTCTAACCCAACTGTCTCATTCAAATACCTGTTCCAACTTTCAAATAGTTTTTTCACGCCTAATACCCTGCATCGTATGGTGATTCGTCTTCATACCAATCGTGTGAGCCAAAATCTCTGCGGCCTATTTCATCCGATAGATCTCGATGCATCTCTTCGGTGTCGTGATACACGGTAGTTTCTCCATTTTGATGTGTTACCAAAATGGCAGGCTTTCCATCACTATCGATCTCAACGGATGCCTCGACATTAAACTTGTCAGCCAAGTCTTGCACTTCATCACGCATAAGATCTTCTTTAATAATATCTGTTTTCTCGTCCATAAAATACCGAGGGTCAATTCTTTTTTTGTTTTTTCTTATAGCCATTATATTATTCCTTTTATGTTGCTAATCCATTCATACTTAGTTTTCCCATCCGTAATCACGACGAGCGTTTGGGTCACTATATGGTGGGGGGTTATACATACTTTCATCCCAGTTTCCAGTAGCAATAGCATACCAATTGCCGCGCTTGCCAAGTTTGCGAAAGTGAGCGAGTAGCGGATTTTGTTCAAGAGCATCTGCTAAATTATTAAAAAGTTGAGTATATTGTTCTTTGAGTTCTTCCGGGACTGAGGATAGGAACTTTCCGGCTCGCAAATCTGTGGCGAGGGATTTTGCTGCGGCCGGTGCTTTGTCGCGATGAATTGGACGGCCGCGGCCACCGGTGGGGCCGCGAGAATAAGCTGCAAACCACTTGGTAAAGTGTTCGCCAATCCGACTATTAACATCAACATTCGACTCGTTTGGTTCTGGTTCTGGATCAGAAGGACCCATACTTCTTTCCAGTCCGCGAGTTAGACGAGGATCTGGTTCGTATTCTGCTTCGTTTAAGTGCTTTCGCCAATTTTCAAATAGTTTCTTCATGTTGTTAATCCATTCATACTTAGTATCGCAATCAATCCGGGCACATTCTTTCGGACATAAACGCCCGAGAACAGTGTCTCGCATCGACCGCCGACATAAGCGATTGCCGACTCAATATTCTTGCTGACTTTAGGGTCAGCCACCATCTCCTCTGACACAACCAGTACTAACGAGCCTGCAGCAGCCTTACCTTTAGGTGGAGGGCACGCAGAACGATTCATACAGTTATGGAGAATCACCGATCCAAGCTTTCCAGTATTGGGATCTTTTATCATGGTTGAGCCTAAGAAGGCACGACCATTATTGCCCAGACATGTTTCCAGATCTTTACTATCGAAAGATTGGATCGGTGAATCCTCGGTGGAGAGTTTTAACACCTGGGCAAATGATTTAGCAAATTGTGTGTTGGCGACAGGGTACATGCCAAGCATGCCAATTCTGCCGCGAAGTAAGCGAGTGGCTCGTTCGTTGTCAAGAACAATGTGCGGATGCGCGGCAACATCATTTGCCAGCGTCAACGCATTACGAGCGATTGTGGGGTTAAGGTTTTCTTGCGCAGTTGGCCATGAAACTACATAAACGACGCGGCCGCTCGCTTGAACAGAGCGTAAGTAACGCTCAAAGACAGGCTGAAGAGCAGTGACAGAGCTACCGGTACCGCCGCCGCCACCAGCAAGGACGAATAACCAATCAACTTTACCGAGTTTGATGCGGAGAGCATCTTCAATAATTGCACCATTTTGACTTAATACCTCTTTTCCATATTCTACATTTTTGCCGATTCCATCAGAATCGGGAATTAAAACGACGTGATCCTCTTCAACGTTCTTCGGAATATCTTTTCCAGTTGTGTTTACGAGTAGCGTCTTATTGAAACCTAGTTCAATAAACGCATTCGCCATTTTGTTGCCTCCACCGCCGACGCCAACAAAGCCCACATTAATTGAAGAGGGCGCTGTGTTTTCTGGCAAGAGGTCTTCATCAGAGTATTCCATCTGGAGTCCAAAGTCTTCTACCATACCGAAATCTTCAGCATCTACCTGTTCGTGATAGTGGTCTTTCTCCTGATTAAAGGAGGGTGGTGGTTCTGCGGGAGGCAGAAAATCAAATTCGTTTTTGTTGTCGTTCTCGTCTGACATTGTTTATTCCTTATTCTGCGGCCTTTTTGGCTCTAGTAAATGTAGGTGCAAAGTTTAACTTACCACCAGCAAAATCATCTTTAACTGCACTGAAATCTGGGCCGCCCTTATCTGGATCAAACTGTGGCATGATTTCTCTTGGTGGGCCTTCGCTAGAATACTTTTGTGCGAGGGCGCCGCAGTTGTCAGCAATCTCAGCACAAGCTCCGACTACAAGCCTTTCCTTTCTCTTGCCAAGTTTGCCGCCAGGTGTGGTCAATTCTTGAACTTGTTCTGCTTCCTCTTCGGGAGCCGAACCTTGGAAGCCCTTGACAGGTTTGCCACCTGTTCCCTGTCCATATCCTGTGTTTCCTATAACCGCTATAACTTTAGGGTTCATAAAGCTGCCACCCGATTTAGGGTCCATAACTTTTCCAACATTGGATAAAAGTGCTTGCTCAACTTGTTCTCTATCCATCGCACTTGATCCGATAATGCTTCGGCCTTTCTTAGCTGATGCTGACGGGATCGCTTTGCCGGCGCCAAGATATGCTGCAATTGCCAATTGGCTAACTAAAAGCGCTTTGCCTGGATCCATTACAATTACATTGGCAGGAATTTTACAATTGGTGTTAAAAACAGTTGCGCCGGACCACCTATGGTGACCATCAATAATATAATATGTACCACCGTTTCCGGCTACAAGAATAGGTGGAGCGGCCGAAGTACCAGCGATAACAGCTTGCAAGCCTTTAGCATTAGAACCATTAAAACCTACAGACTTAAACAAATCGATGACGCCCTGAGTTGGCACTAGTTGAGGTGCGGGAATAGTTTGCCCCATAGCAACTTTGATTACCTCGTCAGAAGGCTTTGCATCTTCGTCACCAAGTTTAAGAAGCGCCCTTACTGCTGGGCTTGCGCCTTCAGGCGTGTTTAATTTTGCAACTAGTTGCGCTAAGGGTTGATTAAAATTACCAGCATCTGCTGCATCAATAAGTGGTGCAATGTTCTGTGCTAACCATTGTGCTGCTTGTTCTTCTGTTTCTATATCTTCGTTTACGAACTTTTTCCAGTTTTCCATTAGTAATTTCATATCGTGCAATCTCCTACTGGTTTACTCTTGCATATCCGTCTTTCTTTTCGATTACGACTTGCATATCAACACAGTCTTTGAGCGAATCAAGGTGTGAGATAAGTAAGACATTCTTGAAATACACTTTAATTAGTTCCAAGATACGAATAAATCCCTCCATATTTTCTTCATCTAATGCTGTCCCGGGTTCGTCAAGGATAAACACATCCGATTTTGGAAGAGAAGAGACACTTAAGAGCGATAACCGGATGGCCATGGCCGCCATCGTCTTCTCCGCCCCTGACGCCATTTCAATCGGGCGCTCATCATAAAGCGGGTGTTTAATAAAAATATCAAACTTATTTCCGAAACTTTCAAAGAAAATCTCAAAATCCACAATATTTGCTAGCACTTTAGCAATTTCTTGATTGATCACTGGTATCTTCTTTTTGATTACATCGTATGCTATTCCATTAGGATGCATAGCTTGCATAAACAGATCGTAGGCTGCATATGAATTTTGTAAGTCGACATATTCTTTTTTCTGTTCTTGCAAGGTTTCTATCTTCTGCTCACAAGAACCTATCATTTTTACAACCTCAAGAGTGTCGGACTCGCAAGATTCAAGTTCACTTGATAGGGTGCCGATCTGTTTATTGAAATCGGTTCGCATTGTCATAAGTTCTTCAAGGTTTTCGATTGCATCTTTGTTGTCATCATATTTTTTAATTAACTCTGTGATCTCTCTTAATTCAAGCTCTGTTCTGGTTAAAGAATTCTTATTTCTTTCTCTAGCGAGCTTAATATTAGACAACTCCTTTTCAGCAACCGACAACTCGGAAGCAATTGATTCATACCTTATTAGATTGCTTTTGTTCTGTTCTGGCTTAAGTTCATCAAGCTTGTTCTCTGTCGTCTTTAATGTGGTAACATCGTTTTTTCTATCTTTAGACGCGGCATGAGCATCTTTAACAAAGGTGTTCTCGCTGCAATATTTACAATCTGGATCGTACTTGTGATCCTTCAGCATTTTAATCTTTTTGTCCGCTTCGCCTATGCTGCGATTCAAAAGAGATATGTTTTGCTTTACTTTGTCGATCGTAGACTTATCTTTTAATAATTTCTCTAAATCTACAGATTCTAAAATCTTATTCAAATTAATTATTTTGATCTGTTTTAGCTTTGCTATAGTGTTTTGTTCAGAGATCGTGCTAGCCAAGGAGACCAGCATACGAGATTTACTTTTTTGTTGTTCTCTTACATTTCTAATGTCGATAAGTTCTGCTGGAATCGTTGAGATCTGTTCGTCAACCAAGGTTAGGGACGTCTTTGTTGCTTCGATCTTATTTTTGAGCAACTCACAGACCGTCTTATTGTTTTCAGACTTTTGTACTTGCTGTAGCAGGGCTAACTTCGATTCTTCTATTTCTTCGCCATAATCTCGATTTTGGTGCTTCTTAATTAGAACCTTGGCTTCGATAGAGTCATCTTTGGCCATTTTAAATTTCTTTTCAAAAATCTCCAAATCTAAAAACTTTGCAATAATTTCTTTTCGGCGGGTGGAACCTTCGTCAATGAAGGCCAATGAGCCGTGCTGTGAAGCCAACGAAGATACCATAAAGTCGTCCATAGTGCCAAAGTGCTTACGAATATTTGCATCTGTCTGATTGCGTGTGGTCCCATTAAGTGAAACCGTCTCATCCGTAAGCGGATCGTATACTTCGAAGTTGAGATCTGTTTTAGCTTCTAAGGTTTCTTCCCCCTTCAAACGCTTGACATATTTCTTTGATTCTCTTTCAATGGTATATGTTTTATTATTACACTCAATTGTTAGTTTACCTCTACCGAGGTCTCTATTCTGATTGATGACATTGAGGTTCTTTCGTTCATTTTTTGAAGTTGTATTAAATAAAGTATAAAGAGCAGCGTCAATAATGGAACTTTTACCGCTAAAGTTTTTTCCGAAAATCCCAATAATACCATTAAGAGAACTAAAATTGACAGCATTGTCTTCACCATAATTAAAAAGATTATCAAACTCAAAATTTGTTAGCTTCCAATTAACATTGCGCGAGACTTCTTCTTTCTCTTCGATGATTTTGTTGTAAGTACGATTTAACTCATAAACTTTTTCCATAGTGTCAGAGGGCACCTGATGGTCTTTAAGGTACTCTGAAATAAGCTCTTCTTGGATCTTTGGGTCTCGCAAGTTTTCAGTCTTGAGGCCGTCTGTGATTTCTTCTACATTTCCGCGTTCACCGCTAGCGCGATTTAAAAACGATATAGATTCGGGCTTGAATCTAGACTTAGCAATATCCATTGCTCGCTTCATTACATTGAGCGGCAAGTTGTTAGTGCTGACTAAACGAAGGCGCGCGTTTTCTGGTACTTCAATTTTTCTTGGCATGCGGCCGCGGAGTGTCAACGGGATAGTGAAAAAGGGTTTGGGGTTTTGTAACACAATCGGTTCAATATCCCACTCATCCTTTGATTTAATATCCCATATAAGAATGCCCTTGTCGTTAGTTTCACCGTGATTCTGTTGGACCGTTGAGCCGGCATACCAAATGCGGCCGGCGTCATCTAAGAATTGGCGCCTGTGAATATCGCCAAGCATTGCAAAATCAAAATCATCAAAGATTGTGATCTCGTCTTCGCCAAAACTCATTGTCCAGTTAGTGTCTGTTTTACAGCGACTAATAGAGCCGTGGTAAAGAGCAATGTTGATCTTATCCGGATTACTTGGCTTTAGCCACTGTTCTCGATCAAAGACCGACAGAACATTCAAACAGAAGTCATCATTTAGATGCGTTTCTCCTGAGTCCTTGAGCAAGTGCAGCCTAGGAAGGTTTAACGCATCTACGATGGGTGTAAGCGCATCTTGGCGGCTACTATTCTTTAGATTGCCGTCGTGGTTGCCCAAGATAATATATGTTGGTGCAATCTCTGCTAAACTGCGAAAGAAGTCAGAACACATCTCGACAAACTCAGGTGAGATTTGTGTCTTCGTGTGTGCAATGTCTCCGCAGTGAACAATGTAATCAACTTCTTGTTCTCGTAAGGTTTTGTATAACTGCTCAAAAACAATTCTGTATTCATAATGATACTTCAAATTTTTGATATGAGTGTCGCTAATATGTGCAAATTTCAATGGTCCCTCCAGACATAAGTGTGCTTCTACTATACAAGTATATCTCGTTTAATGAGGGATGTCAAGTGTTTTTTTATCTGAGTGCGTCGATCATTTCTTGAATCTTGCGGAGTGGCTCTGCCAAGTCGGCTCTGTCATTCCCTTCGAGATACAGAATAACATCCTTAAGGCGAGCACCTGCCTGAGCATGCTCAGAAGCGTCTCCTTCTGGTCCGGTGACGATTGCTTCATCGCCATGGCCGCCGATGTCTGTATCAACAATACCCTCAGAAGCAACTTCTTCCATAATAATTTTTCTAAGTTGTTCTTTTGTGATCTTCATTTTTATCTCCCAACACTCAAACTGAGTGCTTGTTTTTGTGGTCACACGTGTTCTTCATCTTCTTCTTTTTCTTCTAAAAAGAATTCGTTATCGCCATCAAACCTATCGAGCTTTTGACGCTGCGCGTGGCGCTCATCTTCATAGTCCTTATAATCTAAGTCGAATTCTTTCATAATCTTGAACAATTCTTGATCAAGCTTGACAGCCATTCTACGTATTCTACGTCCCTCAGTTTTTCGATCAAACGACTGAAGATCCAAATCTGCTGTATATCCGGTAAATTTATTAAACAACATACCCCACTGTTCGATCTTTCTTTTGAATGCATCGTATCTTTCGACTGGGATCTTTAATTCGGCGCCTTCTTCAAGACCATAATCGCCTTCAATGTTTTCTTGTGAGGCATCCATTAAACTAGCGACCATATTAGCCAGCTGTTGTAGCTCTTCTGGGTCCTGGGGGTCCAAGTCGACAACCAGTTTCATAAGTTCTGCTCTAACAGACTCTGGACGCGATGCTATACCGTGAGAGGACATTGTCTTTGCGGCGGGCATCATTGATAAATGCGCGCCGTGGCCCTCTTCTATAATATTTCGAATCTCTTCTTTAAGCAGTTGTGTAAGTTGTTGTTTTGTGATTTTCATTTTATTTTTCCTTAATTATATTCTATTTCAACTTCTTTATCTTTCAGAAACGCGGTGGCTTCGCCCATCGCTTTGTCCCAATCAATATAATCATCGGCATCGACATAATTATCTTCAATAAATTCCCAACCCAGAGACTTTGCATAATCGATAAGCTCTTGTGCATCTCCGCTATAAGTAAATACCTCACGTTCGTTCAAAACCTTTCCAATCTCTTCTTTAATGATCTGTTTAAGTTGTTGTTTTGTGATTTTCATATTCTTATTACTTTACTTAGTGTTGTTAAGGGCGTTCTTCGCGATCAATACTCCAAGAGCCATCAACAGCGGGCCGCCCACTATCCCCAGTGCTGCAGCTGCTGGGTTAGCAGCCAGCCATGGCAAGAACTCTACAGCAAAAACAGAAGTGGGAGAAGAGGCAATAAGGCTGGCGATAGCTATTGTTCCGCCACCTATCATCGCAGTTTTTGCTGTGTTTAAATCTTGGGCGGAGCGATCATAAGTTTCGCCTAGGTTACCCTCTTCCATAGCAGCCGCCAATATTGCTGCCAATTCAGGGTCCTGTGATAACTGTTGTACCGTGTTCATAACAACTTCTGATTGGCCTAATGCGTCGGCAACATCAGCGATCGCCTGTGGATTCTCGCCGGATGCTGGGTTGTCTTCAGATAAGGCTGCTTCTAATTCTTCTTTGATTATTTTTTTAAGTTCTGAGCGCGCGACTTTCATACTATCTTCTCCTATATTGCCGATAATAAATCTAATAATAAATAGTCGTCGTTATCGATAAATACAGCATTGTTTTTTCTTTCTTCAAATATGCTCTTTGGCATCGAACCTACATCTTCGTATCCGGCGACATCGATCTTATAAAGTTCGATATCATATTTAAGCAACGTCTTAATAACCCGACGCTCTTTGTCTGCGGCATCTGGGTCGAGGGCAATGAAGACTGGGGTGTCGTTTTTAACGATTTCTCGTATAAGTTCGGAGTCAGACCGTAATGTTGAACCCAATATAGGAACAGCGTTTCCTGCGACCAGTGCATCAAAAATTCCCTCTACTATGGTTAAATCTTTATTCCAGTCGATATATAGGTGGTTAAAAATTATATTCTTCGAAGCTTTGGGGTTTTTATATTTATAAGAATCTCCGGAATATGATCGACCAACAAAGTAATTCACATCGCCGTCATTATCAAAGGACGGAAAAATAATTCTATTTCTATATTCGCCGCTGAAGCAATATCCTATCTTCCATCGTATGATATCGTCTTTCGTAATGCCGCGGGATTCTAAATAGCGCAAAGCATATAAGCCCGTGGCGGGTATGTTGCTGTGACAAAGGCTTACGAATTCTGACGGGAGTTCGAGTTTCTGCGGGCTTTCTCCAGACTCTGGTGCCATAAAGAGGTCAGCAAATCTTTCAAGATCTGACCGGTTTGTAATTGCGTCCCATTTCTGTAGTTGTGTATACGAACCAAAACGCCTAACAACACGCCTAATATTACGACCGCGATAATCGCAAACCCAACACTTATAAGCATTTTTATCCAAGTTAACTGAGAACTTACGCTTGTGGTGATTGCATGCCGGACACGCGAAAAGTAATTCGTTGCCTTTGTCTGAGTAGTGCCCAAGCGTTTCATACAGGATCTTCTTTGCTTCTTTTCTGTTCATGTGCCACCCTCATTTATAAGGTAACACAATCCATAAGTGATGTCAAGAAGTTTTTGCTATCAAGTAGTTACGTATCTGACGGTTGCCGGTGTGGCTAACACTGCGGTCGAACCTTCGGCTGCTCCGGTTGTACACCAGTGACTAAAGCCGTTATCAAATACAATTCCTTCTGGGAACACATAACTACGCTTAGAACTCGCAGGGCAGAGCAAAACCATCGACGCTGCTGTTGTGCCTGCCGTGGCGTTTGTAGTGTCGGCTAATTTAAAAAATATATCAGTTGAGTAAGAAGAATTGTCAATTTCTACCAGATAAAGCGTGCCGGCAGCACCGGTTGCATTGTCGGTCGCGGCGACAGCGCTGCTTCCCGCGTCGGCTCCGCAGCTGTTGTCTTGAACAATTTTGCTGCCCAGTGGACTTGTTTGATTGGTAACGGTAACGGCCATTTTATAATTCTCCTTATTATATAATACTCTATATAGTTCACTCAAAACAAAACAAGCCCTCGTTTACCGAGGGCTTGTTATTATTTGTATTCTATTATCCCTGAAGGGCAGCGATAAGTTGCTTCTTAGTCGTACGTGTATTGACGTCCAATCCACGCTCGCGAGCGAATTCAAGAAGTTGGGCTTTCTTCATCTTCGGAGTCCATGTTCCGCTGGTTACCGAAACTTCTCCACCATCGACCGAGACAACCTCGATCTCAAAGCTAAGATGTTGGCCGGCCAATGGATGGTTCATATCAAGAACCACATGATCGTCCTGAAGTTCGAAGATCTTTGCCAAGAATGGGCCTGCTGGGCCGTTTCCTTGAATAGTCCCTCCGACACGAAACTCAAAATCTGGACCAAAGGCTTCCCGAGGTACCTTCTGGAAGGCATTCTCGTTGCGTGGGCCATATGCGGCATCCGGCTCTAGAGTGACCGATTTAGTCTCTCCGACAGCCATTCCCACAACCGCATCATTAAAGCCACGAATCATCCGGGGTGATCCAACTTCAAAGTTAATTGCAGTTCCGCGTGTTCTCGAATTATCAAATTCGGTACCATCCGAGAGGGTACCTTTGTAATGGACACTAACATTGTGTCCGGTTGTTACTTTCATTTTATCTCCTAGGTATGATGAAAGATCATCTTAATTATAGTAACATGTAATCCTACACATGTCAAGTAGAAAATGCCCCCCATTGCAGGGGGGCTTGATTTCAGCGAATCTCAATCTTGTGCACAGCGGGTTCAATGTTCGTAGGCTGAACCTTCGGAAGTGTGATAGTTAAGATTCCATTTTCAAACGCGCCTGAGATGTCTCTTTCCACCAGATTATCCCCGAGGCGGAAGGAGCGTGCGAATGCGGAGCGTTTAACTTCTCGCTTAACATATTGCGAATCTTCAACATTGGCACGTTGGTTGCTCTCGGCCTTGATCGTAAGTACGCCGTCCACAACCTCAACAGATACGTCTTCTTTTGTAAGCCCCGGAATTGCGGCTTCAATTTCAACGCGATCATCAAAATTCAATACATTGCACTTTGGATATGATCCTTGTACAAAAAAGTCTTGTCCGAACTCCTGATGGAATGTTGGAAACATATCTCCCATCAAGTTATTGAATATTTCATCAAATGGAGTCAGGAATTCCCGCTTTGAAATTTGGCGCGCGGGTTGGGCGCCTCTACGAATAAGATTTGGCATTTTATTTCTCCTTTTTATCATTGTTAGTATAAAATGACGAACAGGTACAATACTCTGTTCGTCTTATAAATATAACCCTTTTTGAAATAATGTCAAGCTTTTTTCTTAATTATTTTGTTCCAAGTTATAGCCGGCTTTAGCTACAACAATAGCATCGGCGCGGTCATAGCTTTCTGGCTTTGGATTACCATATCTTGTATATTCTATCTTAAATGCTGGTTCGTTTTTAAGAAGATGTTCTAGCGCAACCTGTTTTGCTTTCTGGCCTCTTGGGACTTTAATGCCGGCATGTTTTCTAGCGGATGAGGCTCCAATAAACTTTGGCTTGATTTCAAACAATTCATAAATAAGCCATGATGCTATGCCATTAAATCGGGTGAGTGTTGAGAGAGTTTTAGCCGACGACTTGCCGCCCATAAACATATGGAGCGATTGTTCGATATAAATATGTTCTATCGGATAATCAGAATTGCCAAAATGAACTTCGTTATCCAACTGATACATTTCATATAGATCTAACAATTTCTCTTTAAAAGCTACTGTTTTTTCAAACACATCTTTATATTTTCTAAGATCAAACGAATCATAATAAATTAACTCGCCTTCCGCAATTAATGCAACACCAGTTATACTGGTACTAATATCAAACCCAATAACCATTTTAAACCTTGTAGTTTCGCCAACTAAACTTTTTTCTTTTCGCTAAATATTCTTCTGTACACATTTGGTCATAAGCTTCTTGTTCGAATCTAATTCGGAAATAAGCCTTCTGTTTGTCGCGGTATTTTATTAATCCGACAATCCAATCCCATGCATACAACATATAAAAGAATACCACAAAAAGTTCTTTTTGTTGAACGATGTGTATACTTTCATGGTTTAATACATCATCAGACATTACTTCTCTGCTTACGATAAACGGATATAGCGTTATAGCAGATATATCTACAACCCATGATATTGTCTTTAGAAATTTGGGGGCTATAATCTTTATTGGTATTTTCATATATCCAACTTGAGTTTGAATGTATAGTCCTGATTTTCTTCTTTTAATACTGGAGAACCTAGCGTAGCGACTCCTATCAGATTCTTGCTTTTGTCATATATCGCCACTTTAGAGATATAGACTTGCCTTTTAAAAGAGGCAGAGTGCTTGAGGTAACTTGAGCTTACGAAATTCACCAGTTCTACCTCATCATTCTCATGATATACCGTGGAGGATGTCTTAAAAATTAATTCTTGGCCTTTTTTAATAAATGTTGGATTGTTAGAATAATTAACTTCCCCTCGTTTTGCGTGAGCGAACATTGTTAGCACCTGGGTTTCTGTGCGGCCTTTAAATGACATTGCAAAAGACGCCGAGTTGAATGTTGCGCCGGTGTCGCTTGTGTTGTTGCCGTCGTTCGCGCCGGCAGCAAAATACTTCCAGCGAGGAGCGTCGGACAACGCGGCTCGGCCGCGGGCAGCAGAGTGCATGTGAATAGATTTGTTATTCAACTTCCACGAGCCTGTTAACAAGATGAACCCCTCATCATACATTACAACGCCCGCTACTTTACCATTGTAGAGTGGGGAGTCTGATGAGGTTACTTGTATCAATTCTCCGTTTTGATTCTTGTCTCTTAATTCTCCGGCTAATGAACCAGTAAAATACCACTTAAGTGACACCGTTCCAGGCTCGATTCGAGAACCATAAAAAATAGATGGTATATGTATTATATTTAGCGGAGCTTCGTTTTTGGTCCGCGGAAATAGTGATGAAGATACCAGATAATGTTCGCTTCTTGCTCCCAAATAATTCAATCTGTTTTTGAGTGCCATATACGATGCGCTATATATGCCCTTGCCGGTTTCGTCGTCTCCATCTACGTCGAGAGAAGAAGAGGGTAATCCAATATACTGACTTGTAATCGAGGCTGATAATGGGTACTCTGATCGGATGATATCTCCAACATCGAACTCGGTTGCGTAGGACACTTCTCCAACAGTCTTAAAACTTGAACCAGCGGAATCTTTTGAGATCCATGGATAGATCATATTATTGTCAGGTATAGAAGGGTCGAGACCGACATAGCGACCGGTCGTGTGTTCGCCGCGGTCAATATTATATTCATACAAGTTTATATAACCGGCTGGAACGTTCCTAACTTTATGAGCAACAGCGGAGCCGTCATGCCATGGTGGACGAACGCCAGGGAGATCTGGCATTTGGTTATAATAAACCTTTCCGTTGTAAATAAAAAAGTCCACGCTCGGAAACGAGCGCATAGTGTTTGTTAAAACTTCGTGCTTTTTAAATTTCTTAAATGCCATACTTTTACCATCTCAATAGTCTAAGCGGACTCGGATGGTAACATCGTTAGTGGGATCTTTCCTAAGAGGTTCTGATAGTTTAGCTACTGCGAGAAGCTCGCCGCTTCCATTATATAAGCCAACTGTGGTGATGTATGACACCGGATGATCTGCTGCGTCGTTCTTAACAACAATTTTACTGCCGCTAGTGTAGGTTGGATTTGCACTATAGTTAAATCTGTTATGTGGTACACGACAGAAATATATCTTTGAATTGATTTCAGTTGTATTGTTGAACGAAATGTTTTTAATTCTATGCCGTAAAGCGTCACAAGAGGCTGAAATTGAAGCGCTTCTAAATGTGTCTGCAACACTAAGATTTCCTGCATAGTGGCCCTTATTAGTTGCAAACTCTGCAGCAACGCGAGGATCACCCCAATCCGCTGCGCTGGCTGACGTAAATGCAGAAGAGGAAAGCACTACAATTCCCGCTTGATAAAATACAAGGCCGTGAACTGTTGACGACTTCTTGACGTCGCCACTATCGTATAAGAGTCCGTATTCTCCGCCATCACAAATGCCCACATTAGAGCTATCAGTTGATGCAGACACATCAGATAATATTCTGGCTTTAACGGCACTACCGCTTGTCATAAACGGTTTGTCCCAAGATCCTGTTCCGAGAGTCATCGAGAAAGAGCCTTTCTTGACTTGGTCTTTTGTTAGAAGCCTTGAGAAACTAATAAAGAAGCACTCCTTCATAAGCCCTGCGCCGTCGCTGTTCAGATCGCCCTCAAATCTACGAATACCATCGGCAGTTGAGCCAGTATAACCAAGTAAAAGTTGCGCGAACTGGTTGTACATGTTTATCTTTTTCTTCTGCATAACACGTCTCAAGCTTGACGAAAGGTATGATGATTCATCGTACCCTACAGTTATATCAAGAATATGGTTTGCGGAAGAACTCAAATATGGATAATCATACACAGATTGAAATTGGCCGTGCGTATAGTCTTTAACGTTTCTTTCTGAACGAAATGCTCCATAAGTTCCACTAACTATAGTACCAGTAAGCGGAAGAACCTCATGAAGTAAGGTTCTGGTTTCAGTAGTGTCTGTGACATCTAAATAATTTCTTGGCATCTTTAACTCCTAAGTAGCTCTTCTAACAATTCTGACTGGTATTGATAGGGTAACACCAGAAGTGTTCCCGGTGATGTGAACCATCGTATCGATGTAATCGAAGGTTTTTCCTCCTCCAATCCCAGATATAGCTTTACCAGTCTTTCCATAATCGCTATATTTGGTTGAACGGAGGCCGGCCATTTGAGTTTGTAATACACTCTCAACTGCGGGCCTGAAAAGTGTTACAGACGCTCCGGGGCCTCTGATTTTTGTATAATCGTTATAATCGCCCTCTGAAGATATATATATTTGATTTGGCGAGGACTGCACTGTATAATTCTTATAGTGTAGGCGGGTACCCGAGGAGGTACGTGTAGAAGCCCCTGTTGTGACCGAAGATGCCACTGGGGATGTTGGTGCTGTTCCCGAGTCACTATTAGCGTACGCAGAGGCGCCGGAACTTAAACCATACACATTATTTATAAATCTACCATCTACCGACACTGTGTACGAAGAATCAACAAGGCCGTCAGAATCTGATATTGCTGAAGTTCTTCCTTCCGCTGTTTTATCTAGTGCGGTCGAATCAAAGCCTGTTTCCAAATATATTGCTTTTGTGCCGGCGGATCCGCCCTTTGTCGTCTTATTAGTGCCATCGAATGGCGAACTAGTTGTTAACAGGGCGTCATAAGTTTCTTGATTGACAGCAATCCAATACTTATCCAAGTAAGTATACAATATTCCGAGATCTGATACTGCTGTTTTTTCTAATCTATACATTTCTGGCATGTAGAGAATATCGTTGCGAGTAAAAGTTAGGAGGCCATAATTAATATTTGCATTAATATCTGTAAAGCTTTCCAAGACGGGCGTTTGTAAAATTTCCAAATCATAGTAAGCTGAACCACTTGGGTGGTTCTTGTCATATAAACCATAGTTTATTTCATCATCCCCAAGTGAAAACTGGGATATGTTAAGGCCGGTGCCCGAACTAAGTGCGGCACGACCCTTCTTTGTTAAGACCGCATCTAAAATGATGTCGCCAGAGTTATCTAAAAAGGCCATTTATTTGTTTCTCCTCATATAAATAGTTGATATTTTTTTTGTTGTCCATTTAATTATTCGCCCGCGTACCTTATAATTCTCAGTGTAAACCTAATTTTCTTTGCTGTTGCGAGACCCTCGACTACAACTGGAGTATCAACATAATCAAATCTGTCGGCGAGACCCCCGGAAGTCGAAGTTGGAAAAAGAACTTGTGAAGTTTTGCCAAACAAAGTATATCTCACGTCTGGTTCACCATTGGAGGTTGAGAGCATCTTTTGGTTTATTTTAAAGTTTAAAGACAAAATCGAAGATCTGGGACCTTCAAACATTGATAATTCATCTGCTGCGTTCAATGCAACTGGTGCGTCATAATATTCATTTCCATCAAAACTAAACAAGTCATTTTTAACGGCTCTACAATAATAAGTATCATATTCTTTTAAATATTCGTTTAAACTAGTCTTTATTCTTGTTCCAAGTGGCGATAAATTCTCATATAAGTTGCCCGACGTATCATTGTTAACCTCGGCGTTAGCGTTGTTGGAAAGTACATTATCTATAAAGTTTCCATTACAGTGGACAAACACGCAATCGTCAAACAAATTCATATTATAAATGAAATTGTCTCTATTGTGTTTAGTGCCAACAATTTCGAATTCGTCAGTATGTGGAATTCCGGACTCTAATATAACCATATTACCATATACTTCATTATTTTGTATAACTTCTTTAGTAATATCGACATAAAGTTTTAATTTTTTGGTTGTTTCTTCATTTACTGACAGTAATACAACCTCATTGTTCCACAAAGCTGTGCTATTATCAATTTTTGTGTTTATCTTATAACTTGGCAATAATATTATATCTTGTCTTGGGAGATCCATGAGTCCATAATTGATAACGGAGTGTGGAGTAGCGTGCGCTTCGAAAACCGGGACTGTTGAAGTATAGTAATAGCCGTCGTCTCCATAAAGATAATAATAGCCATCACCGGTTACTCCGTCAAGATCGCCAAGGGCATAATCGACCTCATCGTCACCTAAAGCAAACTTTTCAATATGAAATTTACCTTGTGACATATAGCGGCGGCCTGTGTCGGTTAAGACAGCATCTAAAATAATTGTACCGGCGGTGTTTTGATACGACATTATAATTCGCTCCTTAGATGATACGTAACATTTAAATCAACTTTTTTACCTGTCTTCTTAGATGTCATACGAATCTTGAATGTTTTTCCCCATATCGAGTCGCGCGATGTACCGACTACTATATTTTCAATTTGGTTTACCGATGTGTCGTTATAATCAACAGCGGAAGTGTTCAGAAAAATTTGTTCTGGGTTGGGCGCAAGTTTAAATAGTTTCTTATATTGTATCGCAGGATCGGCATCTTGTGAAGGTTGATTTAAATCTTCTACCCTAATCGAATCTTGAACAAGATATTTATACCCACCATCATTCACCAACTCAATGACCTGAATATCTTCCCATGGGCCTGGAACCATGTGTTCGTTTAAATACCTTATGGCATAATAAAATTTATGATTGGTTGCTATCTTTTCTTCATGAAATATACATGATGATACTGCAACTGTTTCGTGGAGTTCTGGCACCTCTCTATAACCATCGACAATTAAGTCGTGCCTTATAACCCGCTTTCCTTGAAAGTCAGACATTTTATTTGGTTCTTTATCTGTTCTGTAAACTTCAACAAATCGCGATTTTGACACAGAAGCATTTTCAATCTCCTCATCTACTAAAAGATTATTAGATGTGAGGTACTTGGCAGACATGGTTAAATCTTCGTTGCTAAAGACCGTTGGATATCGATGGGGAACGTGTGGTTCAAGGCGGCCCATTAGTCCGATTGTTTGCGAGTCATCTTTGGTCTGATATGGCCTTATTTCCATTTTTGATGGAGGGTGATCAAGAACTGTTAAATCTTTTCTATCTATAGGTATCTCGAAGATCTTAAAGGTGGGTGTTACAGTAACCAAGAAATCGGCGTACGGCCAGCCTTTTTGGGCGGTTGCCACGACCATTTCTTGTGCTGTAGTTGAATACCCGCTAGTGAGTAGTGATGATAACGTTGTTCGATTTACGTCGCCGGTGTCGCCTTGAGGTTGTACACCGAGTTCCTCTAGACGGGCTGTCTCCATAGGAGAAGCTTTCGAGTTTCCGGTATATGGATCGTAAAATTCAATGCACTGTTGTTCGTCACTTGAATCATAGCTAGCAATTGTTCTAGAGATTGCCAGATCGCTATAAGAATACCTAAAGCCCATTGAGAATACATACAAATAAATCTCGTATGTATATGTTTTCCCATAGACCACTTGTGTATCATAGTATTTCCAATTGATATCTGCGCTAGCCTGTTGTGAAGCGCCCTGATCATCATTTGATACTTGCTGATTTTGAATGATAATGTTTTGTTGTTCTCCGGTCTCAACATCCGTTTTTAAAATTCTTATGGCCACCACTTCCTGTGATGAGGAATCTGGTTCTATAGCAGATAATAATATCTTGTTGTATCTGGAGTTGTCCGTGGATTCCACGAGGCCGGATGCGGAGCGGCCGGCTTTCCAAAAAGAATAGCCTGTATCTTCGGTGATGACCTGTAGAGCTTCTATTGCAGAATCTGCGGCCAATTTATTATAATAGTGGAGGTTGTTATCACGACTAATCGAGGCCATCTCTCTAACTCTTCGGGCGCGGGAGTCATCATCAATATTTTGACTTCCTATGAAATAAAAACTTTCATTCGCAGAGCCGAATATATTGTGGCGGGGGGTGCCCTCGTTTGAATAGTGCACTAACATTTCTGAGACATCTATATATTTTAAATCTTGAGAGTTTATTTGAGTAATTGTTTCTATTGGCGCTGTAGAAGGATCGGTATCATCAAATGTGTCGCCGGATATTTTACTAACAAAACTTTGAGCAGGCAACATATCAGGATTATTCACAAATTGCTCTGCTATTTCACACAACACAACATCACCAAATCCAGTGCTAACAAGTGTTTCCGAGAAGGTGCTGGCTGCGAGATTGGGCAACTCAATGATTGTTGCGTATGGCATCCTTTGCACTGCGAAATGGGCCGTTGGAAAAGTTTGTTGAACACCATATTTGTTGAAAATTAGATTTTTAGTATTGTTAAATATATAAGAGGTTACATTTGGCGCCAAATCAGTGTTTGTAAATCCGTTTCCGATCGACTCCCCAGATGGATCAACATATGATAGATATTCCTTTGCAGCATAATTTTCATGGGTATACTCAGTAGGAGAGGCTGGGGCAAAAGGTGTAGGTTCTATATCTGAAAAATCAAGGGACGGTCTCTCAAAAGCGTCTCCATATAAAAAATCAGTTATGTATGTAGTTAAAGTGGCTGCATCTACAGTTGGGCCGCCGTCTATAATATATTTAGGAACAGACTCCCAATCGCCTATATATGACCACTTTAATAGTTCGGGTTCTATACGTTCAATATCACACGATACATTTAACACGGTTTGAGACATCAAATATATGTTCGGCATAAGGGCTATCGAAGAGTTATTTAACTCAAGATGCTGTTCATATTTATGAAGATAATAATTATAAAGATAAGTGTGTTCGTGAGTTTGATAAGCTGCATAATTTTTTGGTGATAAAGCTTTAGCATAACCCAAATCATATGTAGTATTAACTGATAGCGAATTTATATCATATGTTCCCATGGCAACAACGCCAGGATAAGACAATTCTCCATAGCTCCCTCCCACAACATAGGCTTTCCATTTATCATTGTCCTCCATGTTGAGATAACTCGGATTATCAGCATCAGAGAAATAGTCGGAGCCATCGAGTAAATCATCCCAACCGCGAAGTGAAACACAATATTGTATACTGTTGAACAAAGTGTCATCAGTCGCTGTAAGTATCGCTTCGGTTGGGGATTCATACTGATTTATAAGAGCACTGCTAAGATTGGGACTGACATGCCGGCCGGCGTAGGCACTTACTTCTATTTCTCCTTTGACTGCGCCGTCGCCATACGTCTCGCCATCCGCATCGGGAACTATACTTAAATAGCTTTTCATGCTGTTGCGAAATAAATCTGAAGAACCTGATAAGAGGTTACTATCGTAGTATGTGAGTGTTATATTATCGGCCATTGTTCTCTCTGATTAATTAGCATTATTATGCTGTGTCGGATTCTTCTCTGCTTGTATAATTGCCTCCAACCGTACCTCCACCGGATTCGGCTTGTTGGAGGGGCTGCAGATTATAGTTGTGGAGACCAATATTAGGTGTTACCGCGAAGGCTGTGCGGCTAACCGGAGCAGCGTTATAAATATCTGTTACGAAGTCGTGAAAAATTTCTGCTGCGGAGGCCGAAATATGCATGGACTCGGCGGTGGTTCCAAATAATTCTGTTAAATATCCTTTTTCGGACTCAGCGTATGAGGCTTGGCCGCGCCAAGGCTCAAGGTTATCAACGTTCCAGCTGACCGTGGCTGAACGGCCCGTTGAATCTTTCCAAAAGTCTCCATTATCATCTATATAATCATGGACAATATCTATCGAGTCATAGTTGGTCCATGTTTCCGAAACATCACTTTCTGCAACATTATATTCTAGCGCACGTTCGTAGTCCGAAGTTTCGCTCACATCTCCATCATATAACATCATAACTCCCACCGATGAACTAGGTAGATTTAAAATGTCGTAATAAAATGTGTTAACCACTGAAGTGGAGAGCGTGGCGTGCGACTCCATGTCGCTGGCGTCATCACCATAGACCTTTTTATTTTCCCAAGTTGTGGTCTTAGTGATACAATATGGCGTGGCATAGTCTGGGAATTTTAAATTATCTACAAACCCCTTGGCATATAAATCTGCTCTACTTACAACTGAAGAAGTGTAAAACATCAAACTGCTATAGGACGTCGAATATGTACTCTCTATGCCGGCATCCATGGTGACGGTGGTGGAGAAGACCCACGCTTCGTGTAGATCTAAATAATAAGCATCGCTGTCCCCAAATATCCAAAACCCCATTTACTTTTCCTCTTATTATTTATTATCTTTTAGTTGTGGTAACGAGCGGCCAATTAGTTTGCCAGTTGTCTCATTTATAGAATAAATCGCGGCGCAAACTGCAGTCATATCTGGAGCTTTTTTTGAGTCTGGTTTGGGATTTAGATTCCTAACATATCTCGGAGCTTCCATATCTAATTGATACCACGGATCTTTTGTGTTAGTGCCAAACCGATCTGCAGCAGTTATCTTTTTTCTTTCCAAAAGTTCAATCCCTTTTACATCTACAATTTTAGTATTCTTTATTTGATTGCTTGAATCTTCTTCATCTAATAAGCTTTTGTTAGGTCTTGAATCAATACTATAACTTATGTCTAAACTAGCCAAGCAGACTTGAGCCATATTAGTGACTGTGGGGTTTGTCATAGTCGCAGACAGTGTGCCGTTTTTCGACATTTTCTGCTGCAGTTTTAACATTTTTTCTCTATTGCTGCCTGCTTTAACTGGCTGGCCTTCGACAACTTTCCAAGTCTTTTTCTTACCCATTCTTTTAGATATGCCGGCTCGATTAAGTTCGGTAGTTCTCATAGTTTTTGACATTTTATTCTATTCCTCTTGTTTAATTAGTTACTTTTTCAATATTAGTGCTCACCTAAAAAGTGCCATCCCCGCTATGGGCCGGGGTCCCATTCAGGAATGATGGTGTCGGAATCTCCATAGTCGATGTCTCCCGAGCCGCCGGCATCGGGGTCAGATTCCGCGGTCACATCTACACAGGGGAACGAGCCTCCATGGTCGCGGCAGATATCGGAAAGAGAGCTGTCAGAGTCAATTTCGAAAATGGTACCATCGCAGCATTCGATTGGAATGGTAGTTGGGCCGTCGTCCGGCGGTGGGTCGTCGAAGTCTATTTCGGCCTCTGTGTCCATGGCCGTATCGGCCGGCTCCTCTGTTTCTGAGTATTCCGGATAATTGTCATAGTCCTCTGTTGGTACAAATACTTTAGGCTCGTCGTCCATGTCTCCGTCGACGCCGAATTTTCTGGCCTTGTAGAACATTGTCTTGAGATCTGATATTGAGTCATAATCTGTGATCCAATCACTATCCTCGCGTTCGCTCAAGATCTCGTATAAGCTATCGTCGCCAGAGGTGGTAGTCCACGCATCATAGATTGTATCGAACATTTCTCCGAAGTGTTGTAGTGCGGAAAGTGTGCCTGTTTCTGGAGCGATACCAGCAATCATCTCTCGGGCGGACGAATATATTAAATCTAATGCACCATCAAATTCATCATATAAAAGATCGCTCATCATGAAGAAAATTATCGGAACCTTAATATATGGCGCCGTGGTTGGATCAGGGAATCGGGCGGCCACCGCATCAACAAAAAATTTATTAAAGTATCCATCTGTATCATTAAACGCACACTTATCCTCTGCTGCCGATATATATTCATCAAGTGAATCTTTAGCAGAAATTACCAGATCAGCCAAGAAGGCCAATATTTTGGCCGTCTCATCAAATACATATGCTCGGGGGAGGAAAAATTGATAAATCTGATGATTTTCTAGCAGACCTTCACTGGAGAAACCAGTGTCTCCAGAAGCATAGTCCGTGTCAGCCAGAGAAAACTTTGCTCTCTTTTGGTATTCAAAGGCCATATACCGGTGGTGTGGCACATGTCCTGCAAAATCTATGTTACTTATATTCAGATTTGGATTAAATCCTTCTTCATTTGACATAAGTTGGAAAGGTCTAAAAACCAAAAAACTACGTTCGATGTTCTCATCTTGCCAAAAAGCGCCGCCGTATACAGAAGACGCACCGGTTGAATCAGAATATTCCGATCTCGTAGTCAGAGCATCCTCTAACTCTGTATATAATGCAAAATAATCACCAAGATCGTATCCGCCATCGAGCGTAACCTCACCATCGCTTCTAACAATTGTGAGATCCAGTTCCGGAAAATTATTTTCATAAGTAAAGATCGATTCCACAATACCTGTTGTGTACCAGTTGTGGTTAGTTCCGTCGTGTGTGCGAAGGACAATATCTCCTGTATGCGGGATATCCCGTTCATACATGACGCGCGAGAATACACTAAATTTCCCTAATCGGAAAGCCCGATTGGTCAGTTTGGTACCAAAAAATTTTTCAAATCTTGTCACATTAATTATTCTAGAGAGTGTGCTCATTGATTTAAGTGCTTTTTCGTAGTTGAAAAACCAATATCCATTGTCAACTAAAGCATATTTATAGCCGCCCAAATGGGCGCCTTCATCTGTTTCATCATACTCGTCTCCATCATAGGACGAGTCGAAACCGTATACTTCTGTTGTTCTGCTCCATATAGTAGATTCAACGTCGATAAAGTCGTTTGCCATCGAATAATCTGAATAATAACCCGCGTACACATCTCCCGGTGACCAATCTCTCATATCTTTTACAACAGGGTTTGTAACTTTACTCTTAGTTAATTTAATTCCCGATTGAACGATCTTATTTGCACTATAAAGAAGTTTTTTAAACTCTTCATAAAAAGCACCTACGGAGGTGATAGATGATTTTTCGGCAAAGACTTTTCTATAGTTGTTTAGCTCGATCAAAATTCCGTTGTTTTTCTCGTTGGTCGATAAAACATATTGGAGTGCTTCACCTGCATCTCTTAAAGATTCGGCTGCAGAAGCGGCCGCGTGCTCTGCTCGGGTGGCCATGGAAGAAATTATGTCTTCTAAAGTAATTTTGTCTTGGCCATAATATAATTTGTCAATACTCTGTAATGGTTCTTTGTGAACTATTCCGTCTGAATCTCTATATACATGCATCGATTCTTGCACAATGTTGCCATTCTTTTGGAACGCTACAATATTTGACTCAGATATTCGGGCTGCTCTCAAAAACCTTTCAGGGTCAATAGAATCGTAATAGCCCTTTGCTTCAAGCAATTCTGCTTCGGTCATATCAGTCGAGTATGACAATAGCCCCATTTGCTTAAGCTTATAATCGCCCCAGCGACCCCACAAAGCAGGCCAAGCGTCAGTAAACACTTCAACAGAGTTTGTATATTTTATAACAACGTCGCCATTAGTTTGAATATAAGTGTCCGTCTCAGTAAACGATGCGAAATTCGACGCGACAGTTAAAGTGGACAAAGGAAGATCACCCGTGACAATATTTAAGGTTTGCATTTCAACACGGGCATCGAAATCATCGTCGGAGAGCGCGTTCTCGGCCCAGAATCGTTCGAACAAAGCATATAATGGCATTCTTTCGTCCAATAAATATTGTAGAATTAATGCTAATTTAGCTTCTCTTTCAGAACCAGAGAGTTCTGAGTAGTCATCCCGGGAACCGATATCGTCGTCAGTATGTACATACCCAGATTCTACAAAAAAATCGCATTCTTCGGGGGGTGTCCACCATTCGGCGAATGGCCATTCGGTGGTAAATGTGTCGAAGATTTCCAACAAGTCTGAATCCACAATCGCTCTTAAATCAACGATATCTCCGCTCGTGACGAACAGACAAGCTTCATCGAAGTGTCCGATAGATTCTAGAACAGAAGCACTTCCATTGGCGGCATCTAGATAACCATTTACCGGATAAGAGCTAATATACTCGGAGGCGCCGCCGTCTTCCGGAGGTAGAAAAGTAGTCCAAACCCCAATCGAGTCTGTGCGATCGACTGGCCAGAATGTAGAGAGTGCATATTGTTTACCCACTTCAGTGTCGGGAACACCTCTGTCCATAACGAGTTGTAAGACCCAATTTAATCTTGGTAATAGGCCGGCCATTGTACCATCTGGCAACATGGAAGTGCTGCTTATCTGGTCTTTATATAAATATTCTTGTTCTGACATTCGTATATAAAACGATGCTTGAACAAGGAGTTTGTCGTTATAAACCTCTATGCTCTCAATATAAGGTATTGGAAGTTTAGGGTCTGAAGTAAATGATTTAAGCCAATTTGTGGTCATGAACACACCTCGGGTACCGTGGTTGGACCATATATATCATAATATCTTTGGTCACTAGGGCCAGTGCGCTGAGAGTCACAATCAAAATCTAAACTAACATAGTAAGATTGTTTATTAAAAATTTCGGCGGCGCGACAGGCTAGTAATGGATTGATTTGAGTGTCTTTAATAAAATCAAAGTAATATTCTACGCTGCCACTGGTAATTGCTCTTGCCGCTGTATGCGACACAGAACCGTAATATGGATCGGTTGAGTCTACTTGAGTTTTTTCAGACATTAGACCGCCCAATATTCGTTCGGGATCTTCGGGGAAATATTTTCTTATAAGACGATCAGTAGTTGTACAGGTTTCACAGGTAGCCGCCACTGCGTCGTGTTCTATTTCAAATACCTCAACGTCAAAATTTTCATTGAGGATATCAGTATTTAATTCTTCAGCATACATTAATAAGTCGTCTGCGCTCAGCTTAATAACGTTGCCATCCGAGAATGTCTTAGTTATAGATGTAGCATTTCGAAGGCCTGTCTCAGTGTATCCAGCAGACATGCTGGATCGCTCAACGGAAAGTCGATAATTTAGATTGATATTTACTTGAGGTATATCAACTTGGTTTTTCTTGTCGTCCAACGAAGATGACATGATCTCCCCATTAAGTGACACAAGTTTCCATGCGGGAGCCTTTTGTTGATCGGCATCCAAATGTGCATCGCCGATTATAGAAGTGAACCTAAAAGCGTCTAAACGAGGTTTAATCATAGTTGGTGTGACATCAACTGAAAAATATCTTTCTGTCGTTGGATCGGCGCCATCTACAAAACTATTTTTTAAATGATTTTCTACATCTTCAAACAACACCAAGCTTTCAATATATTGTGTTTCATTTTTAATTCTATTGCTGATATCATTTTGGGTTTCGGTCATTCGGGCATAAGAGCCGTCATATATAATATTACTATCAAAGAATGCATAATATTCTGGCTTAAACCTGCCGGTAGATAATAGATAATGACCATAAGAAGTAAGCTTCAAATCGTATACTTGTTCTTTTTTGTCTATAAATTTAGCCATTAATAAATATCCTTCTTAATACCATCTGGCGTTCCGGGACTAGAGGCCTTTGAGGCAGCTGGTGCCTCATCTGTTGTGCCGCGGGCAACGGCACTTGCCTCCCGAGCAACGGCCGCCGCGCCGCTGGCTCCATAAAGGTCATCTCCCGGAGTTCGCATTTTAAATGTTTTGGTAGGTGCCGAGACACTTTCGACGAAGGCTGCACGTGCTGTGGCGCCCTCAGATCCCGGTGGCATTGGTGGGGATGTCGATGTGCCCGGGGTGAATTCCTCACCGATTGCTCCGCCGTACCGACTAACAACTTCAGATTCTTCATGTGACATTTTAATATCAGCATCAATTTTGACTGACTCAATAATCGAAAAGAAATCATAGGGCCAGTTATATTGTGCATAAGAATCAAAACCATCAAGAGGAGCATGACCAGTACCCGCACCATAAGCTAAGCTACCAATAGTGGATACTTTTTTATCATAATAATTAGACTGTACTCTCTGTTTTACTTTAAAAACCTGCCATCTTAAATTTGGATTCTCTAACAAATCAGACTCCTGAAAAAGTTCGTTATTCGCTAATATGTGGGATACCGAGGCGCCTTTTAACTCAAACTTGTTGTAGTTTCTTGGCATTACATTCTGCCACATGTACGATAGATCGTCTTTGTCAAATGTGTGACTAAACTCAAATATATACATAACAATAGGTTGGAGTTCCCTATTCGTGATAAAATCAAACTGTGGGGGGATTATATATTCTTGCATTAACCTAACCTGGGTCCTGATAGACTGTCCCACAAAATCTAACGATAGTCCCACCGGGGTGTTCATTAGATCATCTAGGGACGCGTCTATTTGTGCTAATGGGATTTCGAACAAATATTTATTTTCTACACTTGTTGGTATCGTACCATTAGCCGGCTCTTCTGCTGTTAACATATAGGGTACCGCAATAATAGCTTCTTTCACTGTTAGTGAATCTTTCAATTCTCCGATTCTTTTGCTTTTTTGTTTATCTCCAAAACCAATCCTATCTCTCAGAGATTTGACCTTTGGTGCCAATTCGCCATCAGTGTCTGGGATGTAGTTATTATATGCACTTCCAGAGTTTCTTACGAGATAATGATTTTTGAGCCAGTTTTCGGACATGTCATGCATCTCTAAAAACACACCAGTCTCCGCGTTGTGTGGAAGGGTTCCGAACTGATGCCACATTCCATTGGCGATCGATCCGGAGGCATATATACCCTGCGTTCCACCGCCGGCGAGGGTGCGCGTTATTGTCTTGTTATTTAAGCTAGCGGTGACTGGTCTATCCCCATATTTGTCATTAAAGTTAAGCATTGGAGTTTCAAACTTTGTCTGAATGACCCACTTTTTACCAACTGTTTCAGTCTCAGATAATATGGTTCTGCCACTATCATGATCAATAATTTCTTTTGGTACCGATTCGATACCAAAAATGTTCAAACTACTAGTTGCTTGCATAGCTGAATCATTGATTAGGGTACCGCCATAAATTGCTGTTGGAAAGGTATAATTACTTGTAATGCAATATGGATCATGGATTAATGAATGATAGCCGTGCACAATATCTTTAGCATATCCGTATCCGTGCGGATTATTCGGATTACCACTATAAGTTCGAGCACCAGCGATTGGTGAGGTTTTCCCTGTGGAGGGTGATAATTTCCAATCGTAATTATTTACTCTCGGGCCTGGATCGACACGCCAACAGACAGTCTGGGTTGCTGCCATAATTTTTTCTAAATCATAAGTCACGCCAGTTTCGGGCCTAAAAATAAGATCAACCCAAGCCTCACCATTATAATAAGGAGGTGTATAAGCCCAGTTAAAGCCCGTTCTACTGTCCATTACTTGAAAAGCGCCTGACGTATAGAAAGATGAAGTATATGGAGATAGGCGCTGACTGGGACCAATTGGGTTCGTGGCATCCAGGCCATGTATTCCCTCGATCGGTGGCCCAAAGGCGGTTGGGCGACTGTACATTGTGAATGTTTCTTTAAACGAGGGAGAATTCACAGGATCCTGTGGCAACTCAAAATATGAGGCGCCTGCCTGATATTGTTGAGATATGGACCTCGCCGCCTTCGTTGCGAGTCTTGGGTTGGGTGTGAAAGAGCGGCCGCCTAGGCGATTATATGCATAAATACTAAAAGATCCTGACTCCTTATTATAAATTCTCGATCCTGTAACGGAGCGTCTGAGTTTAATTCTAGCCATGTATACTTCATTATTGCCAAACTTAAGCTCTTTTATTGGTTCAGAGCGAAGTGAAGTAAACTCGGAATCCTTGAGATAAAAGTCAGCAACACCACCAAAGAAGTTTCTGGCCATCAGAGTATATGTTTTCTCCTCTGCTGAATTTAAGCCTGCCAAGACCGAGGAAGTTACAGGCATCCCCCCATAAGCTGAGCGCAGGGAACCGGTGTATTCTAAACTACAACTTGGGTGTGGTTCGACGTCCACAAAATCTCGCTTACTAATCAACTCTGGACGGATAATACCCTCAAAGGGGATTCTTTTGTCGAAGAAAGAACCTGAGCCACCATACATTCCGCCCACGCCCGCGGGTGCGACAGGTTCGCCGGTGGTGGCTGGAAGATCAGCTTCCCGAACACCGATAGCATAATCATTTATACCTTGGCTCGACGGAGGTTTCCAACCTAAACCGTTAACACTAATTTTTACTCTATCGTCGAAAACTGGGTAATCAACTGCAATACCTGACTTGATTGAATTATATAGAATTCCGGGCGCAAACATGGCTTCACACAGCGGTCGTAGTGAGCCAGCGGCTCCAGATAAAATAGTATCTCCATCTAATGTTAGATCATCAATAGAGTCCGGAATCATCGTTGATCTAATACGTGTTGACATATTTGGCATGAAGCTCTGTCTAAATCTTTCAACAAGTTGTAAACTTCTTTCGGCAGGATAAAACCCTTCGTATGGGTGGAATTTTATGCTCGCTGAACATGCTAGCCTGATTTCTCTCGCGGGCAAGCCGGAATCGCTGTGGACTTGCGGGAAGTATCTCAGAAACTCTGAGTTACTATAATCTATATAAAAGTTGTTTTTTGAACTACTATGTTGGGTGCCGGGAATTTCAAAGGTATCGTTTTTGCCCTCGATGCTTGTTTTTCCAAAATCGATGTAATCGGGAATATGTTGGCTAATCCTGTATTCTGGGACTATCGCATACCCTCGTGTCTTAAATTTCATTTCGGCGACGAATTTGTCATAATCATCATAGGCCGGCTTGCTTGGCTTAGAGACCCAGCGGCGATTGCCGAGGTTGTCTATATCAACTATACCGGCTTTTTCTCCAGCTTCCCAAACAGCTTCACCACCAAAAACTTCAACCTGATTGGTCATATCAAAAGGTGTTGTTCCGAGTTTTATGCCAGATGTTACAGTTCCAACAGCTGTTTGTATTTGGGTGGTGTATCGTTGGGCCGCTTGGTCATGAACTCCGTACGGTGACGCAAGCGATAGTGGAGAACCTAAAGTGTGTTTTCTCGCGTACAGTGCGCCGGGCGCGAAAGCTTTGACTCTCTCCATGAAGTCATAGTTGTGTCTGGCGCCATTTGGCCCCTCACCGTAAGATATTGCACTACCAGTCTGATAGGACATATATGTATTTTGTAGCTCTCCTGGGGAAGCATAGGCGCGCCATTTGACATAATTATCAATGTCTGCGCGGCCGTCAGCACCATCTCCATAATCTCGGATTAGTGATGGGCCTGTGCGAGTTAAAATATTAGTTGGGGCATCCATTTTCCAAGCGCTAGAAGACATTCTAAGATTAAAGGAATTCTTTCTAGTCCAGTTAGGTGCCGGCAAGAGCGGGTTGGTTACTGGATATGCATACCTGTCTAACTCGGCATTAATGCTGTTTCGAGCATCTCGGTTTGAGTGCCAAAACCCATTGTTGTAATCTGTTCTCTGGGAAGGTACACGTCGTAAATGGTTTCTGTATGAGGGGAAGATACTTTCCCTACTAATGAGGTAATTGATATCTCGGATATCCGGAGAAGCATAGCTTGCCATCAATAATGCTTGAAGCGGATTTATTTCGAGAGGAGCATAAACATACCTGTGATTTAAGGCATCATCTTGAAAATATATTTTCTGGTGGCCCACGGTCATTAATACATTCTGAGTGGCGCCAGCCGCGTCAACCATCTGAATTGATACTTGTGCTGGGCGCCCTAAAACACTAACTGGTTGTAAATCATATTTTTCAATAGTGCGATTGTCATGCGATACGACGGAGATCTTGTTCTCGGCGCGCTCGTTCTTGATTAATTGAGTGTCGCTGCGCTGTCTAATATTCTGCCACATCGAGCCACCAAAGAGACCATTTCTTTTGATCATGAGGCTGTTAAACATATATCCCGCGGGTCCGCCGGCGCCAAAGTTCATACTGGTCGGCTCAGCAAAATCACTATTAATATACGACTTATAAGCAAATTTATCGCTACTATTAGGATATCCTACAATATTTGTACTACCACTAACTGGTTCAATAATATTAGTATTGAAATTGCTAACTTGGGGAACGTTACTGATAGTACTTACTTGTGTCGGATCCCATTTCCGAACTGTACCAGCCAGAAAACTGTAAGCTTGGCTAGAGGTAGCAAAAAGGTACTGATCAACACGACCATTGGAACTGGACACCTTGAAATCTAAGGCATTGAATCCAGGGGGGCCATTATCAGCTACCAAGCTTGCAGCTATCCAAGCGTATTGCTTAGTTTGGCGCGGGATTTGATGCGACACGAAGAAATTATCATAAATTTGATCGCAATCATAGCCGGTAACTACGTAGTCTCTGCTAGCCAATGTAGCGCCGCCGACCAAAATGCCCGTTGAAGATGTGCCGGCTAATACAACAGCAGCGCCATGATCAGCAGGATCTCTAGCAGTTATTTGAATATTAGCACCACTAACTACATCCACAATCCTGTTAGTTAAGTTGATGTCTTGTGTCGGAGCCGAGCCGCTAATCGATGTATTATCACCAGAGCCATCACCCATTCTCCACCAAGAATATAAGTTTCCGATATTAGAATCGGAAGAAGCAGTTAAGTTTATAGGACTCCCATCGTTATAATATTTGTTAATGTCTGTAGGGGTTAGTGCTGTCTTCCACATAGCTATTTCGTCAATGGATCCAGTCCACTGAGAGTTATTTGTGTTAAGACTACCGAAAAATTGGACCGGTGAGGCTATATCAAGGTTTTCCCAATTTCGGAAGTTATTCATCGTTGCTGTAGAGCCGGTTCGAATATAGTCTGCTGTAAAATTACCTGACCATGTGCCGGGGTAGTGAAGTCCGTTAATATAAAACGACGCAGTTGCTCTATTGTTAGAAAGGTCACCATGCAACGCTGACAGCGTAAACACTAAATTTATCCAGTCACTACCGGTGAGGTGTGCGGCTGTGGTGGTGAATGTCTTTGATTGAGCACTGTTGTTCGCAACATTATGTGCTCTGAGCATATATTTAATTTTTCCGTTGCTTTCTCGTCTTAGTTTATGTATCGGTGCTGTTCCATCCCATCCTAAACTAACAAATTCTTCGGCTACCGACGGGAAACCTCTCAACCACATGCTAACTGAAAACTCTACTCTTTTAGGTGTTGACCCGGGCAATATGTTTTGTGCGTAATTGCCATCGAAGATTCTTTGTTTTCTTTTGGTCAACATGTTGACATCAGAAGGATCGATCAATATTGTAGTGCCATCAGACGAGGTTCTCTTTGCGGTTATTAACAAGTGTTTTGTGTTTGTCAAATGGTTATTTAAGTATGTGTTTGCCCATCCGTATTCTGGCTTACATCTGTCCATATTATTTCTATGAATCTTGTGAAACCCTGGCAACTGTGCATATTGTGCACCGGGTCCGCCGGATCTCGGATCTGTCTGCTGGTGGGTAGCTGATGTTCCAGAGATCCACAGTGAATCACGCATGAATCGAGCCGAATGTCGAGCAAGATGAGGGCGGAGACCAAAATCATAGCCGTGAATATCATAAGGTCGTATGCCTCTTGTTTCTACGAGCACTGAGGCGCCTTGCGGATGAGAAGAACTTGGGATCTGCTGCGGTTTAATAACCGACAGATTTTTGAATGGGAGAGCGTTATAGACAGAATATTCGTCTGCTCTAACATCGGTGTAGCCGGGCGTCATGACTTCTATGCCACCGGGAGCCGAGAATTTATTTCTAATAACTGTTTTGTTGCCGGCGGCTGCAGTCAAATATGAAACACTATAATCTTCTACAAAGTCAAAGTGTTGCCTTGAGCCACCAACGGGATTAGAGTCATGTGGGCGATCGGGCTTCGTGGAGAGGAAGGTTCTGATGGATGTAGGCCTAGAACTGGTTGCGTAATTTTGAAATGCGTTGGCCGGCAGCGTGGGCTGCTTTTCAATAAAGTTTCTAGGGTTTGATGTGGCGCCGAAAGTATGTATAATCTCATATTGATTGTTATAGTTACCGAGCACCATCTTGTTTGTAACACTGTTTTTTGTGTTAATGTTCTTTATATTTACTGGTCTTTTGGCTGTAAAATCTCTGTAATATACTGCGCGCTGTGGTTGAGTAGCGGGATATGGGGTGGGTGCGGGGTCAGCGACTGGTTCTGGATAATCAGCACCGACCATACCGATGGCGCCGGAATATATAGTATTGCATGCACCAAGAAGAATTTTCCAACCTTCCGGACGATTATTCCACGTATCCGTAGCAGTAGCATTTACACCAGCATGGCGGTATTGCAAGCCTCCAACATTATGTTCAGTAAACGGACCTTGCAATGGTTTTTCCATATCCGGCCCATATACATCATTGTGTAAGTTTGTTATTGCAATATGCATGTCCATAGCATTTTGAACTTGTGTTTGGTAGCCGCCGGTTACTGATGAACTTATAACATTAAAGGGAAACGCCATGGACGTTTTTACGTGTTGATATCCATCACTATTATTACTGTCGCGGCCATGTAAAGCCTTTCCGTATCGTTTTGTTTTCTTAATTGGATCTGGTACGCGGTCCTTAAAGTTTGTGAGGGCTTCAAAATCGCTACCGTATGCTAATAGAATGTTTTGTGGTACAAAAATACCACCTGCTTGATTCACAGGGCCATGCGGGTATAGGGCACCTCTTGCGTAATCAAGGTTTTTAACATCTGTAAAGTTAACACCGCCCTTAATAGCTTCGTGTCGAGTGATTTTCGCATCAAATGTTTTTATGAATGTTCTACGGGGATATTCATGACTCAAGTATGCTTGCGAGTTCTTGCCGATCAATATAGTGTTGCTTGATGTCATCGCCGGGAATGACGAGACTATTTGTCTAATCGTCTCTCTCTGACTGTCAACCGTTGCATCACCGGAGGTAATCTCCGGTGCGGCTCTTTCCGCGCGGTCTTTCCAATATTTAAGACGAATATTGGTCTTTCTCGGAGAAGAGGGCAATGGACTCATACCGTCCGGACCATATAGCATTTCGGTCATACCATACGCTGGGGATGAGGGGTCCGGAACCTTAAATTCTAAAGTTGGGAACTTGTTCTCATACTTATTTCTCTCCAACACATGACTTTCTATTGTGTTGGTGGTATCTGCCACAATGTCCATCGAGGCTGGGATTAGCTGCTGGAATATTTGAGATAGCGCGTCGTCAAACCATTTATAATAAGCAACAAATTTTTCTACATCACTGACAGTTGTAACCCGCCGGAAAAATGCTTCTCGAAGTTTTTCTATAGATTTGTATCGAGAGCGGTATCTATGAACCGGCTCACCAACCATGTTGTTGAAATCAACTACTCCAGCCAAGAAGATCAGCATCTCTTCTGATATTGCTTGATACATACTTTTTTCAATCGTAAACAGGTAGTTTGGAATTGTTTCCGTGCTAGGAAATAATGTTTCATCATCACTTAGGATTTGAATCATATCAGAGCCGACATTTTCTTCTGGGTCAGTAAACTTAAATGAATTTTCTCTTTTAATGTCGACTACGTTTGTTGAAGATTCAGCAAAATTATATCCATATCCAGTATGTTGTATTCCGGAAGTGTTACCCATCCAACCAAAGTTGTTCAATAATACGGCGGATCCAGACGAGAAGTCGCTAACCCAAAAGTTACCGCCTGAATCAGATCCAGTTACTGAATCAAAATTCCATTCTAAAGCTAACGAATTTTGATTTATTGTTTCATATTGTCCGCCTAAACCCAATGTGGTATTAAAAGAAGTATTTTTGAAGGATCCAGAAATACCAGAATTATTAACATCAAACAAGTGCTGATTTAATGCGGCATTTTCTAAATGTTTCGTCCAATACTTGATATTTGAAACCAATGAATCGGCCTTGTGTACAATGGCGCCTGTCAAGTTTAATCGTTGGGCACCGGTATATACTCTTTTGTTTGAGGCGGCGGCGCGGGCGCCCTTTATATAACTTATAGAGCTAGAAACCTCGAAGCTATCTTGTATTACTCCTAGATTTTGTGTAATGCCGCGGAATATGACATCATATTCAAATGCTTTACCGACATCCGGAGTTGAGCCGGCAACGAAGCCAGACACTCCATAATTTTTTGGTTTAAGCCTAACAGACAAATTCCACCTTTGATTATCATATACATCATTGAATACACTACTAGTAAGAAGTGGAAATGGCCGGCCGGCTTCGGCGGTATATGAGGATGTTAACATGAAGTAAACATCCTTTGAACTCGCTTCAGGTCTAATTGCATATACCTGCAAATTAGTACGATTGTCTTTCTCGGGGGTTGTTATAGAACCTTGTAGATGGTTCGCGCTAGCTGATGAAGGGGTCGATACTCCGAATAAAGAACTCGTTAAAAAATCTCTGTCAAATGTCGCTTTTGATTTAAAAAACTTCGGAAACACAACGTCAGCTTCAACAGTAAAGCCGAATCTTTGCTCGGCGCCGACGGTGCCGACATTCAGTGGTGTCGATCCGGCAGAGGCGCCTTGAACAAACGAGCCGCTAATATAACCTCTTTCTGGGGGATGTACACTACCAAGATCTCTCTGGTAGACCACCGCATTTAGATTAGATACGTTATTGAAGTTGACTAATTTGTTTTCTGCTACAACTTGTCGTAAATTATCAGATATCTCGTATATTTGGTTATCTGCATAAATCTTAAATCGCAGGATATTATCATCTATGTTGAACGCCCGTAGAACGTTTCTAAAGGATTTTTCAGTACCCTTTGATTTATAGATGCTTGTCAGGTTGTTATACAAATTTTGATAAATTAAGTCTTTTGCTTCTTTTAAAGAACTTTCAAAAAAGGCCTTATCATCTCTATTGAGTAGTATTTCTTGTAACGTTGCGTCTGTGAATATATCAGACATATACATACCCATTGACTGTGGCAAGTGGCTTGCAAAGGGTAGAGGTTCCGCAGAAGCGCTAACGTAATTAACATGTTTAAAGGTGGGTAGTGCTTGTGCATACAATCTTATTTTATCAAAGTATGCGCCGGCAATATGTGATATAAGTTTGAGATTTTCATTGCCCATATCTTCATGCTCTTCAATGATCCAACTTGGAGCATATGATAAGAATGAAGCATTGTTAGTAGAATCATAAAAAGAGCCAGATTCTAATAATTGGCTTCTTAGTGTGACATATTTTGGATGATTCGAGCGAATAATTAAGTCTTCATGTTCCGTTCTGGCAGCAGAGGCAGAAACAATCGCTGAGCCGGTATTTCTTGAAGTGGTGCTGTACCCTGTCCAAGCTGCGTTTGAGACACGACCACTGTAATCTAAAATCACTCGGTCAATACTTGCAGTCTGTGTTATTCCTTCGTTAAACTTATAGTAGATACCCAACTCTGTATTATTTATATCCGTGTTGGTACCGCCGCCAATCTGATCAAACCAATTTTGGCCGATTTGTTGTGAGTTTCTTAAAGCTTTCCAGTATCTGAATTCATCTATTGAGCCGGAAAGCTTGCCGGCGCCAATGGCGGCGGTAGTTCCAACGGGTGCGGTTTGTAAGGCTCCGATTCTACCCATGGCTTTCTTAGATGGCAATTCCCCGACCGTTAAGTCAACTAAATCGACTGTTACTGCACTATAAAGTGCCTCTACTTCCGTTGCTGAAAGGATCGAATTCCAAATTGCAACATCGGCGAGCCGACCATCGAATGTACCGGATCCACCAGAGTTATTACCGATGGTGCCTCCCACGGTACCATCGATCCCATCCCATGCGACGGCTGGCGCGGTGCCAGTCTCTGCCACCGTTTGTGCCACACCATTATAATATAACACAGCATTATTGGATGTTGATGTGGCATCATAACTGACTACGACATGTGCCCACTGATTAAAAACTCCATTCATGGATGTAGCAGTCCAATGAACGAAGTCACCGCCGTTCCATTTCGTTGAATACATGATTCGATACCCACCGGAGCCGTTGGTTTCGACTCGAAATAATATGTCGTTGGCTCCAAAGTCTAAGATCGTTCCGCGGGAGCCTTCCCCGAGACTAGCGGGTCTGATCCAAGCAGAGAATGACATCTTAGAGGAGCCTTCGGGGCCGGTTCCAATAATATTGTTCCACAGACTAGGGCTACCAATTGGGTTTCCAATATGGATAGCGTCGGTGGTACCATCAAAATTATATGAAGACGTGGCGTTCTGAATGTATTTCGATGGCACCGTTGGGGAAACTGTGGGTACATGTGTCGCGGCGATGAAGGTACCAGGCCTGTTGTGAACGCTTGAATCTGGTACCTTATCATTAACTGAAAATTGTTCTGTATTTAATCTCCACCAACCTTGCAGTGTTTTAGTTGAAGAATATTTCTGGCTTTCTAAAGCTGTACCAGGGAAAACTGGCATGTGGGTGTTCAGATCATATACTCTGTCTGATGTGTCTGAAAGGGAACCATTAACGTACAATCTGGTTTTAAATATCGATCCGCTATTGAACATAGAAATGGCATAGTGCTGCCAAGTATCTAAATTATTGTGTAAAGATGATGGGCCAAGACTTACGAACCTGCGGGCGCTTGTAGAGCCTGATTCTACTGTGATCACGAAAGGCTTGATTGGGTTATCATCCTCATCGACTGAAGAAGTTAACTCAATTAAAATTCTACCATATTTGCTGCTAGTGGTCGCTTCATTATTCCACCAGTCAAATACAACTTGTTTGTTAGTTAAAGTTGGGAGGGCTGCATATGATCCAGTCTTAAGCCAAAATTCTACTGTAACACCATCATCAAAGTTAGCGCGTAAATTAGATTCTCGGGTACCCTTACCATAGTCGTCAGGGAGGCCCGCGGTTTCGTAAATGCCTTCGTCGTATATATTACCGTAATCTCTAAATCCAGATGAAGGGTCTGGGCCTTGAGAAACTAAAGATGTGCCGGCAGATCCAGTGTTTGGACCGCCCTTAAACGTTATGTATTCTAAGGCACTGGGGAGGCCATAACCGTTTGTTTTTGTAGTGCCACCCCAGCCATCAGAAGAAAGAGTTGCATACCCCGTAGACCTTGGGTGTTTGTTATTAAAAATATATTTTTCAATGGGCAACAGTGCATTATAGAATTTGTTTTGTTCATATTTCGAACCATCATAGGGATAGAAATTAATAACACGATCGAGTGCACCTTGATAATAGTAATAAGCTGATCCATATTTAGCAAATTTATAAGGATCGTCATAGTCTATTTGTGGTTCGAATGTTTCTTGTTTTCTATACAGTTCTGACGCGTTATCTTGTGATTCTACTTGCTCAAATGTTTCTTTTTGAGTTTTATAGTCGGTAGTTTGTACGCTCTGATTGATAGATTCAAAAAGTTTTCTACTACTCATTTTATCTCTCTTCTAACCAAAATTTAAATGTTTGCTCTTGTTCGGACCATGAATTAAGTCTATCATCATAAAAGACAAATTTAAAGCCATATGCATGGCCTGGTTCTAATAAATTCATATCGAAATCAAAATAATTGCCCGAAACATTATAAGATAACCCTGTGTGGAAATCACTTCCTGTTCCATATGGAACAACCGTAGTATTATCAATCAGACGCACAACTCCGTAAGAGGCGCTTCGAATGCCTATGGATTCTATATTGTTGTTGGCTATAGTATATATGTTAGGTGACCAGTTCTTCTCTCTAACATAGAGATTGAGGCGGACCTTTTCATTGTGATAATAGTTGTTCTTAAGATTAGAAATATTGCAATAATATCTTGGCTCCAAGGAGGTCATACCGGTTCCGTATAACTCCGGTGTTAACGTTCCAGTAAAAAATTGTCTTGCTGAACTTGTCGCCTGCATTTCGGGCTGTGTCATAGTTGAGCCAGAAAACCATATATCATATAAAGTAACAAGGTTATTTGATTTAGTTAAACATAATGAGCAGGAATATATACCAGTTGACACATATCCACCTGTTACAACCGTAGTTGGCGTTGAGGTGTTATGTAATAAAATGGCTGGACCGGATGGGCCGTCTTGACCTGCTGAACTAGAGTATACACTAACTCTGACCCACGAATCATAAGTACCATAATTGGTGCTTATATTTGGCAAGTTTGTGAGGCGGCCTCTAACTAAGTTGTAAAAATATATGGTGTTCAAATTGTCGGCGCCAGATGCGCGCGAAGAGCTAAAAAATACATTTCCACGATCATCTCTGATTGATGAATCCCAGCGCGCCTCTATAACAGGGCGCTTAAAAAAGTATTGAGATCCTCTTCCGAAAAATCTCTTTGTATAATATGATTTTGTTGCCCCATCAGCATTCAAAATTACATTGGAGTCCAGAGCTACGGCGCCCTCACTTGAAGATGCTTCATAGGACCCAGACAGCATTACTCCTACTCCGTAGTTACCTCCAGCGGTCGAAGTTCCGGCTACCCATTCTTCAACCAAGTGTGAAATATCTATTTCTAAATCTTCCAGCCCATTAGAAAAATGCTGTGTGAATGTTTCCCCGGAAGCTGTAGAGTAAACAGCGCCGGGCGATGGAGTATATCCATCGTCAAAAGTTCCAAGCGCAGTCGGTTTTGTCCACGGTGTCTCGTTGGAGCCGGTTCTATATATTCTAGCATCTAACGGTGTTATCGTGCCCTCAATGCCCACGGCTGTACTGGGACCAGTTGCAGAGGCTGTAACATATACTGTGGAGTCGACTCGGTTTGCCGAAAAGGCCGACAAGCCATCGGCCGCGGCTTTGAAAGCTTCAGCAATTGTCGCTGTAGCCGATAAGCCACTAATGGAAACGCGCGTTTCAGTGCCATCGGCTGAAGGGGCTGAATCGCCGGCCCCATCATCAAACCAAAAGTTATACCTAGAGGTTCCATTATATACCTTAACATAATTGGCGCCCGCCGCGGCCCCATAAGCTGATGGAGTTGTAGAAGAGAACACATACCTCGTAATCTCAGGTATTTTGTCTCCTGTTCTAGCAATCCAGTTAGAGCCGATATTTCCCTTCGTAGGGTCTTTATATCCGTTCAAATCCAATCCAACACCCTCTTCCCAAGATTGAGATACTGCGGATACAATCATTTTATATTCGATCGGTACAGTGCGAGAGTGTTCTGCATTGAACATTTTAAGGTAAAAACTGACACTACCTGATGCGGGGATTGTGCCGGCTGCTCTATCACTTGATATTTTAGATGTTGGAAATTTGATCAACACCCTTGAAAGCTCTTGTGAGCTTGAGTTAATTCTGCCGTACATCGAATATACTTCCAAAACATCTGCTGCGCCGGCATTAGATGCTGTGCCGCGTGTTCTCAGATCTAATTCGTAACCATTTACAATGGTATTATCGGCGGACGCCGTGTATCTTAAGAGTCCCATTATTTAACCTTTCCTCTAATATCTGAAGATGGATACTTTATTTCGAATATGGCATTTGCTGGACTTAACACCATAGAACCATCTTGAGAGATATTTTTTGAGACGTTAAATGTCACTGGAGAATATTGACCACCGACTTTGTTTGTAATTTTTACGTTGGTAACATCCAAAATTCCAGTGATATTTTTAAGTTCGGAATATACATCACTAACTGAAAAATCTTGGCTAATAAAATATCCTTCTGAAAACTTCTTCTTAATCGCATTGAAAGCTGCTCCTAGGGCATCATTTTTGTTGACGCCGCTCTGTATTCTTATTTCAAAGTCAATGCCCAAATTGATAATGTATGGATCTAATATATCAACCGTATCATTTATCATTCTATAATTGTTTATCCAAGTTTTCAAGTTGGTTTTAATGGTATTATTGGTTTTGATTAATTTGCCAAATTTGTCTTCCGAGATGACATACATATTTAAATTTCTTTTGAGAGAATCCTGATCTTTGTATACTGCACATCTCTTAATAGAACCGAATTTTGCAGGCATTCTGTAAACTATATTTTCATAATCCGCTTGTGTAACTGCTCGGTTTTGAGTGGGGAAGGTATCATAGATTCTTCTTTTTATCTCCGAGGATCCCGGGGAAGTTACATACCCAGTGATCGGCGTCTCATTTGTGACCTCTAGCGAGGCTCGTACCTTGCCCATTTTATCAGCTGATAATCGATCCGCGGAATCAAATGTCATATTTATGTTAGCTACTGAAGTTACCACGTTGGTGGCACAGTTAGAATTCCCAGGATTAGTTGTCCGATATGTAACGAATAAAGAAGTATTAGCTGGTACAATGCCGTAGCTCATATTTTTTGACAGCCTAGTTGGATCAAATGTGGTATCTGTTACATATGATTTACCAAACACATCCATTGCGACATTTTGTGGATTTGCTACAATATTAGTTTCGGATGCGTCACCGGAGCCGAACTGGATTGTAGTGTTTTGTCGGCCGCGATTTACCACAAATTTCCTAGACACCAAAAATGGCCTTAATACAGATGGAACATTATCAGTTTTATAATCTTTGTTTGCTATTTCTTTGAATACCATATCTTGCGACAAATAATCTACTTCATAATATTGATTCCCATCTGCATCAAAAATCGATACTATTTCAACAATATCTGGATTTTTTAATGTGATTGAACGAAATCTCTGAAACGGACCAACCGGGACTGTCTGTTGTCCTAATCGCCCAGATACAACGTTGCCATATGATTTTATAGCATAATAAAGGGGGGCGCCGGTGGTAATATTAACCTTTGATACAACCATGGGATTAGCAGGATCATTGAAATCAATGTTTTCAGTGAGCATAAAACTTAATCCAGTCTTGGACGTGAACCGAGTGCCTCGATTTAATATTGGCACATATGATGTGTCTGGACCCAAACCACTTACTTGGGCAGGTACTTGTAAATATATTGCAACTTCTCCGTAGGTCGATGAACGACTGTTGTGTTTATATCCTAATGCTCGGCCATGGCGTAAAACATTGTCTAGTTGAAAGGATGTGTCTAAGAAAGACTCATTAATATTATAGTCTAAATAAAAGTTCAATTGATCAGCTACATATGCAACTGAGTCAATCATCATGGCGCCAAATGATGCTTCACTGAAATCTTGAAACGTTTCTGGATAGAATCGTTCAGCCATCTCCAATAAGTCGGCTCGTATTTCAGTAAACTCTCTATTAACGTACTTTATTGGTAAAAACTTTTTCTGTTCGTCGGGCATCTATATTCCTCACACTAAATAGTAATTTGTAATAAATCTTTGCTTCCTAATCTCGGAATTGAGTATGTGATTCTCATACTCAGTGTATTATTATCAGATGATGATTCAGCAAATTGAATATCTAGTATGCTTATGGAGGGCATGTACTTTGCTGCTTGTTCTCGTATTTTGGAGGAGATAAGGCTCCGGGAATCGCTTGAAAAATTGTTGAATAAATATTGTTTTATTCCTACTCCAAAGTTAGGTTCCATCACTCTTTCCCCAGGATTAGTCAAAATTAAAGTTTTAAAATTTTGTTTTAGAGCGCGCTTGGGGGAATAGTTTAAAGTAAAACCATCGCGATCATCGGCAGTTATTGGTAGAGATAAATTAATGGCCATTTTAGATATTCCTTATTCAATACTAGTCGCTTTTAGTACATAGTTCACCCTTAGAATTAAAGGGATTTGAAACAAGATTCCTGCGAGTAATACGGGGTAAGATTCTTGCGCCGGTGGCTGGTTTAAGTGAAGCTTTAAGTTGGCCACCTATAATTTTAGCAAAATTTGGAGGCTCTGCTTCGGCAGGGTTGAAGTCTCTACTATAATAGTCTTGCTTAAATAATTTCTTAATTCTCGCTTTAGACTGCCTAAGTAGCGTTTGATCCCATTCATCCCATGTGGTGACAAACGGAGACCATGGGCCGGTTCTATCTCCATAACTAGACCATGAGGAATTGCCTTCATACTTTGCTTTATAGTCGCCATATGCGGCATTCGGGAATGATATTTTAGCGCCGGGTTTAGTATCAAAGTTTGGCTCTAACCAATCACTATCAAGATTTCTTAATGTATCTCCATCTTCAACTGTTTTTTCGCCGATTGAGGCTAAGAACCCGAGGTCATTATATATTGCCAAAATGGATACTATTTTCTTTGAAGAAAAGATATAATCATTTACTATTTTAAATCTGTCGTCTTGTTTTAGCTTATTTAACACGCAAAGTAGAAGCTTACTGTTCGCTTCTAGCGGCCCTAATTGTCCGATTTTCACATCTACTGCGTCTATTTCACCCTCGGCCAATAAATATTTCCTACCATCTATTCCAATAGATAATTGGGCGCCATATCGGATGCCAAGATTTCCTTCAATACCAATCGGGGCGGCCGCTTCATTCTCCGCGGCGCCGGTGCGGGATTCAGTTGTGCCCGCCTCTGCTTGGCCGGGAGGATACACTAACCTTAAATCTCCAGGGTAAACATCGGATATATTTAAATTTAGATCATTAACAGAGGTAACACTATTAATAGCTGCTGTTGGATTATATTTTTGACCATTAACAGAAATATATTTCTCCAGTATAAAAGGCATTTCTTCGTCACCCAAGTTAAACCCTCCAGCTCCATATTCAGCAATATCTCCAATCTCCACAATCATTTTGTTTGCAAACGGATTTAATTCTTCATGTTCATCGCCGGTTTCAAATTCACCAGCCATGTACAGAACATTTCCGTCTTCATCACTTTGTATGTGATAATATCCTACATATTCTTTACCATCCGGTGTACTAAGTTCAGCGCCATTTGTAAAATGTTCTTCACCTTCTGTTGGGAGACTAGTTGGAGTTTCAACCAATTCTTTATCTAAATCAAGGCCGTCGGCTCCTTGACACATATTTGAAAACAAGTAATATGCCAAGTCAGTATATTTGGGAGCCATTCCAACATCGTCTAAATTTTCTGTTAGAATTTCGCCCATTGCTTGTAGTTCTATCAAGACCATTTCCTTTAATACAGTTTTGGCATCTTCTTCAGTGGCCTGAACAAACTCAAATGCTTTTTCACCTCGGTACCCCTTGAGGGTTTGAAAAAAGCCGGTTTCATCAAGTTTCTTTGCTTCTTTAAGATCACTCCTGTAAGGATATTTATATTTTTCTTGAGCATCATTAATCCTCAGAAGAGCCTGTAAAACTGCTTCTGGTGGATCTACTACTTGACCGTCATCTACTAAACGTCCATAAGTTTGTACAGACTGTTCTAAAAACGCAAACCAAAATTCATCATCTTTAAAGGGGTTGAAAAACTCCCAAAATGCTTTTTGAGAATCTCTAAACGATTTTTCCATAACCTCAACAATGTATTGGGCGTAAATTGCGCTATAAACATTATAGAAATCTGGCTTAAACGTTGTAAACGTAGCCATAGACTTCATTATATGCACAGTACCATAAATTCTACAAGCTGCTTTTATTAGGCCTTGTATATTAGCTTTGCCCGGGCGCTCTAAAATACGGTTATATGGGGCTTCGACTACACAATCTGGATCTGATTTGAGTCTTTGATCTTCGGGAATACTGTTATACGTCGAAGATACTTCTCCCTGTATCGCTCCAAAATCAATCAAATCCGTACTTCTTGGTTTACACGGGCTATAATCTGGAAATAAAACATCAACAAACCCAAGCCAGCCATCATTTTTGAGTGGCTTTATATAAACCGCTGGATTTTTATAACTACCACCGTAGGTTGTTGGATCTAAATAAAATATCCTAGCATCGTCATCGCCGGCCTCAAATTGATTTCTGCTGACACCTAAAATCATATCGTCATTTGTTAATTTATCGCCGTCGATCTTGGCATCTTCATATAATGTGCCGGCGGGAGAATCTGTTTGGCCGCGTTTGACCACATATTCAGCATCCTCTATGGAGAGATCGTCATATTTAGCGCCATAATTAAAGGCAGCATCATTTGCTGCAATTTCGGCTGCAAATTTTTCAAACATCTCTCCCATAAATGTGTCATAAAAATTTCTTAATCGGGTTTCTGATGGAGCGTCTCCATTGTTATTTTGTTGTAATAATTCCCTGAACAGGACAATTTGAGGTATGTAAGTTTTTTTGCTCTCGAAACAATCAGAAAAGTTTGGATATTGTTCAGTATCAACGCCATCGAATGTGTTATCAATGGCCACAAACTCAAATAAGCGATCCGTTACGGTCTCTTCTTTACCCTTTTTATTCTTTTTATAGTCCTTCCACTCATCGTTCGTCATCATATTCTTAAGATCTGCTTTAGAGCCTGCGGATGGATTATAGAGTTCTGTTATTTTGATTCTGGTGGTATCCAAAGGTTCAAAATAACTACCGAGATGGGACGTAACATCTTCAGGGTTCTTTTCCAACTCTGCCAAATAGACATTCAGTCTAAAACCATAAAGCCATGGCGTGTCATCGTGTTCTCTTCTTCCTTTGTTGTTATCTTTAAAATTAAGTTGTACATCATAATCTTTTTTACGAGCTATTTTTACTATCTTAACTGCTGGCTCACCATTCTTTGTGGTTGCAGTAAACTCAGTACCATATCCCAGATCCGGAATTGATATCATATCAACACCTCTTTTCTGGGATGCTATTTCTTCCATAGTTTTCTTGTAAGACACTTTATCTTTTATAGTATTAACCGACGAGAAATCAATATTCATATCTTTTAGCTGCGTCTGCAGCCACGGTGCAATCTTGGTTGGATAGTTACCTCTTTGTCTAAAAACCGGGGCCGGATCTGGGATCTGCCACCACTTGTTGTCATCTTCGCCGGGATCCCCCTCACTAATAAAATCTACGTATTTAGCTCGATTAAAAGCTTTTCTATAGTGTGTAGTTAATGGGCTGCCCATCGTGTCTGCCAAGATTAAATTAACGAAGCCCCAAGAGCCGAAGCCGAGGAATCCTCCATTACCAAGCATGTCCTCAGTATAATCTTTACGTAAAGATTCCAGGCCGGCTCCTAAAGCCACGGCTGCGGCAGCTTTTTGTTCATCAGACTCAAAGGGTAATAGACCGTCATCACACCCGGGTTCTGATATTAAAGGTGGTAATATGTCCTGTGGATCCATTGGATCGTTCATAAATTTGGTTAAAGCTTCTAAGTCGTCTCCTAATTCATCTTGAATATCATCAAACATTTGTCGGCACTGTTCTGGAGAGGCACGACCTTCTAATATTGTACACCTGAGATCTCTGAAATCCTCAAGCTGTTCTGGGGTAGCACATAGAGAGGGGTTTGCCGGATAATCATCGTCCTCTGGGAGTTCATTTACAAAGTCTTTCATAGCCTTTTTCACATCTTCTGGCATAAGTTTACCTACATTGCCCATGAAATCGCCAATTGATGCTTTTGTCGGGAAAGCATCGGCAAACTGTGGATATTCATTTTGAATAATCTGATATACTCCTCCGGCGAATTGTGGTGACATGTCACCGTTGAATGCGTTCATCATCTCAGACCTTGTTGCAAAACTTGACATATCTTCTGTAAGTGCTATAACCGCATCTTTATCCGCCAAGGCTGCGCCGCCGACACCAAGCTTCTCAAACATTTCAGCTATAGTATCTTCAACTTGTTCTTTATCAGCACCCTCTCCGCAGATGGCCTCTTTAATTGCGTCAGCAAATGTAGACCGACCAGCTATAATAGAAGGCAACGATGCTGCAACTGATCCTACCGCCTCAAGGGCCTTACATAATGCACTACCTAACAATTCGCATATTTTAACTAATATGCGCATAATAATCGATATGATAGCTTTTTGAATTGCACACATTAGAGCTAACCAAAGCAGCTTGGTCAAATCTTTAAGGGTTGGGATCCACCCAAATGGGTTTGATAGCATCGGTAGTGTTATCCCCTTGGTGTTACGACACCATGGTAGATCAATATCCTTAATGAAATCAGTAAAACTAGGATCAAAGATGGGAGGCCTAGGGCAGTCTGCCATGGCCAATAACTTGGCGATCATCTGGGCGCCGGGGTATTTGTTAAGCATGTCGACAACTGATAACAAGTCATCTTTATAAACATCGATTAATGCTAGAATATAAGCCTCTAAAACAACATTTGGACTTAATTGTTGAGCATCATTTTGAGAAACATCAAATTGTTGGGCTAAAGTGCGGCGTGTAACTTGAGAACCCTGTTGTGAAGTCGCATGATTACGGACTGAAGCCTGTGTTGTGTCGGTATCCGATTCAGCTTTTGTTGCTTGATCCCATGGTTTTGTCCACTTTAATTTACCTGAGACTGTATCAGAGGCCACCGCGGCGCCGCCATCCTGTGCGGATCCGGATGCATCTTTAAAAATATCGCCGCTTTCAAGTTTTTTCATTACTAAGGCTTCAAGTTCGGCTTGCTTCTCTGGTGGTAATCCAATAAAGAAGTCTCCGAGATTATCAATCGACATTGATGTTAGGGCAGACTTAATAATTCTTGATAGGGCCTCTTCTAATGATAAGCCGCCTAACAAACAACCAACCGTATCCATCAGAAGATCCATTAAGCCACAAAGTTTAATTCTTACCAGCCCTTCGGCATATAACGTATCTAAGAAACTTTGTGCGGCGCCTCCTCCTCCGCCACCTGCGGAGGCACAGCCGAAGGAAAGACCACCACTAAAGCCAGTTAAAATCCTAGCACACAGGCTCATAAATACAGCATCGTTGTCCTCTAACTCCTTAAAGGCTTGGTCGGTGGCCATGGCGAATAGATTTGTTGGTTCACCAGTATTAGGATCCATTAAAATTCCAAGCTTGCCTTGGTTCTCAAGCTCTTCGCCTAATGACTTTTTGCAAATCTGCTTATTGAACTGGAAGGCAATGGCATCACCGATGCCGAGGATATCATCCATGATATCGTCACCAAGCTGTTTTGTCTGCTCTGCTAAGGCGTCTCCAACACAACTCATTGCCGTTTCGGGTGTATCCCCAAAATTACCGGGCCAGTTAAAGGTATCTAGGACCTTTGGTACTGTGAATTCTTTTACGAAATCAGTCCACTCTACAGCTTCTCGCGCGCTGAGTCGCGAGTCAATCTTGTCAAGTTGCGAAAAGTAGGCTTGGGCTACTGGATCTTTGTATGATTCTCTTCTGTTCAATGCCTTAAGTTTTCTTTTTCCGAACCGTTTTGGCTTTTCTCCACAGCCAACAGTCCATGCACGAAGTTTTGTAAGTTTATAATCCTCATTCCAAGTAAATTCTAGTTTTGTAACACGATCTCTTCCGATTGAAAGAGAACCAACTCCAAAAATGTTTAAATCATGGTCATTGAGGAAACCATCTAAATCTTTAACCACATCAGCCATAATAGAATTTGGCCATAGGCCGGCGTCACCATACCTATCAAACTCGGTGGTTGTCCATTTTGTACCCTCTTTAGGGCCGGATTGCCACACCAAATGACCTTTATTAACAAATGCCAACACTCGATATAATCTAGAATACAAATTCATTGCTTTTCTGAATTTTATCATCTTTGTTTGTATGAAGTCGGCTTCCATTGTTACCGTTATTGGGCCGGTGTTTTCTTCTTCCTCATCATCGTCGTCGTCTTCATCGGCGGCCGGCAAAGAAGCAAGATCTTCAAACGGAATCGAGTATAAAAGTTTTAAGTAAGATCCGGTGCGAGCTTCAAGGTGGTATTTCTGAAATTCTAATGATTCTGATACAGTTTCTATATTGGATTCGTTGTATGCCCTATCAAAGTTAGTTAACATTTCTTCGATTGCTGCGGCCTTATGTTCCTCAAACACAGTCTCAACATAATCATCTGGATTATAATATTCTGGGCTAAGTAGACTTGTAATGCTGGTTGGTATTACAGCCTGTACCTTACAAAACTTTTCATTTAGCCAAGATTGGGTCTCAGTTTGTTCTCTCCAATTTGGCGCCACAAAATTCGGATTAGGCTGGCACGGGGGACATTTTGGACCATCTGCGACAGAAATTAGATCGTCACATTTGTCGTTTAATCCATCTCCGTTTTTGTCTTGAAAATTTATAAAATTAGACTTATTATATACTGTGTCATCTGCCACGGTTTCTCTCCCTTAAAATCATGTAGCGAATACATTGCCGCTGCAGACATATTTGTCGCCAAAAGGCATAGTATAGTTAACATTGAAAAATGATTTATTGGCTCTCATGTGCCACAACGGACTTAATACCTCAGTTAGATATCTTGTATTGGTGAAAGCGGTCATTGTTGCATACCAAGGGCATGACCAGTTAATTCCGAGAGTAGCAAATAAGTAAACGTTGTATAAGGCCATGTTAAAAACCGCCGACCAAAGGCCGTCTACTATATTAGATAAGTCTCTGAGTGCGTCTCTGACGTTTTCGCCTTTTGCTACACCCTGCAAAACCCTAATTTCTGGACCGATGCCAAGAAAGCCGGCCTCACTTTTAGTGTTCCCCGCTATCAATTCTATTGGGGGTGCGGGCTGAGATATTTTACCACCTCTAGAGTTTGTTTCTCCGTTAGAGCCGTGGCCCTTAAATGCATATGAGCGACCTGAAACTATTTTAACTCCTTCGCGACCAATTACTCTGACTACATCCGCTTTTATACCAATACCGGCGCGGCCTTTAATAGTGCCGGCCTGGCCAGGCTCACAACCAAAGTTTGTATCAATATCAGTCAGTTGACTAATATAAATTCTTGCAGCATCGCCGCTAAAAGAATTGTTAACCCATGCGCCATCATCCAGTTTTGGATTGGAGGACATTCTTCCAACCACCAAATCAATAGTATTTGCTGCTGTGGCGCCTTTTCCACCATACCCAGATTCCACTCCTGACGGCCGGTCGGCGCCAATAACAATTCCACAATTTTTATTCGAATCAGTGAACAACATATTATTGCCGGCAGCGACGAAGTTTCTCCGGGGTTGTTGGACCACCGAATTATACAGACCGGAATGATCTGCAACATTGTTAACGGCGCGCCCTTCAGCCTGTGCTTGCTCTGGGCTTAATATTAAATTTTCTCTTAGAGTCGATAGATAGTTATTATTGCTGATTGGTGTTGTTGTCATGTTTATTCCATGTTATTAAGTAAAGTAAGATATAATAATATTTGTTTAAAGGGTAACTATTCAAGTTGTCGATGGTGAGGGCGGTGTATACGCACTTTCACTGGGTAGATACTTCATTATAGTATAATATGGGCCGCGCATACCCGGCTGGGACATGCCGGCTGGAGTTCGGAGATAGTTGCCGTCGGCGTCAAGGGCCGCCGTACGAGATATTGACACCGACTCGCTGAGATTGCCTCCCGATAGATATGCTGTTCTATTAGCAAGATCAATCCTATAGACCACATCGCCATGACAATTTATGATCGTAGGCCGGTTCGCGCCATTGTACACAGTTAGCAGAATATCGCCGATTTCTGCTTTAATATGACCTAAACCAACGAGGTTTGCCGGCTGTGCTTCATAAACTTCCCAGTTGGGATGTTCCATGTAGAATTGGTGTGCGGAACTTGAGGCAAACTCCGGGTTATTTGTAAGAGGGCCTGCTTCGTCAAAGGTACCGTCACCGTTGTCTATTTGGGTCGTATCCCAGCCGTTGGGGTGGAGTGCTCGATAGAAAATATAGCTAATATATACTGCTGACCAGTGGGCTATAGGTTCCCCACTAAGAACATTATTTTGGACCCAACTGTCATCTCTCTCAGGCCGAGTGGCCCTCCAATACCAATAGAGTATATTATATTCGTCGGAGTCTAGGTTGACGGCGTTATTCTCCACCAGCGGAGTAGAAAAGGGGGGGAGGCCGTTCCATCGGTTGTTTTCAGAATTCACATAGGTTTCGATGAGGCCTCGGGCGGCTGATGACATCCGCGAGGTTACTTGCATGCCTGTTGCTGCTGTAGCTGTTGCGAGAGCTTTTAATGCTCGTATGTCAGATTCCATCTTGGCACTACCGGCCGCACCAAAGAGGCCTGAATTGAAGTTTGCCATAGATGCATCACCAACACGAGAGCCATCAAAGCGATCAAAAAGTGCTTTGAGACTTCCACATTCGGCTTGTAGTATTGCTTCGTTATATTCGCCGGCCGAAGACATAGCTATTCTATCAAATTTCGCATATTGCAAATTAACTTTGGCCCAGCCGGCAGAAAGCTCAACATCAACTATATCACCGATGGCTGGTACCGTTCCTACAAAGTTGTCACCCGAGATGAACTTGGTGTGTTTCTTTGTCAATATAGCAGCTGACATAGGATCCGAAGTGGCGGACATGGCACAAGGGTTTCCCCACAAAGAGTGGGGAGTTGTGTTTCCCGGGACGCCCGGGCATGCATGAATTCTGCCATAAAAATAAAACTGGCCAAAATCATTCTGGTTTGTAGGTCCAGAGCGGCCATGGTTCATAAACGCGTTCACTTTTGATGAGCGCACAGGCAATGGTCGACTTAAGACTATAACCACAAACTTTGTTTGGCCGGCCCACTTGTCCTGCTCCATGGATCGCCTATTAGAGTTACCTGTCAGTTCTCTGGAACCTATGCGGTCACTGAACTCTCCGGGGTCTATAGAAGTTGTATTATTGCGAGTAGACATTTAACTTTCTGCTCCTTGTATTATATCAAACAACTCATCTTTCTCTTGTTCACTTAACTCTATGGTTCCAACAGAAGATTTTTGTTTAAGTCCTATGATTTTTACTAATTGTTCGTTGGATCTCTGCATTGTTTCTATGTGTTTGGCTGCTACTGGACTAAGGTATTTATTTTGCTCGGCATCGAGGGCAATTTGATTTGCTATCTCATTAAGAAACTCTCGGGCCATTTTTCGATCATCTCGAATATTGCCAAGAGCCTCTCCTATTAAGTTATCCAAATCTTTCTTGCTCACAATTGTCCACCTTCCCAGTCATGCTTAAACGAGTAATATTTCTTACGAAACTTCTTCAACGAATTTACAATTTGCTTTGTATTAAGACCGGTTATTTCACGTAGGTATAAATAAATAGCTTTTTTATTAAAAATTTCTATATCTTCTTTCGATTCGAACAATACTATAATTGCTTTGTAAACTTTCAAATCATTTTCTTTCATCTGGTTCTCGTCCCAAGACTTGATCTCAGAATAAAATGATTTCCAAAATTCATCCTCTTCTCTTATCGTGAGGTAGGATTCGCTAGTAGATAGAAATTCCTCCTCATACGATTTAGAGATATTATCAAAATCTATCTCTCTTTTATTTCTCTTCTGCTGGCGCTTAACTTTATGTATGAACCAGTTTTTTGTAATGACAGAAAAGTATGAAAATGCTTTAGATCCTTTATTTGGATCATATTTATCCAATATTGTCATTAGCCATATTTTGCACTCATCGCGGAGATAATCACAGTTAGGAAGGCTAGTAAACTTATATGTAAATACGATCTTGTCAACCATCTGGTTGAATGCCGGCTGGATCCACTTTACATATAATTCTGTTCTCTCGCGGGTGCAAGTTGTATTACTATACCTTATTATTGCGTCTTCGTGTTCTTGCGTAAAATAATGATTTTTGGTTCTTTTTCTACGTCGTCTCTTGACTGGTTGTTTCTTCTGAATCGTCATCCGTTTCAAATTCCTCTCTTTCTTCTTCAGTTTCAGTTAAAATGTAAATAAATTCAAATGTTTCAAGTTGTTCATCAAACGATCTTGCGTGATCAACTAAGGCGCTTAGTGTGGCGTCTCCATAAAACATTTCTGTATTGTATACCGATTGAATGTGGTTAGAAAACGATGCGACCATGGCTTTTAAATCACCCAACTCCTCTGACACCCATAGAAGGCGCAGTATCGCTTGGCGTGCGTATGCAAAAACCCCTATATTAAAAATTATAGATATGGTCAAAACACTCGATAATATAATTTCAAGTCGGCTCATACGTCGTTTTCCTCGCTTTTTCTTTTTCTTGTTCTAAGATTTCTTTATTTCCTTCGATATATTCTTTCGTTAACTCGCCAACTTTGTTCTCATCTTTCTTTTTTGTAGTAACATAAGTTGCACTGGTTAACTGTCTTATCATTGTACCACTTGTAGAGCATAGTGTGCAATCTGTAACAATATCACTGATTGCGTGCATAACTGAGTATGTTTTTTCACACTCAGTACATCGATAAACATACCTTGGCATTTACTTAACCATGTTGGCCAAGTCATCTTCCGTGATCTTTTCTTCACTGGAAACACGAACTGTGGGTGGATTTTGCACCACTAGTCCATCTGGTGTTGGTACTAAATTAAATCCCTTTAATATGGGTACTATATCAAGCTCATTTAATAAAGATTCTTGCAATGCCATCATGACAGCCCCTAAAGCCTGATTAGATAGTTTAAAAGTATCTTCTGTCGTCCCGTTGTCGTTGAAAAATGTATTTTTACTCATTTTATTAATCTCCTTTTTGTTGTTTATTTGAGATGGCGCCATCGATATGGAGCCAATCTTGTTTTGTTCTTACTTGTAAATTCTTTTGCCACGATGCCTTCATTACCAAAGGTTCTACATCACAATCTTCAAAATAGTTTATGAAAGCATTAATGTCTTTAGGAAAGCACTTTCCTCCGAAGCCATGATTGCCATCGGTGCCCGGAACAAGTGTGTGCATTGGATTAATCCACCCAGAAGACAATAAGCCTCCCATGACTGCATCCCAGTCTAGATTTTGTTTTTGTGCTACTTGATAAAATTCATTTAAAATTGATATCTTAACTGCATAGAAACAATTGCAAGCGTATTTTGCAAACTCTGCTGTCTCTGAATCAGTCTGTATTATATTAACATGAGGAAAGCGTTCTCTATATAGCTTTTCGGCATGTTGTCGTGAAGATGGAGAGCCACCTAAAATAATCCTAGAGGGATTGTTAAAATCTAACTTAGCAGTGCGTTCTGACAGAAACTCTGGATTAAACACAATTCTAGCCTTGGGGTATTTTGTTTCGTATTTTATAGTGGTTCCGGGAATGGCTGTGGACTTGATAATTATTGTTGGCTTATTTGCCGTGAAATTGTCATTATGTTTATCTATGGATTCCATAACAGAGTCTAAGATCGATAAATCGATGGTATGACCATTAGAAACATCCATTGGTGTTGGAACACAAACAAAAATAAAATCACTAGTTTGTATCACTTCTTGAAGCGTATGGCTAGCTAACTTTGGATTAGTATCATATATTTTTATATCATGCCAAAGAGAGAATCCGTGCGCGACTGCAGAACCTACAAATCCATTTCCGATTATTCCAATAGTGCTCATATTTGCTCTTTCCAAGTCGTATATTTTTGATATACATATTCTGCATCGGGGTGCCAGCTATGCTCATCTAAAAATAACACAGGGGTCTTATGGGGGTTCCAGTTTTCTTCATATCTAACGCGGTTCTCTGGCCTTGACCAGACCACATGGGGAGTATTACAGAGACTAGACATATGCATTGGACCAGATGATGGACCAAAGACGCATTTAGATTCTCCTATAACACCAAAAGTTGTTTGTAGATCGACCCCACGAAGATCGTCGGTACCTTCTATTAACAACGATTCAGTTTTACTCCCAATACTTGCCACTTTTCCGCCCAGTAACTTAAGCAGTTTTTGCCACTTATTAACACTCCAATTGTCTTCGCTTCTTAAATCTCTATTTCTCGCATGAAACACATAATCATATGAAGTGCTTGTGTTGCCATTAAATATTATATATTCAGGTATTATACTAATATTACCAAAGGTGGCGCTTTCTGTGTAGTGTGTAGATGGAGGAAGACCAATTCGACGAGGAGGACAGACTGTAATATTTTCATTAAGGTGAAGTTCATTCTCCATTATAAGGCTTCTCAATTCAGTATTTATATCAAAACCGTGCATATAAAAAGAGTCTACCATACCAGTGTGTTTATCGCAAAACACATATTCATCTGCAAAATCTTTATAGATGTCTTTTGAACCACTTCGGCAAATTATGATTGTCCGGCGAAAGTGTCTTGAGAGTGCGCGCATATATCCTTGCCATGCAAACATTTCCCATCCAAATTCTCCGATCCATGGGCCGGCTATTAATGTATTATTTAAGTTGTTCATAAATCTCTACTATTCTCTTGGCCCAGTTATTCCTAGTATACTCTTGTACAGTCTTGTGGCCTTGCTCAGCGATCGATTCGGCTTGTTGAGGGTTGTTCAAATAGAATATTATCTTCTCATTTAAATCTTCAATGCCATTAAATATTACTAAATCATGATTATTTTTAAATATTTCTTTTCGCCCTTCCCAATCGTCCGTAAGTAAAAAACCTTTTGCTGCTAAAATTTTATACACTCTGTCAGAAGCGCCGTTTGAAGTGCAAAAGTTTAAGTTAACTCTACTCTTGCCAACAGCCAATGCATGTTGGGTTCCATAAGCGTTTGAAATGATATCAACCTTGGTTTCAATTTTGGAAAGTTTCTCATGTCGGTCGCCATATATGTTCCCAATAAAACTTACATCATATTGTTTATTGGTATCGTGAGGCTTATCGTTAGTTGAATCAAAACCTTCAAAAACATGATATGAATTATGATTAATCCACGATGCAGCTTCGAAAACATCTTTTTTGTCACAACAAAAAAAATCAACCAAGCTGGTTTTTATTTGCATTTCTTGATTGTAGGAAACAAGTGGATCCATAAACCAAAGACAAGTTTTTGTCAACATAGAAATTTCATGAAATGTTTTAAATGAAACTTGATTGCACTTACTAAAAATTACAAAATCAATATTTTTATCAATAACTGTGTCGAGGAGATTTTGATCTCTTGCTTCTGCTCCAATTTTGGCCGCTTTATCACGATAATTATATCCTATAACTTTAACACCAAGTTCGTTTAAGGCCAGTAATTGTGATGTATTGGTAGACTGAAAGTTTTTATCAAAGACTCCGACGAACAATATTTTAATCTTAGATAAACTCATCGTTCTTGTGTCGATTTTTGATTCTATCTAAGAACTCGTTTAGGACATGTGGGCGGCATTTATAATTTCCACAAGGACTATGTTCGAGTGCGGCTACTTTGTCAATCACCTTTTGAACCTGGCCGCTGGTGTGTATTTCTTCAAATGACTGTTCATATATATTACCAAAACTGTAATCTGGTTTATCATAGAAAATATTGCAACCATAGCAGCCTCCTTTCGCATCAATCAAAGTTAAGAAGTTATATGCATAACATTTTTTATAACAATAGTTGTGTTCTTGGCCTTCAATCTCTGGTAGCTCTTGCATGTTTTTGCTGCGGACCATAACCGTAAAATCCTCAGTACTGCGGGCCAACAGTCTTTGGCGTAAGTCTTCATCAGTCAAGTTATAAAGCGTCGGATTAGAAGCACTCTTTGGGTGATTATGGTGTGGTTTGAACTGAATATTATCAACACCAATGTCTTTCATAAGATCGGCAAAATCTTCCATTTCGTGTAAGTTCTCTTCCATGACAATAAATTGTGCACCTATTTCAACTTCTAAACCGTGCTCTTTTTTATATTCAACTGCTTTTCGCATGTGCTTAATAATTCTATCAAAATCTTTATTTTTGTGAATTGAGTTGTGAGTATCATACGTTGCCGCATCGATACTAAATCTAACCCAAGCAAAATATGGCCAGAGGCCCGGGAGGCGCTTAGCAGTTAAAAGGGCGCCGTTAGTAGACATAGAACACTTTAGGCCGCGGCCGTGTGCAGCTTGTACAAAATCTTCCATGCTTTTATGTAACAATGGTTCTCCTTCGCCGGCAAAATAAATCGATTTTACACCAATATCAGCCATAGAGTGGATGGCTCGTACCAATACATCTGTATCGATCAATACTTTACCGTGTGTAATCCAATCAACACTGCAAAAGCTGCAGTAGTGATTACATCGATTTGTTGGACCAACTTCTACATGTAGTGGTGTTCCAGCGCCAGTGGAAGCCCATTTGGCTACCTCTTCTGGATAATACATAAGTTTGTGACCATCAACGTCTTTAATTCCCATTTTCTTCTAACTCCTTTAACCAATAGTTTAACAGGTCTTGTAATGTTTGTTCAATTGAAATACTCGGACTCCAATTTAAAAGAGTACGCACCTTTGAGTCATCCGGAATCTGTATCGGGATTTCTACTTTCCTCAAAAATTTTGGCTCAATCTCAAGTTCTACTTTCCCAGTTAATTCGGAAAGTTCAAGCATTATGTCTAGATAATGTTGAATCTCATGCAGGTCGTTACCAGCAATATGAAATATTTCCCCATCTTTCACTTTTCCACCAAAATAAGCCATCATGAGTTGATAGTATACATCAACAATATCACGGACATCCGCCACAATTCGTTTTGCCTTCATATTTCCGATTTTAATGACCGGGTCTTGTTCACCGCGTAGAATCCTAGCTATCTGTATGGCGTCTGAGGAGATGGAAAAGTTACTTCCCCTCCGAGGTCCGGTATGAGAGAAGGCCCGGGTTAGAAACCCCTTGAGGGCGGTTGTTTGTGTTCTCTCTATCATATACATATCTGCGCCTGCCTTTGAAACTCCATAAGGATTATTAGGGCGCATCGGAAAGTCTTCTGTTATTTTCTTATCGCCGGGGCATATGCCGTATACTTCGGGTGTTGAGCAATTCATTAAAACACACTCTGGCATCCTTTCAAGGATTTTATCGCACATGTGGGCTGTTCCAATTATATTGGTCTGGCTAGCTAATAATGGAGTAATAAAAGATGAGGGTGGGTGAGCAAACGCACCAAGATGAAAAACACCATCAAATATATGGCTATTAAACACTCTAGAAATTGTATCGAGTTCTGATAGGTCTCCATGTACAAATTGGATGTCATGCAAATTGTTCTCTCCAACCACATTAACTATGCCAGGACACTTGCTCATATCGCGGGCCATGGCCACAACTTCGTGGCCATCGTTTAAGATCCTATTGATCATATGGGGGCCTGCGAATCCTGTGGTGCCGGTCACTAAAAATTTCATCTAAAAATCTCCATTTGAGTTAAATCGGGCCAGTCTTCTGTAGTCCATTGTTTCGGTTGACTGGCTATAGCTGCGGGAAGTTTTTTTAATCCTAAATTGGCAGTCTCCGGGGTCATATAATAATGATAGCCCATCGAACTTATGTTTTGGGTAGCCCATGGAGTATCTGGAGTACGACCATCATAAGACATTTTCTTTAATTCTGCAGCATCTTCCTTGTTATCTAATAGTATAACACCTCCACGGCCAAGTGACAAGTGTTTTTTAAATTGAAAGCTAACACACATGTAGGTGCCAGAAACATAACTTTTTTCTTTCCATAAAACGGCAGCGTCTATGATGTCCTCCGTTAAATAATAGTAATCTTGCCAATGTGTGTCTTTCCAATTTAGTTCTATACCAAGTTTCACTGAAAGCATCGGAACGGAGATATATGTGTGTTTTGGTACAGATATTTCTTTTATATCTTTTAGTCTAAGACACAGTTCAAGGGCATGAGTACAACAGTCGGTGGCCACCGCATAGGGGGCACCGAAAAAATCTGCAATTGCGTCTTCAAAATCTTTTATTGGTTTAAAACTCATATCCCATCTCCTTTGCATTGTTTAACAATTTTGTTCCATCTATTTTTTTTACCAGTTTGGCTGGATTACCTTTATAGACACCCCACTCTTCTGTGTCGCCCATCAATAAACTGCCGGCCGTAAGAAGAACGCCTTTCCTCAATATTGTTCCCGGCAATACAATCGCATTTGTTCCGATATTTGATAGCGGTTCCATTATTACTGGTTCAAATATTTGTTTGCCTTTAAAGCGCTCGGGTATCATGGCACCAAATAATCCTGAACTATCAAATCTATCGGAACCACAGATTATTCTTGCACCAGCCATAATATTATTAAATCCTTTGCTGATAAATTCACCCTTGATACTGCCAATACAGGTAACATATGGGCTTATGTGAACATAATCTCCAATCGTGGCGCGCGTAGTGCAATAAAATCCCTTATCTATTGCTGCATGGTTCCCTATTGAAAATTCAGACAGATGTTTTATATAAACATCATCTGCTATAAAAACATCTTTTCCAACTTTCACTTCCAATCCCATTGTCCGTTATTGGTTTTAAAATATTCTATTGTGCGCTTGAGGGCTTCTTCTAAACTGGTGGGAATACGAGATCCGATTACGGAATATAACTTAGTGTTATCTGACTGTAGGTGCCATATTTCCCATGGTCTGACGCGCGCTTGATCAACCTCAATCTCTACTTTATCATAACCCATAAGACTGCCAATTAAGTGAGCCAAATCGTAAATTTTAATCCCACCTTCAGAACCCATATTATAAACTTCACCGAAGGCGCCTTTTTCTAATAATTCTACTGCCATTTTAACTGCATCTCCAGAATACTGAAAGTCTCTAAATGAATTATTTCCTAATTTTATCTTATTATCGGTGCTGAGTTGACTTATTATTTCTGGAATAACATATGCGTGTGTTTCTCTTTCTCCGACACAGTTAAACTGCCTCATGGCGATAGCTGGGACGCCTGCTTCTCGCCAGCGCACCTGTACAAGTCCATCAGCGGCAACTTTTGAAACGCCATATGTGGAGTGTGGTACGATTGGATCATTCTCCGATATCTTACCTTTCATATCGCCATATATTTCAGCCGACGAGACCTGTAAAACTCCCTTTATATTGGACTTTTGGCAGGCATTTAAAACCCTAAGAACAGACGTTGCATTAATATCAAAAAAGTGCATTGGTCTTTCGAAACATTCTGGTATATACGGCTCTGCGGCATAATTAAAAACATACTGTATTTCATTTTCCGTAAAGATTTTTGCCAATTGGTTTTCATCATCTCTAATATCAAACCACTTAAATGTGGCCTTTTCATGGATGTGCTTGGTCAGACCAGTTATAAGATTATCTAAGACCAACACACTACATCCCCTATCTTCTATTAAGTGGTCAACTAACTGTGATCCTAGGAATCCGGCGCCGCCGATGACACAAACACTCTTATTTCTTATATCTCTGCTCATTTTATTTATCCTTTTTTAAATATTTTATTCTATCAATAATGAAGTCGACATTATCTTGTATAGTCGGGTGTGCAGCACAATACTCTTGACAATCTTTTATGTCTAATATTGGTGTATTCTCCCAAGTCTCTTTTATAACTCTTTTAAAATCTTCGTAGCTATTATCGTTGAAGTAAATTGCTCGGTCGCCAAGATAGTCGCGGGCGCCTTCATACGGAGAGTCACTTACAACGGATACTTTACCAAGATTATAACCTTCCATCAGTGTCATACCGCCGGTTGATGTTTCGTGATACTCAGTGCACATAAAACTGCATTCGGCAATAACTTTTTGAAATTCTCGTTCTGAAAGTTTATGGTTAGGCTCCATTAGTGGTATTCCAAGCTCTTGGCAGGCTTTCTTAAGCCAACCATAATTTTTATCATGCACATATGGTCTTACGGGATTTAATACATATCTACCGTCTTTTATATCTCCATCGTACTCAAAAAGTCTAGCCCATATCTTCATAAGCTTACATTTATCGGGGTTTATACCCTCTTCTTGCATCCTTAAAATCACCTCGCCAGATAGACACCATAGTTCATCACATGTTTCTAACATTTTCTTGTATAAGTGCCAGTTGTAGTTGTGAGGGTTTGGTGCTGTCCAGACAGTTTTATAAAAATCAAGAGTAAGATTTATTAAAGGAATTTCTGGTTTTGTTTTATGAAAAAGTTCAACTAATTCAATTCCAACTTGACCAGTTCCAATTATTGCATCACAATCAGGATGTAGCCGATTTTTGTCGACTATAACTCCTCTGGATTCAAGGACCGGTATATATGGCTCTACATTTTGAGATACGGGGGTTACAATGGAAATTCTCATTTTGTTTTCTCGATCATCTCGTCGATTACTTTAAAGATTAAATTATTATTAATGTCATTAGCCGTGGGTGCCTCAAGATAAGAAGCATTTGAATTCACAGGCCACCAGTTTTTAGTTGTGGCGACTAAACTATTATAGTTTGAGGAAAATAGTCCAACAGTTGGATGATCATATGCCGATGCAACCCAGGGCATCCCCGAATCACACGAAACAAGGAAATCTGTTGATAACATTCTGATACATGCATCATAATAAGAACCCTGTTTTCGGACAGTGCCTTCAATTGAAGGCTGGTGGGGGGCTGACAGTTGGTATACCTTATAGCCCTTTTCCGCTAAATAATTTACTATTGCGACTTGGTTTTCCAGACTTATTGATCTGATTCCATGGGGCCATTTGCTTGAAAACAAATGAACTGCAACTGTGTTCGGTTCTTTAACAACATCTTCTGGCATATTTAGTTGAATGTTGTTAGAATCGCTATCTAAACCAATCATCAAGGCTGTCTCTTTGACAATGTGACGGCGATTTGCCCAATCATTTTCGGAGTGTAGGGGGATGTCTGGCGGGTATAGGGCGTCAAATTGTTGCGCTTCTAAATATTCTAAGTCCGCAGAAGTTGGCCACTGGTCATACCCCTCAAACACTTTAAACTCGGTTATATTCTCATGATAGTTTTCGTAAAGTGGAAGTATCTGTTCGTACCGCTTAGATACAGCTAATGTGATCTTGGTCTCCGGATTATCTTTAATAAATTTTCTTAGGGCTGGTTCTTGCATAACGATATCACCGAATTGGCCGCGGATGCCAAGACATACTTTATTGTAAGGGGGTTGTTCGTTTGGATAAACATATCTCTTTTCATCTAATGTCCATTTAATAGTCATTTTCTTGGCGGCTCCATGTTTGGTGTTTCTATGAGTGGCGCAACTAAAAGTATGCCCCTACAAAGAGGTAATATATCTGCAGCCCTTAGCGGGAAGATCTGATATGAACTGTTAATATTCCAACACAGTTGGTGGACAAGTTTTTGTGAATATGGATATGTGCCCATACCACAATGATTTAAATCATCAATAATAATAATATGATCATTTCTATTACTAAACCTTTTGATAACTATGAGTTCTTCCTCGATCCATGCGTTTAAATCAGGATCATGATCATCAAGCAAAATTAGTAATCGTTCGTCAGGGTTTTCAATTAAATATTCTTTTAATTTTTCGTGGCCGCGGCCTAAATGGTAATTTATTTCATATTTTAAACCTTTTTTATCTTTATTGGCTTCATATACTTCTGATAATGTTTCAACGGTTTCAACTTTGAAGAAATTTGACATTGCTACGGCTGTTTGTGCGAAAGCGGTACCGCACTCGAAAAAGGTGTGGATGTCTGAAAAATCTGCTATGCCCTTGTTTGATGCCATTTCGATAACTTGCAGAAAGGGAGAATTCCATGGCCATGGTACATGTCCGTTTATTCTAACTTTCTCTAATTCCTCCGATGATTTATCTACGGAGCCGCGGGGGTCTATAGCAAAGTTTAAAAGATACCTTTGTTTATTCTCAGATTTTTTATCTAATGGCGGATAATAATCTATATAAATATTTGAAAGCGTTATTTTATCTAATGGAGACGGTGCGCGTTGATGCTCACCAAACTTAGAATAAAAATCCATTATGTTTAATCTCCTTTTTGGATCCTATAAGAATCAGAATCAAAATGTTCTGTAGAAAACTCAAAAAGTTCAGTGTCCTCTAGAGCTATCATTTGGTGGCGCAGGCCGCGGTAGACATGAAAATTATCGCCCGGGCCTAAGATTAATTCTTCCGCCAAGTCTAGATCATCGTGTACAGAATATTTTACCAATATTTTGCCGGATTGTATATAAAATACCTCATCTTTCTTTATATGGTAATGCCAAGAACATCGTTTTCCCTTTACAAAGTAAAGTAATTTACCACAGTATTCCTCGCAGTTTACTATCCATTTTTCAAATCCCCACCCTTTAGGAACGAATTTAATCTCCTGTGTTGAAGAAGTCTTCATCTCTAATTCCTTTGTCGTCAATGTAATAATCTCCGGATGGCTTTCCTAAAAACAAATCATGAAACCTGACGCCCCAATCAAGTAACTGTTTTCTCGTCATTTCATAGAATACCCTGTTGGCATAACCTGAATTGTTGTCGCTGCGGCCCATGCCTCTTGCAGTCTGAAATATTATTGTATTTCCTTTTTCATATAGTTTGTTCACTATTGCTATTCTGTCTTGTAGTGGCTTAGCCTTGGTGTAATTACCATCTGTTTTGGTGCAAATGGTACCATCAATGTCAAATACATAAATCATCGTTTGATTCTTTCTTTGGGTATAAAAATGAACTCGCCGCCGCGCTTGTTAAGAATGCTGGGATCATTAAGTCGGCCGTGTTCATCATATATTAAATAATCAAGTTTGTGAAAGTTTTGGAAATCATATCCGCCGTCTTCAATATCAACCCAACCTGGGTATCCTTCCAAGGTAGAATAAAATTTATAGTGGTATCCCATTTGCCAAATCGGTCTTATGTTTTCTATAAGGTTGGTCATTCCATGGAGAGCTATTGTCTCCATTCCCTCTATATCTACTTTTACTAAATCTGGTGTTGGCAGTTTGTTGTTGGCCATAAAATCATCAAGACGAAAATAATGTATATGATCTTTTTTCTCATATCCATCATCCATACAGCTGTTGAATTTAGATTCAACTGAATATTCTTTATCGCTGACTGCGCACAAATGATTTGTTATATTATATGGCTCAGTGTTTTTCTTGCAGCGAGAGTAATTATCGGGAAATCCTTCAAATGCATGCAATTGCATGCCCTCGATGGCCATTGGAATAGAAAAGGTTCCAATATAAGATCCGACATCATATACTATAGAATCAGGCTTCAAGAGACCAACTAACATCCCAAAATGATGATCGGGGCGGCGGAACAATGAACCATTAATTATATGTTTATCCATATTGTGGCCGGATTCCAACAAGTCATAAAACAATATGTCGTGTTGCTTGTTTTTTGTATCCGTGTAAATTATTCTTCTATCCATTTTATATCCTCTGGTGTTAATACATATGTGCCCATGTGTGACACTGAAATACTTGCTAATTTATTCGCTATTCTTATAGCTTTTCTCATATCTTCGTGTTTCAAAAATCCATATACTAAACTTGATAAAAACACATCGCCGGCGCCGCAAACGTCAAATACCTCAACTGTTTCAGTGGGGTATATTGAGTCTTGGTATTTGGCACCGCGCTCGCCCAAAGTAACAATAAACTTTGAGCCGCGAGGGCGGCTTTCGATATTTGAATATTCTTTTTCATTTATTTTTATATAACAGCCTTCAAAACAGCTTAAATCGGTCTTCTTTGTATCTACAAATATGGGTATCGCCGGATCTATACTTCTATAATGGCTTACTATTCTCTTACACATCTCGGATGGTAAAAATCCTTTATTATAATCACTGATTACAACCGCATTGGGTACTTTGTTCGCGCTAATCAAATTAAGATTGAATGGTTTCAGCTTTTTTTCTTCCCCTTCATCCCAACGTAAAAGATGTTGATTATATCTTTTATCAATAAATCGGTGCTTTCTAATCTTTTCTTCATTTGTATAGTGGACCACAAACAGACCAAACGATTCCAAGTTAAGACGAACGTTCCATGACATCCCCTTCATTGAAAAGGAGTTGCTCTCTTTCAATATTGGTACCGGTGCTTCCGGACTTAGGCGATGACATGTACCGTAGTGGTATACATCTTCGCAGCTATCACCAATCAGATCTATGTTGTAATATTCTTGTTGTTGAGTATCCATCGAGTTTCTCAAAAAATTCTAAGTTTCTGGCGTGTTGAGAGCCAACAACGTGGCGATTTTTATAATCGCTACCAACCACCATTAAATCGGGTGACTCTTCAAGAACCAGTTTAATTAAATCATTCTCACAATTAAATATAACAACTTTATCAACAAATGTCAAGCTTTCAAGCATATATTTTCTATCTTTTTCGTTATTGATGGGTCTCTCTGAACCTTTTAATTCTTTAACCCTCTTATCAGAATCGATGCCGACGACCACGTATTCACATCTGCTTTTAAGATATTGCAATAGTTTTAAATGACCAACATGCAGTATATCATAACATCCGTTAGTAAAGCCCTTCATTGGTGGCCTTTCCAATATTTTATGTATTTTTCCATTCCTGCACTTAAGCTATGAAATGGCCTTTTGTATCCGCCAACAGAAGTCAGTTTGTTTGTATCAGCTTTAGTGAATTTTTGATAACTGGTTATTATGTTCTCAGGCATTGAAATTTCTATTGTTTCGAAATTATAATGAGGCTTCATTGTTTCAGGAATTGCTGTAAATGGGGATGCTACCCCAGTTCCGCAGTTAAATATTCCGCTTATTTTAGGATTGTTAGCAAAATGCTTGTTAATTTCAACGACGTCATCAATGAAGATAAAATCCCTCATAAAGTTTTCGCTGCCGGCAAATATGTTTATTTTATTAGATTCATCGATTTGCTTCTTAAATTGGCAGGCTACTGACGCCATTCTTCCTTTTCTTTCTTCGCCGGGACCATAAACATTAAAATATCTCAAACCTACTATTTGTGGGTATTCTACTTTTGTGTTACTTAAAAATGTTGTTACATAATCATCAAATATCCGCTTTGAATTTGCATATAAGTTTTTAGGTGTCATCGGTGAACTCTCGGAGGCCACACCATCGCCGTAAACCGACGCAGATGAAGCATATATTAATTTGACGCCGTATTGTAAACATCTATTAAACAATTCATGACTATAATCAAAGTTCTGCTGCATCATATGATGAGGATCCTTACATAATGTATCAGAGCAGGCGCCTTGGTGGAACACTATTTCAATATTAGAAGCAAATGAAGCTGTGTTCATTTTTTCCAAGAATTCGAGTGGGTCCATGACTTCGTGGGTTGGAGATAGATCCGTGAATTGTTCCCCATAATCAACCAATATGACATCACGCAAGTGCTTTAAAGACTGGTATAAATTCCACCCAATAAAGCCAGCGGCGCCGGTAATCACTAACATATAACTTTCTCAAACATACCCAAGGCCGAAGTGATCTGACACTCTATTTTGTCCACTAAAGGTATGCCAGAGAGTTCTGAATAATCTTCACTGAAAAATCCTAACATTTTAGGAGTAGTGATAATTTTACAATTTACCATTTTTGCTTCTGCGCAGACTCTGGAATAAGTTTCTAATACTTGTGGGAGAAATATGAACTTCTCGCAGGATGCTAGGGTTTTAATAAAGACTTCATAATCGGTCGAAGCTATTGCTAATACATCATTTAAATCCAATTTCAAATTTTTACAATAGTTAAGTGCTTCTTTTGTGCCTTTAATCTCGTTATTGCTCTTTAATATCCCATACTCATGAGTTTTCTCTACTGAATTCGTGCGCCGTAAAATATCAAGCTTTTTCTTGCTCCACAATGAACACCCAATATTAACTACATTATCAATATTCAAGTTTTTTTCGATAACTTCTTTACAGATCTTACTTAATACAAAAACTTTTTTTGCATTTGCATAAAAATCTCTATTGATAATATGGCTTGGGGGTGCTTTAAAGTCTTCGTATGCGGCCGGATTACGAGTCTTAACATATTTGTGATCATGTTCGTAGATTATATAATTCTTCTTTTGAATTAAATATTGTTTAACATCTTGTGGTAATCTTGTGAAATTACTTACAATAAAAAAATCATAACATTCAATCACAGGTGCTATCATATAAGTGTGTACTGGTACCACATGATGGCCCAGAACTGACATATGTTCTAAAAGAACAGCATCGTTTTGTTCTGCGCCACCAATTAATTCATTATCAAAGAAATCTTGCAAAAATGCAATCTTCATATCATACAATCTCTATTTGAGATAGGGTCTTTACCCATTCATTATTTTCTTGAAATTGATTAACAGAATCGACAAACTGTTTATATATTTTTTGTTCGTTGAAAGTTTCTTGTAATGTCTCGGCGTATTCGCATGCGGCGCTGGCGTGGCCTTCATTGTTATTAATGTCCGTAAAGCATTCTCGAAGCTTTTCTTTGTAGGATCCTTCGCGAGCATAGGCCCATGCGGATTCCTTAATCAATACTCCATCCCATACTACCTCATCCGGTACTTGGGCTATATCATATCCAACATTATAAAAATGCTCATCACCGTCTTTATCTACCAAAAAGTCTAATTGACCAGACCACCCGGTGGCCACAACAGGAAGACCGGAATAGGCGGCTTCGAATAGTGGTAAACCGAAGCCTTCGCCATGGGGAATTCCCACAAAGGCCGAAACTTTGTTATTAATATAGAGTGAATGTATTTCTCGATCAGTCATATCTCCATGCAGTAAATATATTTTACACTTTCTATCAGGATAATCAGCGACCATGGCTTTGAATTCTCCTTCACAGACTTCTCTATCCATAAGACAGTTTTTAGCTCTATTGGTTTTTATTATAAAGCCAACTCCAGCATCGTCATGAAACTCTTCCACAAACCATCGAACCATATTAATCAAATTCTTTCGGGGGCCGAACTGCGCAACTGATAGAAAGTTAAACTCTGTTTCAACAGCAAGCTCTACACCTTCAAGGTCCGTGTATTTTTTTGCAGGATAATTCACTACATCGATCGGAGTTTCAATTACTAACTTACTTACTTCATTATTTTGTTCGTCCATGCCGGTATAATTTGACACCTCAAACACATCTTTGGAATGTTGTGATACAACTATCACTTTATCCATCTGATTTGCGGCAGTTAGCCACTCATGAGCAACCCTAGTAGTTTCAATACCAGCAGTATATCCAATGTTAATCGGGGCATGCTTCTTCCATTCATTTGGAATAGTGACCTGTAGTGAAATATCAAAGCGTGCGTTGCCTTGTTGTCCGTATAAAATAGTTTTTTCAATTAGGTCATCAATATATGTTTTTTCTTCATCATATTCGGCGACCCAAGACGTATTTCCCCACTGTAGTGGATGTATATAAATATCATATATATCTTCACAGGTTCTTAGAGATCTTAATGCAAATCTAGCTTGCTCTCCGTAACCGGATCTGGTAAGGACCGGTCCAACCAATAGTATCTTTGTTTTCATGATGCAATCTCCAATAAATGCCAGCGCTGGTATCCTGTACGAGTATCCCAAGAGCCATGTTTTTCAATAACTTCGTCCATCAAAGTGACCCACTGTTTTTCATAATCTTCAAAATTATAATTATTTTTTACGTGTTCCCTACCTTGAATAGACATTTTTTTATACTTCTGTTTGTTGGTCTTAAGTGCCTTATTTAAAGCTGCTTCAAAATCTTCTTGTGAGATTCTGTCTTCATAAATGTAAGGTACTTCTAATGAACCGATAATCGCCTTGGAGGAAGGTTTTATTCCCCATCCAAACCATTCTTTTCCATTTGTAACTTGTTCTTGTAGGCCGCCGGTCATATTAACGATAATTGGAGTGCCACAAGATAGTGATTCTAATGTCGCTAAGCCAAAACCTTCGGCATCCGATATGTTGATTGTATAATCTACCGCATTATAATAAAGGCCCAATTCTTCAGGTGATACTTTTGTGGTTGACAACATGATTTGACCCTCAGTGATCCCAAGATGCTCAATAAGGTGTGGCAAATCCTGTCCGTGAGGGTCTCTAGCATCTGTGTGCATTAATAAACATGCTTTATCGTGCCCAACTTTATCTAACCATTCTTTAAACCACCAGACAAGAGTACCTGATTGTTTTCGGCGCGCGTTTCGATTGTTCCAGAAGAATATCTTCTTATTCGCATTTACGGCGCGGCCTTCGCTATGGGCCATAATTTGTTCGCGGATGGTTTTAATTTTTTGCACCATTTCCGGTGATTTGTGTTTCTTAAAATGTTCTGTATGTACAGCGTGTGGTAGATAATGAGAGGACACGCCGGGTGCGCACTCTTTTAATATTTCGTGAGTAACTTTCGAAATACATACCACTTCATCTGTTGAGCGATAATACCTCCTATTATATAAGGGTGTTGGGAAATTATCCCAAACATGATAGTATACCATTGGTATGTTGGCGCGAATCTCATTCTCAATTTCCCACAACCAACCATAAAACCTTGGATCGGTCATGAACCAAAGTACGTCTGGGCGCTCTTTTTGCATGATAGAACGAACAATCTCATGTGTTCCATAACCATCAACAGGAAATATAACAAAATCTTCACCATATGGTTCTATTTGTTTTGGAGTATAGTCTTGGTGTTTCATTGCGCCGGCTAAACAAACAAACTTGTATCTGCCCGTCTTTAACAGGGCTTCTATCATATATTTTGTTTGTGTTCCAACCCCCGAAGGCGAAAGCGGGTGATCAGATAATACTAAAATTTTCTTTTTCTTCATTTATTTCCTCATGGACAATGTTCAGTCCTGTAAAATTTACATCCGAAGCCGCCCGTACAAGACAAACGGTTTTTGATATATCGTTGGTTTTTAATATTATACAACGCTGTGTTCAAAAGTTTAAGAGCATTTTCAGTTTTTTTATTTCCGCTCGTAACTCTAAAGAATTCAACACGATTTTTTTTCGCTGTACGTTTTAGTAATGCAAAATGAGTTTCCACATCATTTGGATCGGCATCCATCTTCTGGCAAAAATACTTTTTATATAAGGTAAGTTGATAGGTTACTATTTTGTCAGAACGTTTTTTGGCATCCCAGCCCCACGAACAAGTCTTCCAGTCAAAAATATGAATTTTTCCATCCGGGGTTGCAACTACTGCGTCAATGTATCCTTTAAAATTATAACCATCGTGGCCGTCGATCTCTTCCATCAATGGCATTTCTACAGCCAATACTTCATACTCTTCAAAATAATCATCAAGCGCTTCTTCAATCTCGGGGATAATGTTTTTTCCTTGACCCATCATATCAACAACAAGTTTTTTATTTACTTCGTGATCTTCATCAAGTTCAGCAATGTTCTTTTTAAGCTCTTGAACAAAGAATTCCTCATCTACTTCTTCTTGAAGTAACTTTTTCTCACACACAGAGTGCATAGCAGAACCAAAAGCAGTATATTCGTTGCCGGTGAATCCGTCTATCTTATCTACGCGCGTTAGTTTGTGGTAGAAAGGACAAAATTTCCAATCCTTAAGTTCTGAGTAAGATATATGTGGCACTTGGCCCTCCAAGATTTATATTTCAATCTTATTATAACCTACTCAGTACAAGTTGTCAACATTTTCTTGATTTAATAATAAAAGTTTTTCATATATTTCTGGACTAACCATCTTCAATGATGTGTGGTCATCCGAATTCATATAAAAATCGACAAAACCTGTTGCAAAATATTCTCTTAAAGATGTTGGAGCATATGCATTAATAAACAGACCGCTACAAATAACATTCAATTTATCATAACCAACCGTATTTAATAAAAAATTGTCAAATTCTTTATTGTATTCGATCTCGGAGAAAAAAGCTTTAGGTGCTTTATAATCTATACTCCATAATTCATCGTGTAGTCGCATGCGTTTACTCAAAAATTCGTTTTTGACCTTGTGATCACCATATATTTCATACCCATATGTCTCTTCTAACGAATGTGCTATTTCATGTATTATGTCATCGACCATATCTTCGTGATCATCTTGTTTATTTGATATGTGCAGTATCGCATCTTGATAAAAGGCGTTAATCTGCCTCTCTTCAAATTCTGGAAACCAACCCACAACAATCATCTCGATTTCAGACATAAGATGGCGCGGCAATATATTTTCAACCGAACCTACTACTTCTTCAACATTTACGGCACCATTTTCCATCTTATCTTTAAAATAAACATGAGTACCACGGGGTGTATAAAAATCGATTTGTTTATTGTTCAATTGTTTTTGTTTGTTTTCTAAATAAGTTCTCAGCATCGTCTAATCCTAATTGATATCCTCTAAGGAAATTCTCTTCTGCAAATGCAAACACAAATTCCGGAAATTCGGCAGCCAACACTTCTGATATCATGTTAACTGTAACGTCTTCATTCTCTAATTTTGTTCCGACATATTCTACTAAATAATTCTTTAGCTTCGATTCACTTCCCGGTTCGACACCAAGTGCCAACATCGGGTTTTCGTGAATTTCTAATTCAGATATTACTTTTTCTTCACTCATTGAGTGCTCCTTTGTTGTTGTAGCTTAAAAATAAGCTCTTGTTTATTATAAAACTTTTGATGCGATTGTGGCGACTTCCGAACGTTCACCTTTTCGGAAAGTCATATGGCCAGAAATATGAAAGTCTTTAAATTTTTCAACCGCGTGTGCCAAGCCATTTGAAGTTTCATTAACATATACATTATCAATCTGTTCTACATCGCCGGTCAAGATAATCTTTGTTCCTTCACCTATACGAGTTATTATAGTCTTAATTTCGTGTTTTGTCAAGTTTTGAGCCTCGTCGATTACTATAAATGCATTAGAAATAGATCGACCACGAATATAAGTTAATGCTTCGATTTCGATTTTGCCTTTTTCTATATACATCTCAAGATTAGTACGATCACCCATTAAAAATTTAAGGTTATCTTGGATAGGCATAAGCCATGGCAACATTTTCTCTTCCATTGTTCCTGGCAAAAAACCAATATCCTTTCCAAGAGGTTGTATAGGACGAGACACTATTAATCGCGAATAGTGATTGTTTTCTGATCTCAGGCCAATCGTTTGTTGCAACCCAGCAGCAATAGCCAAAAGCGTTTTACCGGATCCGGCGCGGCCAACTAATGAAATTACTTTTATCTCTGGGTTCATAAGCATATCTATAGCAAACGCTTGTTCTTTGTTTCTGGCGTCTATCTTCCAATCTGGAAGGTTCTTATGCACAATATTTTTAAGCGGCTCGTGGGGGCTTCTGAAGCGTGCTAAGGCTGATTTCTTCTCATTAGCATTGGATATCATCATAATATATTGATTTGGGTATAAAATTTCGTCTGCTTCATCATCGATGATTATATCTTCGCCGGCATAATATCGATCGATGACTTCATCATCAAACGGAATTACCACAAAACCATTGTATAAGTCATCAGAAGATATTACTGCTTTTTCAGATGTGTAATCTTCTGACAATAGACCAATAGAATCACACACAACTCGCATATTAATATCGCGGCTTATAACTATGGTTTTTCGATTGCTTTGAGCTTGAATGGTTTTTGCTGTGGCCATTATAACATGATCTGGTAATCTAATATCCAAATCTGCCGGGAATATTACTTCTTTAAGGTCTGTAAAAGATACTACTTTTAATATTCCTTGACCTTTATCGATCCTTATTCCTTTCTCCAGGGATCCTTTTTGGCGAAGCTCATCCATTGTTCTAATAAATTTGCGAGCGTTCGCACCGACAGAATCTTGTCTTTTTTTATGATTATCTATTTCTTCTAATACTTTCAATGGTATGAAGATGTCATTGTTATCAAATTTGAATAAAACATCAGCGTCAGTTAAGCAGACGCTAGTATCGATAACGTAATTTTTTTTAGCCATGTATTCCTACTTGCTTTGTCTATGTTTAAATAGTACGGTTTCTTAAATGATAACATCTTAACCTGTTCGTTTTCGATGGTTCTTCTTTCTTCTTGCTTTTTTTATAATATCTTTTTCATAAACAAATGTTTCAACATCATCGGGGTATTTGAAGGGTATTGACCACTTTTTTCTGAGCATATTTACTTCTTTTTCATATATTAATTTAGCTTCCCAGCCAATATATCCTTTGGTATATTTGTCTGGCTTAACCACTATCTTCTTTAATAGTTTTACATGAACTGAAGGTATGGCTGGGCCGGCTGCAGACTTAACTAATACTATATCATTAACTTTGTACATTTGTATCGCATTTATTTATTTAAACTGGCAGCGAGAGTGGGATTCGAACCCACGGTAGCTTTCACTACGCCGGTTTTCAAGACCGGTACCTTAAGCCTCTCGGTCATCTCGCTTAAAGTGGTGATTCTAAAAAATCTATATGAGACCAACACCTAGGTTCATAAAGCTCGGCACCACCCACCGCAATTTCTTCTAAATCTTTTACCTTTCTATGGGTATAGTAGGCATCTTGACCGCAAACAGTACAAACTGCCGGGCATTTCTCTATATGTGTTGCCCATGGAAACATAGCCGTGATTTCTTCGAAATCTTTTCCAGACGCGGATAAGTCTAGAGAAGAAACAACAATAGTTTTCCCTCTTTTAAATAAGTCAATAAGTACCCAAGAAATTCCCTTTAACATAAAAGCCTCATCTACTGCTATCACGTCATATTCATCATGATGCCTCATATAATGCATCACGTCGGCGCCGTGTTTGACTATTCTGGCTGGCATGGAGGCGCCTGAGTGTGTTGTTATAAAATCAGTAGAATACCTATCGTCTATTTTGGGTTTAAAAGCTACTATGTTCCGTTTTTGATATTTATATCTATCAAGAGCAGCAAACAATCTTGTGGTTTTTGAACCGAACATGGGTCCGGTGAATATGATAAATTTTGGATTCATTCTTCCCTATAAGGTATTAAAGGTGTTTGTTCTACTGATATATCTATGTTTAAATTATCGGATATATTGAACACTCCGGTGCCGGCTGGAATTATAAAGACTTTTAAAAACCAAAAATAAGCCAAAGCACCACACAACATAGACAATAAAGCTTGAAATAATAATTCACCCACTTCCATGTAATAGATAGGCTGGAGGGGAAGGATTCGAACCTCCAAGGTGCGTTTTCACGGATTCACCGCCCGAGAAACAGTCGGGTGCGTCTGCCAATTTCGCCACCCCCCAAGGGCCGGTTTTTTGTCATGAACTAAGGAACCGGAAAACCTCCGCCTACGTAACGATCGGCGGCCACGCTTGCTTATAAAGCGAGCAAGTAGCGCTATGTATCAAATGTCAAGGTGCCATTTTCTGTGCTTACCGAGGCTGTCCAACCCGACAAGAATGGAGATACTGTGATCATATCCTTCACTGTAACTTGTACCTCTGTTGACAAAGTGCAGAACCCTCGTTTGTGGTCATACTTTTCTGTTGAATATTCAATGAATTCTTGATCATAGAAATTTTCAGTCAAATACTCAGTAAGATAATCTTCAAAAGCAAAGCTTCCTCGTTCATAATCATCAAGATGGCCGTCGCTTCGCAAAGATTCCAAAATTTCACCAGACCAGCGGCTTGAAACTCTGAGACCTGGGGTTGCAATAAGATTAGCAAATGAGCTTACTACATCAGTATCAGAAAGCGCTGTTTCTACTTCTGTTTCATTATGGACAAACACGTCGGCGCCCTCTCTATATGTAAGAGTAACCAAAGCGTCATCGGTAAGGTTGAGGTTTTTAATTTTTTGTGTGATGGACATTTAATCTCCTTTATTTATTTATTAATCCACACAATGATATATTCATCACTGTTCATTATATTATTAACATAATTGGTATCAAGTGTCAATGGAATTATGAATCTTTTTTTAACTTTAACAGCTTGAAGTTTATTATGGTCAGTTCCGGAGACCCACGGTATGTGTTCTAAAACGGCGCCTCGTTCTATAAAAGCTTTTGTTTTGGTTGCGTAATAAAAATTATTATGACCCACTTCTGACAAATAACAAATCATATTTTATTCCCACAAATAGTCGGTCCACAATTCACTTATTTGGTTTTTTGTCAAAACTCTTAATACACTAGATTTTGGTTTTTTTGGCTGGTTTAACAAAAACATACACGCCTCAGATGGTGTCTTACAACCTTTTTTTTGGTTACATTTTTTGCATGATGCCACTAAATTAGTCCATGTATTTTTACCACCGCGACTTTTCGGTATTATGTGGTCGACGGTCAGTTGTTCTGTTGGGAAGGTTTTAGTACAATATTGACATCTGTTTTTGTCTCTAATAATAACATTTGTTCTATTGCAGGCTACTCCGCTGATTCTAAACTTTACCATTGTTTTTAGTACTATAACTGCTGGGACCTTAAAAGTTAAGTATGCGGAGGATATGCTTTTATCATAATTTTCGACAGAGATTGCTTTCCCCACTATACACATAACAAGCGCTTCTATAGCATCAATAACCTCAATAGGTCTATAAGAGGCATCTAACTTTAATGCTTTCATATTCGTGTCCATACTATAACTACTTTCTACAAAGTCGTCAAGTATCACTTATCCGAAATCTTTGAAGACCTTCGAAGAGGTGGAAGATCAAAATCCCTTACTTTTTTTGCTAGATTAGAAGAACTATCCAATTTTTCTTCGCCGCCGATGCCCCATAATAATTTTACTCCCAATTCTTCACATACCGCTTGTTCGGGTGTATTTGTCTTTCCGCGGTCGCCTCCATTGGCAAAGTATGTGGGCTGCAATCTTCTGATAGCTTCACAAACAGTACCATCTGCATCATCTACCGAATCAACCAAGATAACCCCTTTGATTGCATTTAAAATTTCGATTCGGCGCTCGTATTCCATGAATACGAAACCCTTTTTTCGGAAAAGCCAATCATCAGAATTGGCTATTATAACTACGTCTCCATACTGTGCGGCATGCCTAATCATTCTAATGTGACCAGCATGGACCGGATCAAAACCCCCAGACACCATTACTGTGGGGGTATCTCCTGCTTTATTTTTAAACATATCTTTATGTATCGTCATGTGTACTCCTTGATAAGACAATCTTTATTATAACATATCAATAGAGAATGTCAAGAATTTAAAATCCAGTATCACCAGTATCTGTTTCGGAGGCGGTACCATATGGATCGTCCGGATCATAATGATAAGCAATCTCCACATGGTCGTTGCCGGAAGGAATCACATCAAAGTATACAGTATTATCAGAAGCCTGATAGTGCCAGTCCCAATTCAAAGCACCATTTATAAACACCCTAACTGTAGCCTCATCACTTACTACATATGTAAGTTCGATTTGTTCATATGGTTCTAATCGACTGGAGGCATCTTGTACCCCGGGTGCCCAATCTTCGGCGCAGATATCTACGACAACCCCACCAAAATGATTGGTTGCTTCCATATATCTATCACCGATATCAATCGAACTGGGGGTTATATCACAAATAGAATCTGTTGCAGCCACATTATTAATGCTAGCTAAAAAAGCAGAGCCGCCGCGTAATGAGGCATACCATGATTTAAAATCAGCAATATCTGGAAAGTGATCATCACTTTGTTCTTCTTCATCTGAAACAAACACCACTAACAGCGCAGCGTCAGGTCTTAGCCATGTGGCGCCATAGGGATTATTCACAATATATTCGTATGCAGCGTCGAACCCCTCTTCTCGATGGCCGCGGCCCATAGCAGCATACATATCCATTGCGTCAGCGATATCATCACCGGGCACAAGAGGAAACTGGGCTTCTATAGAAGCTTGTGCTGGATCATTACTCATCATAGCTAATCGCCATCCGGACTCTGGAAGAGCTTCCAGCATAGCCTCGATACCAGCCATCAATTCGGGGTCATAACGATTCATTGAACCTGATGTATCAATAATCCAGAGGATATCCACACCATCAACACTCAAAGGTTGATCAAAAGAATCTACCCAGATTTCACCATATTCAGTGTCTCCGGGTACTTCTACTTCAATATAAATGGGAATTTCTATTTCTTCAACTACTGTCTCGGTGATATAAACCGTTTCGCCAGTACCATCTGTATGGACTACATAGTCGATTCCACCCGTGCAACCAGTTACTGTTGCAACGATCATTAAAAACGCCGCTTTTAATAATTTGTGTGCCATCCCTATTAGTAGGTAGGGTCTGGGATTGGAAAAAGTTGATGTTCACGAACTTTTTTTATTTTTCCGGTGCCATCGATGATGATTTCGTAGTCATAAAAGTCCTCTTTTGGAAAGACCCATAAAATTAATGACCTTTTTTCGATTTCAGATAAAAATTTACTTTGATCATTTGGAAAAGGTTTATAAATTACCCAATCATCTATTCTGTACTTCACTTTCGGAATCTCTAATAATATTATAAAGAACAGCCGGTGATAAGTCGGCTCTGTCATAAATTTTAATTAGTCTCCAATCAACCACACAACTTATTCTTAACGCATATGCAATCCATTCACTGCAATACCACTTTCCTTTTCTTTTTATTGTATAAGGTAAGAATTGTGAAGAAAGCATGCCGATCCAGTCATATCCACACCCTTTAGTAAAATTGTAAAACTCGGTTATGACATTTAATTGTTGTTGTGTTATATCGATTTCAACAAAATCCCATTTTTCTTCACAATAGTTGGGTTTAAATCTAGATTGTACTTTTGAAGTAAGCAGAGGACTTATTGAAATCCAGGTTTTTTTATCAGGCAATACCAGTTCAGCATGACTATAGGGACTCTTTGTCCACCATCTTATAATTTTATTTTTCCAATCGCCTTTTCCTTTATAAAAGGCCACGCTTATTTTCATTTTAAAAAGTCCCAGTTATATAAACACCCCTATAATAATATAGCACATTTATGAAACAAAGTCTTAAAAATACTATATATTTTGAATGTATTTTATATTGGAGGGTGCCCTATGGAATATCTAATGTTTGTATTGGGCGTCTCTTTGGCCGTTATAGCCTATTTTGGATATAATTTTTATATTTTTCAGAAAGAACAAGAAAGAAGAAACGATCGCTTCAACCAACTTGCCAAAAACAGAATAGAATATCGGAAGGCTAGAATGCGAGAAATGAGTGAGACTCATAAAAAAACTGGAATCTTTCGAGAGATGGCTGTGGACTCTATTGTTAAGCAAAATCTAATCTTTGATGAAAAATCTGGTAAATATATTAGACTAACAGAAATTGATTAGTTTATCTTCCACAGTTGTGATTATTCCGCCGGCGGGTCGGCTGCAGGTATCTGCCCAAAGGGATATTTAATCTCTAAAACAGTGCCTATTGCCTTACCATGACCCATTGAGTCGGATTCCGACCATTGGAGAGCCTCTTTTGAATGTGCTTCCCACCTTATCTTTTTGGCTCCGCACGTATAAGAATATTTAATAATTTCATCAAACATTAATTTGCTTATTTTCTGGCGCCGATAATTGAGTTGAATGAAACCGTCATTAACAAAGACATATTTTAAAATATTATCATAAGCTGCTTGCATTGTGCCAATAGGCACATTATTGTGTTTGGCTATTATACAGCAATAAAGATGATTATCAACCAGAATCTCTAAACGGCCGGTTAGTCTTTTAAGAAGCAAGTCGTTTGATGTGCCATTAGAATCACTGATCCAAACACCAGACATATCCAACATCGTTTTCGCAACAAACAATATTTCGTCATCTTCAATATTTTCTTTTGTTAGTCTTTTAATTTGGATAGAGAATAAATCAAAATCTTCCTTTTTTGAAAAATCTAGTTCTTTTAATTCAATAGCCATGGTGATTCTTCTTCTTTATTGTTAGTGCATTTGCATTCACGCGATGTAACCGATTCCATTGTGGTTGTTATATTATCACAAGCCTCTTGACACTCAATAATAATGTCTGGACTAACTTTACACCCGTCAACCCAGGATCCGAATATTATCGAAATACTAAGAACGGTGATCACTCTCACAATTCCTTTTACTATAATTTCTGCTTCATTGCCCATGATATATACACATTACTTATTTTTAAATGGTGGAGGCGGCGGGAATCGAACCCGCGTCCAAAATAAGTCCAATAGAAGTCATTCACAAGTTTATTCAGTTTTTATCACAAACTGAAAAGTTAGACGGTTATAATCTAGCGCTTACCGTCCTGTTGCATTAGATTGTTTTGATTTTTGCAACTTATCTGTTGTTTTGACCAGATTGGAAAGAAGGCTCTGATCCGCCTCCCTATTAAGCGGCTAAGCGCTGTTCGAAATAGTTATTGTTATTAGCAATTATATTTTGTATCTGCCTTTAAAGTCTGCTGGTACGTTAGACTACTTGCACTCTTTTTCTTTCTTACCCTGTCGAGACCATTTCGCCCCCTTAATTATTTAGATTTTTTGACAATCACACCCAGCGGATCGCCGGTGGGGCCATCAAGCCAGATAAATGTTTCTTTACCTTTCTTTTCTTTTTCTGTTCTAGAAAATTTAATTGATTTCTTGGCTGCTTTTAAGGCGGCCGCTTCTGAGGAATGTTTACTAATTAAGTCACCCATAATATAATGACCATTCCATTTATATACTTTCCACATTATTAAAGAAATCCTCCAGTTGATATCTCTTATACAGATTACTAAATTCTGAATATGTTACACCCAAGAATCTTGCTGCATCCTTTTTAGACTTAGTAGTCGAGACAGCAAATTTCAGCATGGCATCTTTAATAATATAATCTGATTTCTTCCAAATGTCAAGCCCATAAAGTCTATTGTTGATATTATTTGCTGAAAGTTCTAGCTTTATTGCCAATAAGTCTTCAATCGTAAGTGTATTAATCACCACAAGAGTCTCATCGTTGATTTTATTTTCATCTTTGAACTTCTGCACGACACTGAGGTTGACAGAAGTTGATTTTGTGTTACTATTAGACATAAGATTAATTAATTAAGTGATAGACACTGTGATAGACACATGTGATTAACAGCGCATCCACAAATATAATATAAGCGATTTTAAAATGCTTGTCAAGTAAAAAATTAATTATTTTACAATTGAATATCTAAATCTGCTGGTTCTTCCCCAGACACAGCGCCGCCCACATCGTCTACAGCATCATCATATGCTTGATTTGACGGCTCCTCTACTGAGGTTGATAACTCATCTTCAAATTTATTGAAGTAAAGTTTAAGATTGGCAATCAAGTAATCATAAAACAATTCTTGATCATCAGGATCCGAAAGCAATTCATAAGCATCTAATATCGCAGTTTCTATTTTTTTAAATGACTGGTATGCCATATTCCGGCCAGTTTCATCGCCATCTACACCATCCCCGAATTCTTCCTTTTCATCTGGTTGATCCGCTTCTTCTTCTGCTTTCTTTTCGGAATCTGTTCTGATATCAATAAATTTATCATCACCCGGCTCGTCGACGATATCAATATCTATTTCTTCATCAATAGCACCAGCATCGATGTCATCGACACCAGCTGCATCATTTGCTATAGCCGGTGTCAACGTTTGAACAACTGCATTAACAATATGCGCTCTGAATGAAGCGCGCTGTTCTTCGTTTGTCGTCAATGATTTATAATCGGTCTTAAGTACAGGTACGATCTTTTTTAATAATTCTTCCAGAACATTGATACCTGTTGATTTGTTTGGAGTTGGATCTACATCAGGCCCACCAGCTTCGTTTAGCATAGATCTAAGTTCAAGCTCCGCTAACCTGATTATTTGTTGCTCAAAAATAGTATTCTTCTGCAGCTTTTTATGCTTGACATGCCTTACTAATTGGCGTATACTATATCTAAGTGTTTCTTCTTCTTGGTTCATCTCATGATACCCCTTTCCATAATTAGTCTCATCACCTCATCAACGGTGACTAAATCGTTATTTTCTCTTGTTTCGAGTTTACTTTTTTGTTTTTCATCTTCGTTACCGTCTTCTATTTCCTTATCGTTCACCCATGGACCACCATCAGGGCTAGCGATCGCACCAGCGACTGCTCCCACGCCAGTCATTTCTGACATTGGAAAACTAAGATCTAAGATAGATAATAACTTTTCAACGTTGTCTCTACCGATAAAGTCTCCAATAACCTCCATATTAGCTGCGATATCCCCTAGGGCGGCCCGGAAGTCTGTCGCACTGTACGATTCTCCATTGGGTCTCGCTGTAGGTTCTACCGCACTCGACTGTGGGTCGATTAGTTCAACACCATCTTTAATATATTTTTCAGCACCAAGCCAACGACTTGCATCATTACCCTTGGTACTGGCACCCAATATTACTTTAGTGCCTGGCACCAATGGTCCGTCGCGTCCAACGTATTCATACGCGGCTGTTAACGGGGAAGCATGGTTGGAAATTCCAACCTCTACATTTGATAGTCCAGCCGTCAAAAGCTCCCATATCTTAAGAGAATCATCAGCTGTAATTTCGCGACCGTTTGGCAGCGCGCGGCCGCTCTTAGTTGGTCGCGATATAAGTACAATCACTTCATCTGCAATGGCAGCATATTCTCGTACCATAGCAAGATGCCCATTGTGAGGTGGCTTGAATGCACCCGGTACGACTGCAACTGTTTTTGAATAGTCTGCATCAACGACTGGATCTTCATCTTCGGTTTCTTCTTCATTAAAAGGGTTTAAATTTAATCTTTCCAGAGATAGTTCTATAACCGTATTATAGATAGCTTTTTCAGCTTTCTCTTCTGGGACTATATCTATTAAAGGTACTCCTGCTAATATGTCAGCGTAAACCATTCGTGGTAATTTTTGAAACTTGTGGTCTGTTGTTTTTATTTCTTTTAACCATTCTGATAATATTTTAGTAATGCTTTTATCTTTGGAAATTTGAATTGTTAACATGGTTGATTTTGATTCATTAGTAAACTTGGCTGATTTATCTACCATAAAATTTGCACGACTAAATTCTAATCTATCTACAAACTTGACTCCGTTTCCTGCGTGATCGACAGCCACATAACCTTCTGGGTTACTAGCAACCAAATCTCCGGTACCATTATCAACAAAGTGTTTTGTTTTATAAACAGCATTATTATATTTTTGAATAAATATATTCTTTGCTTCAAATAATAATTTAGATACCCTGAACAAGTTAAGAAGATCTTCACTGCGCTCCTTGAAAGAACGCATCTGTTCTTCACCTTTTTGGGTGGCCTTGGCCCGGCCACGATCGCTTTTAAGACTATTAATCCGCTTTTCTAATCTGGTTGAATACCATAAAATAAAACCCTCTAATGAGTTTTGAGGATCTTCTAAAAATTGGCCGGCTTTGATTTCGCTATTAATGTATATATTTAATAATGCTAGTGGGAGTTCTTCATAATTAATCTTGTCGTTTAATGAATCAGATTCACTAACTAAACTAATAACTTGTGATTCCTCTTCCTCGGTTAATGTCACTGTACCAGTATCATCCGTAAAGAAAGCGTCGTCAAACCAGACACCCGGCGCACGATTTAATCCAGAAACATCTGCACCAAAGCGCGCTCCGCTATCTAAGCTATCATAAGTTGTATGAAATACAATCCCAAACTTAGATTGGCCGATTTCTCTACCAATATCAGAATTAACCGGAACAGCATATACAATAGTGTTTGGTTTAAAGCGATAGTGAGGTTCGCCATCAATCTGTACTATATCAAGCATTCCATCGTCAAACATGAAATCGCCTTGAAGTATATTTTTAATACCAAGTTGGGGTAAATATTTCAGTGCTTTGGTTAGTTTATCAACCAGCCCCGGAGCATGCCCATGGTTTTTTTTGACGTCTTCTTCGGTATAGTTAATCTTAGGGACTTTATTAAAAATCGATTTCGTCCCTACAAAAAAGTGACCATTCTCAGGATTAATACCAGCAAAAATTGCGGGTGCACCATCCCACTTGACGGATGTTTGAATCTGTGATTCAGAATTGCCTTTTAAAGTTTCTAATAATTCTAAAAGAAATGCCCGGGCCATTGAATAGCCGGCTTCACCCTGAGTGAGCACCAATTCTTCAAGATGGGTCAGGTGTGTATTTGCGCCACCAGCCATAGTAGTTTAACCCTTTATTTTTAGTGCATACGCAATAATTTCTTTAAGCCTTGCTTCAGAAAGATCTGATTTGTGTTGGTCCATATCGCGTTTTCCGGGAAAGTCTTCTTCGACAACTTCATCGTCTTCCATAAGTTCTTCGCCGTCGCCCTCTTCATCCGTGCAGTCATCGCCTTCCTCATCCAATCTACGGCCGGCAGTGTTACGACCAGCAACCCGATCGGGCCTATCCGTTTTAGTCTGCTCTTCGATCTCTTCTTCTTCCTCGATGGCATCTTCGGCCGATTCACTGAGCTTATTGAGATCCATTTTGAATCCCCATGCTTCTGAAAGGAGACTCTTGATTTCTCCGTTTTTCCAATCTTTTGTTGACATTATAATGTCTCCTTTTTGTAAATGTTCAAAATAAATAGTATTCTCGCGCTTTAAAGTGTCCTCAAAATCGCGAAGGCACATACTGCCTTTCATATTTGCTTCTTGCTCCATTTTCCGCAAGTGAGGGTTGGTTTGAGCATAACCTTCGCCCATTTCGCCTACATCATCAAATTGGCCATCGCAGTTTTGTTTATGATGTACTAACTCATGTCCTAAAGAACGTAAAATATCTTTTGGGTGTCTATTAGAGATATAAAGAGTGACAGATCTTTGCTCTGGATCATAAAAAGCAGTTTTTCCTAACGGATTGGTTGCGTTTTTTGAGTCTTGTCGGAGAAACAGTCTGGGGGGATTTTCAAAACCAATTTGATCTTGAGCAAAAGGCATAAATTGCTTGATCAAGGATTTTAAAATATCATGCATAATAGTATATTCCCATATCAATATATAAATAGTTACTGTTCTGTCAATTTATCTTGATTTTGCTCCGATGCACGCGAAACCAAACGCAAACTTAGCGAAAATAATTCAATTTCTCCATCATTGCCATCGATTGGTAGTACAGTAGAGATAGAAACTAGCCGGTTAGACATAAATTTATTTTTAGATTCAATAACAACACCATAATGAGAAGTCCAACTTTCATCTAACGAGTCCCACCGTCGCCATTCGACAATATCCCCGGCAGATAAATCCTCGGAACAAATTTCGCCATACGGTTTTTTTTCTTTCATCTCGACAAATAAATAGACTTATTTATCATATATTAGACTATTCTATCGGTATTTTTAAATTTTGAAGCATATAATAGCGCCAATATGGTCACTACAGTATATTCGAAACCAAAAAACCCATAAAATGCCCAAGTTGATAGGAGGAAAAGCATAGTTTTCCAGCCTTTACCAAATGTAAACAACATTAATCACACTCTGTTAATATAAGTTCGTCTGGGTCAATACAAATAGTCAACCCATCTGTAGTATACACTAGGTTTCTTCCTTTGTAATCATATTTTTCAGCTAATATATATGCTTTGGTCCCTCTGGCAACCCTAACCATCATTTTTGTTGTTGGATCGAAGCACCATATATAGCCACCACTTCCTACAATACAGTATTCTGGTATTAACTCATACTCTTTATCTATTTCTTCACCAGAGAGTTGATTCATTAAACGTTTAAAGTAGTCGGAAGTGTCTTGTTTCTTTGCCATCAAAGTAACTAGCGAGCTTGTTACATAAAATTTGATATAAAGAGAGCACAAGCCATTGCAAATTGTATTACGGCAAAAATAGTCACCGCTTTTGTCTTGAAAGTCTTCAAATCTTCAATTTCTTGAAGAGCATTTTTTAACTGTGGTGGTGAAGCAATATCATCCATTTTCTCTTTCCAGGCTTTCAGATCTTGGACTCTATCCTCTTTGGCTTTTAGTTCAGTTAATTGGCCCTTTACATCTTGAAGTTCGTTACGCAACCCTTCGATCCCACCAGATAGGGTTTCCAATTGTTGTAAAACTAGTTTTGAGTAGGTTTCCCACCCGTTTCCATTATCAGACATAAGCGCATCCTCCAAAATAAATAGTTTTAAACTAAGTTAAATTTGGATTTCCTTCGCTCACTTTATAAATGTCAAACTTTTCGATGCGGTTGGTATTAGATGTTTCCTTTTTTATTGCTGCCATATCAGAGATGTTGTTATCGGAGTCATCAAAAAACTCTATTTCTCTGATATTATCATATTTTGAAAGGATGATATCTCTTATGTATTCGCCTTTATTTCCGCCGGCATTACCAACCATAATAATATCTTTCGTTTCAATAGGTTCATCAAAAGTTTGTAAAACTCTATGAATATCATCGATAGAGACCGGTGCACGGGCGGTTAAAACCATTACTTGTGTATTGGGATCCGCCAACCGATCTCTTAAAATTGATGTAATACTGGGATTTTCAACTGCATTATGTACTTCATCAAGCGGCGAGAAATCAAAATCGTAATTGCCATCGGCTTTCAATTGATCATACTTCTTTTGTGTGCGAATTTTAAATTCTTGACCAGTTCGTTTGTCAATAGCATTAATATGTCCCTCAGAAAAAGCAATTGTTTCATCGAAATCAAAGACTGACAACCGTGTGACAGTCTCAATATTCTCAAGTAAAACAAAACTGCGCCAATTTTCAAATAGAAACTTCACGAAGTTTCATCTCGTATAACAACATGTTTATCGGTTTCTTTAGCAATCGCCATTCGAATAAAATCATTAATAGTCATAATATCGCTTATACAAGTCTCTGCACGTACTTTACTGAGAACTTGTTCTTCGTACATTTCGTCTAATTGTCTAAGGATATCGTCTTCGAGAACCTTAATCAACTCGGGGTCAATTTTAAGATGCCCAAGTATTGGATAATCTGCTACTTGATCATATTGAACCTCTGAGTCAGCAAATTCATGCTTTACTTTTAAAAGTACATCGTGTATATCTAATCCAGCAGAAATAATATCCCCAATAACGGGTATCCATCCAATTAATTTTTTACCTAAATCAACCCCCCATCCTTTTAACCGGTCAACATCTTCCCCGCGTTTTTCGGCGTCTTGCATTTTATCTATGGTGCCCATTAAAGAACCAACAGTAACGCATTTTTGTGGTTGCTCTTCTTCGTCTAAATAACGGCGCCAATTTTCAAATAGGTGTTTCATTTGTCGCTCCTCTTTTTTTCTTTTTTAAGTCTTCTATGTTTCATTATATACTCTTTAAGTCAAACAAACCGAGATCAGTAATTACAAAACCTTTTGTACTAGGTCGCACCATTACATTACCAGAGTGTACATCTTTGGGTTGCCAGTTTTGTTGATCGAGAAAATACTTCATTGCACGCATTAAGCCTTCAGCTTCAGGAAAGTTTCTCTCAACTTTCTCTCCGTGTTTGCCAGCGGCGCTGACTCTTCCGTGCCCACCATGGATTGGCACAATTTGTTTTTCAAGAATATCTTGAAGCACATCTTCTAAATCACGTTTAAGATACTGAGGACTGTCAGAATAAAGAGGATCGTTTTTTAAGTACTCCATAGACTCTTCAACAATTAAATCAGCAAGAGTACTCCACGGTGCCCCTTCCCAATTATATCCAACCATTTCAGTGACTCTTTTCATTACTGCGTTTGGTACATTGTGTATAATATCTTGGTATACTTGGCGATCGCCCTGCATCAACATAAGATTACCATGGAGAGCCATATTGATAACTTCATAAATTGCTTCAGTGTCTTTAAATAATCTAGTGTACTTTTCGTGTCGTGAGATATCAGAGTCTTCGTCGTTTAGTCTGAGTATATCTGCTTTTATCCTATCGGGAATATCCTCTAACAATTCCATAAAAATAAAATAATCTTTTGTTGTTTCTATTATATTATACACGTCTGGGAGGTATTTTGCAAATTTTTCATTCATTGACGCTTTGTTATCCATGGCAAAGCGGTAGTTTTGCGCTTCTCTCTTAGAACTTTTCGGACCGCCGTAGAGAGCCTTTACCACATGCTTCATCGCATTTCGCTCGCCGGTCTTTTTGTTCTCGACCAAATAAACTTCGCCCATTTGACCTTTACCTAGCTTACGGTCAAAATGATATCCTGCTTCTTCAGCACCCTGTCTTGCTCTCTTTTTTTGATCGCTCTCGACGTCTCTCCAAGACTTACCACCCATGTCCATGGTTTCTTCTTCGTTTAAAAACCTTCGCCAGTTTTCAAGTAGGAGTTTCATTTATTGTTTCCTCTTACATAAGCGCTCGATTTCTTTAATATTATCTGAAACGGCCGATGTAAATAAAAAAGGAAAAACTGAGTGTATTAAACACTGGATAGACAATACTCCCAAAAGGAAGCTGATGCTTGTCGCGCCAATTAAATGTTCAAAGTATGTTTCATTCTGAGATTCTATATGTAACTTTAACTTTGAATCATTAAACCAATGCATTATCTATATTCCTTTGCTAAACCTTCTTTAATTAGTAATTTATTAACATTAACGTCATTAATTAATATTGTTCCTAGACATCTTCCATATTTTCCAACACCATGAGATTCTAAAATAAAATTGTCTTTAGAATCCCTCATAAGCTCTATTAAATACTCCTTGGCTGCAATACCCGCTTTCTTTTCTTTAAGGTCCCTGGTGCGTGTTTCTGGCGCATTAATGCCATATAAGCGGATAAGTATCTGGTACCGTAAACCAAACCCAAGATCAACTGAGGCTTCAATCGTGTCACCGTCTATAACTCTGATAAGCTTTGCATGATATTTATACATTATAATAAATAGGTTTAGGGTCGCGCACGCAGATTCTTATCCCCGCGCCCGCCTTTGATCCAAGCCCGATGCATCATATGGCCAGTGATAGAATTATCCGAAAAACCTAGTGCGTGCCCTATCTCATGTTCTAATACTCTCTCAGTAGATTCCCAGCCTGTTTTGATCTCGATTTTTGATTTAATAATTTCCCCAGTGGTAGTATTCCACCATGTTTTAGTTGTTCCTAAATGGCTGTTAAAATTAAAACCCTGGCTTGGTATATCAATCATGATTACCCCATATGGCGGCTCGCCTCTGGCACAAAATATATTATCTGGCAGCGCCTTTCTAATATTACCAAATGAGTGTCCAAGCGGCCGCCAAAAATCGACGGCTTTATTAACCCTTGATATAGTAACGCGGGAACTATCACATATTAATATATCCGGATTATGTGGCCATGTTTGAAAACCGCTGAACAGCTGAGATACTAATAGCAAGCCTGTATATAAACCCACAAGGTACCCTCCTTCATGGTCATATATTAATACTTAGTTTTGTTTATAATAAACTATCAATCACTGAACGAACATATTGTTCATTGAAACCAACAGCACCCACATGGATTTTTAGATTTTTGTCTATAAACACATATGTTGGAAAACCTCCCACAAGATATCCAGTTTCACCGGTTGGGTCAAGGACACTTCTATCAGCATACAAGACTGGCGCAGTTGTTATATTGTGTGAGGACACCCATTGATCAATTTCCGCCTCGGTCGGTGGTTCACCACTAACTCCATCAACCAAGACTGTTACAAAATTAATTTTATCAGCGTACTCATCTTGCAGCGGCTGAACATAATGTCCTGCATTTTGACACGGCCCACACCACACGGTTGAAAAATCAAGAATTACTACCTTGCCTTCTTGTTCATACAGTTGCCACACTTCCTTGTTCTGATCATAGAAGATCATATTACAAACTTTTGAACCAATAGCTTTCTGATCACAGTCTATTGTATTAATAATTCCGAATTGTTCTGGAATTTGCTCTTCTTCAACAACTGAAACAGCAGAATCTTCCGAAACTTCTAAAACCGTTGGACCACATGCTTCACATCCTAAAGCAAAAAACAGTATATATTTTAGCATTTTAACTTACCCCCTAAAGTATTTAGTGAGCAAAATCACGAAGAATAAAAATGTCTCCAATTTTTAAGCAGGAGCTTCCTAAGATATTTAATAATTGTTTTCATTTTAGTTTACCGACGCCGTTGAATAAATAAACCCACCAGCCTGCATTCTGGAAGTAACCTCTGCTCCTTGCAAACCGTTATCAGCGGCTCCCTCTAGAGCGTATGAATCTGCTGCTTGCATAGACAACTGTATATCACCTGCTACTTCAAATTTAGCAGTGAAAGACTTACCGTCATCAGAAAGTCCCTCTGAAGGAGCCTCTTGCTGCTGACTACTTTCTGCTCCTCCCCCGAACCAATCTCCTATGCCAGCCTCAGCAGACTGTCCAACGCCTCCTGCGCCGGCCAGAGTGGCTGCCAGCGCCGCTCCAGTCCCAAGTTTCTTCAGCCACTTTGGCATCGCTTCTTCTAATTCTTCTTCGGTGAGAATAATATTATTTTCTTTTAGATAAGCTAAAATTTGTTCTCTATGCTGATCTTCGGTTAAATATTGTCGCCAGTTTTCCATTAATAATTTCATGATATAAACCTTCTCCAATTTCCTACAAGTTGTTCATTAATATCGTGAGTCCATCGCCCGGACATGTTATCCGCTTTAATTTGCGCAAGGGTTTTTCTAAAGTAAACAGTAAGATTATCCTCATCGTCCATTTCGCCCGTGACCAATTCTTTAAAAAGTTCTACACGTTCGGCGTTGTCGTCTGCGTCGACTTTAAACTGTATTTGCACAACTCTTTCTTCACCACTTCTAGTGACAGTATAATGAGCAATATCTAAATAATATTCAGTTCCAACTTCCTGTCTTGCGCTGGCTAACAAATTCGTTCTTAGAAGCAGCCTAAACTCGCGAGAATCTAAAAGCCTCTCTAGTATCTGCGGAGACATTTTCCATTCTTCTGAGTCGTACTCAAAGCTGTAAGAGGCATATGATTCATAGCTGTTCTCATACTCCCCATCAGTTTCCACATCCCACTCATAAGAATCTATCTCGCCGTTCTCAATATCCATAGCTAGCTGTATATATTCGCCACCGACCATTTGACCTTCGCGCTTGAAGTATGTTGACAAAATTTCTTTCCATGCGTCATGCCGGTCATCGATTATAGAGTCAATTTTTTGACAAGCTTCATTGAACTCCTCTGGCATAACATAATAAGATTGTCCGCCTAATTCCGGGTGTTCAAGGTTTACACGGCATGTCCAAAAAATAGTATCACCTTGGCGCCCCATATACGCGCCATCATTAAATAAATCACCATATATATCATTAATCGCATCTGCAGAATGTTGCACAGACGGCCAAGCACTTGTGGGTAATACCTTCCAATCATCTTTATCCCATTCAATCACAACTTTAGCAGAACCTATGATATATAAACCTTCGCCGCCATCATCCTCAACTTGAAAGTTAATTGTTGTAACGGCCGCTCTTCGATTCCATTCATCAATAATTTCTTGACATTGGTTTTCATATGATGTAGCAAGATCCCCGATCAAATCGGCGTCTAAATTTTCTTCAGTTTCGGTGTTCTGCTTCATTGAACCTTCAACTTCTACACCCGGTCCAACAAGTTGGCGCATTAATGCTAAACGACCTTCTTTGTTAGCAGTATCCTCATAAGAACCCCCAAATATCATAAATTTGCTGAGATCAATCATACCATCTTGTTTTGGCATATTTGCGATGACTTCTTCTTGATTTGATCTCGCCCAATTAGTAACTTGGTTAGCTAAACCGGGAATATCTGCGCCATATACACGTTTTTCAGGCATTCCAACATCTTGTCCATCATCCCAGCGCGCTGGAGGCTCATCACCTTCGTAATATCTGACATGACGGACACGAATTCTAGAAACTGGCTCAATATCACCGCTAAATGAGCGTTTATCGTCGGCAAATACCTCACCTTCTTGAATTTCCTGCTCTGCACTGTCTATATTGCTCGTATTAGTGGCTGAGAGCAGGTCTTCCGTCATTACCACATAAGCAACCGCCCCATGCCCTTGAGCCTCGGCTACAGCGCACTTATAGTACGATTGATAGGCACTTGCACGACTAGCTGGAGAATGACAAGAGGTAATCTCGTCAAAATCGCTCATTCTGAGCACATCTATCGGATGTCGAGTGATAATAATGGAAAATTTGTCATTATCGAGGTTATTTATCTCTTTTTTGATGAATCCGGCGTTATCTTTCCAATATTGGAAGTATTTTGTGGCTAATTCGGTTAAATTATAGCCAGCAGGTCCTACAACACCCGGATTTACGATGTATAAATATATCTGAGCGAGAATTCTGTCTAAATTCTCTGCTTCCTTCTCATCAAGCGCAGCGTTACGCATTTTTACTGTAACTTGGTGTGGTTGAGTAACTGGCTTACCAGTTGGGAGTTTATACCCTGAATCGCCGATACCAGCCAAGTGATCATAGACTTTTTGGTATAATTCGTCCTTTTTTCTGCTTAAATCGGCTATTTTTTTGAATAATTTGCCAATTTTCATCTGAATCTTCTTAGTTTTCTTCTTTTCGGGTTGTCCTTGGGTCATACCGATCAAAGTATTCATCAAATCATCGGCTGTGGCGGTGTTTCGCTCAGCAAAGACCATGCCTTTATCCCAATCTACATCATACTCTTGAGATTTGAAGAATTTTGCAAACTTTCCAAGTTCTGTACCCGGATCAATGGTTGGAAAAGGAATGATTGCACGCATCTTACCACCAAAAAGGTCATTTAGAGGCAGTTCTGCTGGATCAAGGTCATCTAATACGTCCTCAATCACCAACATTTCATTATCGGTGATTTCTCGGAGCACTTTTTCATTAAATTCATATAAATCTACTACTTTCGGATCCGAAATATCGATATTTTCTAGTAATTTGACTGCTTTTAGCAGAATTTGTTCATCATTTAGCATTTTTTGACATCTCTATAGCTTTCTCTAATAAATAGATCGGAATTTCACTATTGGTAATGTCTTTTATCTCATCAATACTGGCCCATCGCCAGTCATCATGCTCAATCTCGCCGGTTTCTGGGTTTTCATTGTCGACGTCGACTTCTCCGGACCACTGGGTGGTTAAAAAATAGTATTTCTTGGGCTTTGGTTTACCTAAAAAAACTAAATCAGCGATATCGCAAGTTAAATTGGCTTCTTCTTTGAGTTCGCGAACTGCACCAGCCTCGATCGAGCCATCCTTAGTATCAATATGACCCCCTGGCATTGTCCACTGACCGGCACGTTTATCAATATCAGATCTCCGAATGATCAAAAATCGTTGTTTATCATCTAAACAAACAACGACTCCAACTGTTTTCAGTTCCGATTCATCAAGAAAAGTGATCCACTTACGATTCATCTACATGCTCTTGGGTTATCCGGCAAACTGTTACATAGAGCAGCTAAAGCTAGGTCTATATTTAGATTTTGAATCGGAGAAACCCATATAATGTTTTCTTGCACTTGTAAAGTCGGCCGGCCTTCTACATCCACAGCCCATAAAACCCCAATAATCCTCCCATCAGGATCATATATCACTGAACCACTACAACCAAACCACCCATATGTGTGCAAAATTATTTGCCGGCCGGCCTCGGGATGAGTTTCAAACCCTGCGACATGTCCTCTAAAACTCATAAGACTGTGCCATGATGGATATCCAGAATATGTTATACTTTGGCCAACATCGACCAACGCCGGTCTCGGTCTCCACCTCATAGGTTCGGCATATTTGAAATGAGTTGGAACATATAACAACGACATGTCGTTTAAGGGGTCCTTGTAAACTAATACTCCCCATTCCTGTTCGGTCTCTGTAGATAATAAATAAGCTTGGCCAATTGCTCCATCCGCAACATGGTGTGCTGTTAATACAAGATGTAGTCCTCGATATTTAATTAAGCTTCCCGTTCCATGACCTTGGTGCGTTACAACTCTAACAGAGGCATTTCGGACTCTTCTCTCATTTGAACTAAGTGAATTACTGATTTGTGTAGTGGCGTTGACACCGGCTGTCTCAGTCTCAGTGGCAGTAATCGTATCCGGCTCGATCGCTCCTGCCGGACCAGCAAATAATAGTGCAAGAGCACATAATAGTATCTTTTTCATTCCTGTTCTCCTTTAATAAATAAAAATCTTGTACTTAACAAGGTAATATTTATGATTGACAACGACGACAGGTATGTATCTCTGTAGCCAACGCCTATACCAAAAAGAATGACATTTAAAAATATTGCTATTTTACATATGTTGGTTATAACATCATTCAAAATAATCCCTCAAATTATATAGGGCTGATATTAGCTATTTGATACAATTTCTATTGAGCCAGCCCCAAAGGATTCTATTTTCTTTGTTTTAAATACATAAACGTCGACTTCTGGAAACATCAAGATCTGGTTATCAGTAGGGTGTCCCACGACAACACCATACAGTATTTCCTCTGCTGTACCCCCATCCCAAAAACGATGATATTTTATTTTGACGAGATCCCCTCTCTTTATAGTCCAGTGAATCTCATGTACTGACATTAATTTGTTCTTTCATCCAAGCTTGGGCCGCCTCATAGCTGTCAAAAGGATCAGATAAGCCTGCAACATAGTTGCTTGTGGCGGCCTCAAGTGCCGCCCATTGCCACTTCCAGCCAGATTGTTTACAATATATGAGGCCTCCAACACACCTTCTACCCTCAATACCGATTTTCTTTCTTCGTAAAAACTTTGCCAAAACTCGATTTTTTTCCGTTGTAAATTTTTTCTCAACTGTATCTTCTTTAACGCGTGTTTGGCTTTCGTCAGCATTGAGCACAAGATAATCCGACTTTGTTTCGTTAATAGATTTAAAGTGTGCTATAGCATCATGTTTTTCTCCTTCAAAATAAAACGATTGTATCGGTGCCTTAGCTCGATTTCCGTTTTTAAAAATTTTGTATACATTCCAATTAAAATTCATGTTTATCCTCTTCTGGTGAATAGATTGTAAGGGTTCCTACTGCGATGGAAAGCTTAAGGCCCTCTTCTTCTACGTGACTTAACATATTTATGTCATCCGGTGTTGGGCCGGTTTTGTTTTTGTTTTTGATCCATTTGACGTGCCAAAAATATATATCATCCATAAACATGTCAATGCGACGTTCTCGACGCACCATCACTCCAACGAGACCGGTTTCTTCATCAACTATCAAGTCACCTACTTTTATTATAACATGATCCATCAATTCTTGCAAGTATTCCATGGCTCATTTATCAACTCTTTTTAATAGTTCAAAAGTGCCAGCCCGGATCATATTATAAAGGCCACCCTCAGTATAAGGAATACACCTTTTATTGTCTTTGTCACCTCCTCCGGTCCAATATATGTCCCATGCCCACAAGTTAACCAAATCGTACTCGTTAGGGAGAGGCTCACTCTGTTCAGGTAAAATAAGCCATCTACGAGTTAAAAGCCCAATTTCGCCGGTAACTCGATCAAGTAATATATCGCCCACTTGAAGTATAATGTCCACATACTATATAGGCACATGCTATTGAGTCAGTGACTGTCGTATTCTTTGTGCACGGATACAGGCAATAATATGTTCTTCTATTGTACGATCGGGAGAAATATCAGTGTTTATTATGCATACATTATTTGGAAGAATTATGGTCGGAATCGCCCGGGCAGTCGACTCAGCGGCCGCCGGGTCAGCATCAGGTGGTGTGTGTGTTTGGGATGGCGCCCGGTATACCTGTTCGCGCGAAATTTCTTCGGTAAATTTTTCCGTGTCAGTGTCGGTACCAACCGCAGTGTTGTCAACAGTTAGAGAACCAGCGGCCGCCGCATTAGCCCCCACATCATTGGCCACACCGTAAACAGCAGCGCTGCCGGCTATCACCGCCAACACAAAATAATACTTTATCATCACAGAACCTCGTTTTAATAGCAATAAATAGTTGATGTTGTACCCAATGCCTTTTATGAATTTACAACTTTGTAGTGACCACCGTTCGACCACACAACCCAGTGGTTTTTGCCGATTTTAGGATATTTAACATACATCATATTGGTCTGCTCATCGATCGTCAGTACAAAGCCCAAAGAACGATCTTTGCGATAACTGTCTTTGACCCAAGAGCCAATGACGGCATCAGTAAATGGTGGTTTTTTAAAAAACATCAAACCTTGATTCTATCGATAATATACGGATGGTGGTATGACAAATCTTTATATAACTTCTTTATAACCTTTTTAGCAACTTCCCCGATATCAGCCTTAATGTCCTTAGACTTAAGCGCTTTTGCAAGCTCATCTTCTAAGATTTTGCGCAAGTCAGTCTTGATTCTTTTATCAAGTTCGGTGCCGATCATTTTCTTAATATCAGACTTGTCCTCAGAGGACAGGGTTTCATTAAGTATGGCGGCAATTGTGGTTTTGTTAAGAAGCATAATGTAATTAGTCGACTTTTCTATTATACACCAAATCTAAATTATTTGCAAGGTGTTCTGAGAAAATATTATCGTTAAACCAAAAAACTACATACCTGGGAAAGTGTTGCCCCGTGAAAACTTCCTTGATGACACCCATCCGCCGATTCGTCACGATCAAATCCAAATGGCCAGTTCTATAATATACCAGATCACCCACATCATAGTGGATTAAACCATACACAGTATGTGACATATAATACGACGCCCCCTTATCCACGCATTAGAGAAACATCCACGTTCTCCACTTTAATTAGGTGGTCCCCATTAAACATGCCCCGGGTAAATGCACTTAAAGGGTGATTCGTCCAAACTACCATGTATTCGCGGTTAACGTACGCCTCCACGATTATGCCAATATACTTGCCAAAGTCGACTGTGGACATTGTTAGGCTATACCTAAAGTCTGGTGACAGTGTTACTAAGTCACCTACCTCAAACGCACGTACCAAAACACGCGTGTCTTGCGTTTTACTGCTGCCCATACAATATATATGAAGCAATGCCACAATTGCTCAATAGCATGCCACAATTGCTCAATAGTATATTTCTACTTTCCCGTCGGGCCTTCGCTCAACGCGGCCTTCCCACATGCATATCTTAATGTTTAGCGAGTCTCCGGGTTCGAACACTCTGGTTACCATAGGTCCGTTAGAGCAACTAGCGATACCGGTCGCCTGCGTGCAACTCCAACGGATCCTCGATCCACACAACGGACACAAGTACACGGCAACTGGTGGTATTACTATTCTCTCGCTCATACAATAAATAGTGCGGCGGTAATCTCACATTTATTTCAGGGATAATTTTTAGGAACGAAAATCTCAGAAATTTAGCAGCGATCGAGAGAACGACCTATACCCGACCGCATGGTAACACAGGTTACAAGGACATATATTCCGGGTAGGGGGGAGGGGGGGTATGGTGCTTTCAAACTGGGTTTTCGTGTCGCATATATTGTGTATTAAATGTGACAGCGCAGTGAATGTCAAAAGAATGTCAACAAACCACATGTGAATGTTAATTATTTGTCAACACTATCGGGGTATCCTCTAACAGTATAGTGTAACATACATATATATAACATAGATAGACACACCCCCCAATAAGCAAGGTTGCAAGCGGTGTTTGCTGATACATCATATGTTTCATGTATTATTTTCTTTACTCTCGGCCATTTTCTCCGTGACTGTCGCATATTATTCCTCTCCCTATAAGGCAAACGTTAACTAAGTGCCTGTAATCATTAAGTATTTTATTTTATGTATCTCGCTGAAACATCTGTAACATCCAAATGTATACACACAATTGCGCCTGTCGCATTTGTAACACATTAATGTTACAGATATACGAATGTTTAACGTACGTCGCGCCGCATGCTATCGATCATTAATGTATTTTATGCTACGAATAGTTTAACGCACCCCCCCGCAATGCTGTCACATATTGTATACACTTGTATACATGTGTCACAAATAAATGTATCACATGTGACAGACGGCGCGCGCATGCGGCCGCAATGCCGGACAATTATTGACTTGACATCAAAAATATGTTGACGATTCGTTCTGCATGTGTATACTAAGCCCCACCGCATGTGAACGACAGAAACAAAACATATACTAACACATGCATAAAATAATATGCGTAACAAAGTTTAGCGCACTACCACCACCCATAACATTAAAATGCTCCTAACACAGTGTCTTTAACAGTGATACACACTGGTACTATACTTTCTCTATTTTCCCATATACATATAATACCAATAACTATAAGTATATTTTTTATGATTCTCGACATGATTTTACCTCTAAATGTTTGTAGTGTACATATCTCACCTGACCGTTAGGCCAGAGTACACCAATTAGCGCCTTAGCCGTTTCATGGGTCGATACTACCAGTCTCGGCATATGCCAAAGGCCGCGCGCAGACACCACCAGATCACCGACTTTCACTAACTACCTCGCAGCTTTTACTGTTCCAACGAAGCACAACACCTCTCACCATGACATCAACCACAACAGTGCCATCGTCATAATTGGTGACTTTTGTGATAATGCCATCTGCATTGCCTCCATAATAGTCTGGATTAAATTCATTAGTCCACTTTACCAGATCACCTACTTGCATTGATCACCATTAAGTTTCGATCACTAATGATCTCGGATTTACCATCGGACCATTGAACCAGCCACCAAGCGACAGGAACACTATCCATTCCAGTGTTCTTGACAACGATACCGACAAGAGCCGAAAGGTTAAACATATTGCGCCTGTACTTTACCAGATCACCTATCTTTATCATTTTGTACCTTTTCTCTTGGGGGTTCTCGATTTCATAATATAGCGTTCTTCCATGAAAATTGTTTCGGGCATGCCCATCGGAAGCAGTTTATATACCTTTGCGCCTTTGGCCGCAGAAGTGACGGGTTGAGCGTCCACGGCAATAACCACACACGGCACCTTAAAGGCCGCCAGTGGCGCGCCAGCACCGCCCCAGCCCTTACGAGGGGCGCCAGTGCGTAACTTCACCAGAGAGCCGACAGCGTACAAAGGAGCGGCAAAGTGAGCGGTGATGGCCTTCAGAGCAAATTTGTTCTTAGTCATCTTGTTAAAGGTAGCCAAGTCAGGTACAAATTCAGCAGATGCATCAAAACTTGCGACCACTGATCCAAAGTAGGATGTGGCGCGGTAGTAGTCGATTGCTACGGCAAAAATGGATCGAGCATCATCTTTATCCTCGCGATAATCGGACTGCCATGCATGTAGATCGGCTATAGCTTCATCACTGTGTTCAGCTTCGATCTTCTTGAGTGTTACGATCTGCTTCTCAGACAATTTACGCCCACCCATGACCTGACCTTGAAGGCTGTTGATGAACCCGCGCGCCCACGACGACGCACCAGTACGCTCACAGACGCGGTTCAGGCGCTCAAGAGTCTCCTGACCCTTGATAGCATTGGCAGCAAGGGCATCGGGATTGTAGCGTTCCTCAAGGGTCTTGACCCATGACACTCGGCCAGAGGTCAGAGAACCCTTCCGCTCATAGTAGCGAAGAAGGGAATTAGCAAAATCCTTATCGCGACTGCTAATAGCAGGACTGGCGATAAGGTCTTGAAGACGATGGCGATATGTGCGGCGAGGCATGGGCAAACTCCTTGGTTCTTACTTAGTAAGTATACCATAAGGACGATTAAAGATCAATTGGTTTATGTTAAGAGATTGTCAAGACTGTTCATCTTTAGCTTTACTCTCCGCTTCCAATTCCGCGAGGTCATTAGCTACGTCAGCAACGGTCATTTTTCGGGTCTTCAATCGCTTGTTACTTTCGCGATTGAGTTTGCCCCATCGTCGGGAATTCTCAGGGTGTTTACACAGGTGTAGATGCTCGATTCCAAGGGCTGAGAGCCTTCTGAGGCTGTTCTGGGCCGCTTTAAGAGAGTCAGGCTTAGTGAGTACCGATTCGTAGCCTGTGATACGCCCAGCGGCACTCAATTCAACAGTAGTTTGACTTATGTAATACTTCATATTTATCGACCCTCATAGAAAGCGGCGACGGGAAGGCACGCGAGCGCGAGTACCCAAAGTGAAGTGGTGATAATAGCGGCGATTGTGAACATAGATATATCTCCTTACTTGATATGCTATCATTATACACGAAAAATGGGGGAAAGTCAACAACTAAGTTGTCAAGTGAATGTCAAGAGTTCAAACCCTCGAAAGAAAAGTTTAACGCACCCTTAGCTGTCGATAGCTATGATGCGCTCGTTGGTTGAGAAGTAGGGGCGCGCGGCGTATGCCTTGGTTGTCATCCACATCCTTTGACACTTGCTGGCAATAGGCTTCGGCGCGCAAAGATCGGTCAGGACTATATGACCGTCAAAGCCTTGTGCGTTGACGTACTTGGTTGGAGCATCGAAGCATGTACCACCAGTCAGAACGCGCTCGGTTTTCTTGTTTTGGCCTTTCTTCCAAGTATATACCTTATCCTCGGCTACGCGCGTATCAAAGGGGATCACGGTAAACTCCGCGATTTCGGCCAGTTTGTTCAACTCAGAAAAGAAGGCCGAGAGCATCTGATCATCCACCGATCCAGACTGGTCGATGCTGATAGCGATCTTGGCTTGACGGCGTACGCGCTTGCCTGCATGGATGCGAGGGAAACGCTTGTTAAGGCGGCGAGGCGTCGAGGTCTTATCGGCGCGCTGGCTGGTCTTGACGAAGTATCGGAGTACCTTGCGCCAATCTACCTTAGTAGAGATACGATCAAGGATGTCGGAGCGCATACTATGAGACACCGATCCCCAATTGCGCGTCTTTTCGGCTTCTTCGGCGGCTTGCTTGACAGCTTCTTTCAATCGCTCTTTAGCAATTTCTTGAGTGGTTCCATCTACTTCACCAAATTCTTCATGTGAATCAAAAGAATCAGCCCCATCAAACGGGTCGCCGTTGCCTTGACCTTGGCCTTGACCTTGGCCTTGGCCGGGTTCACCCTCGCCATCCTGTTGGCCATCAGTACCATCACCGTCGCCTTGCTGGTCTTCCATATCCTTCAATGCTGCCAAGTACCACTCGTAAGACTTGCCAGCGGGCAAGTGAGCGAAGGGGCCTTCACATGGAAAAACACCCTGCATCGGTTGACCATCATACATGATCGGGCCGGGATCTGAGGCACTTGGTAATTTTCCCTTCATCTCAGGTAGGCCATTGATAGCAAGATCCATCGCGATGTTATCAATACGTTGAAGCCCATCAATCGGCTTGCGACCAGTCACATGCTCAAGGATGATATGATAAAACTCGTGCATTAGAACGCCCAATTTGTGTTCATCGCTCAACTGGCCCATGAAGTCAGGGTTATAGAGCAACTCAAATTGGGCTGTGTGCGGGTTTACGCGCACACCAGCCGTAGGCAGCGATGTGCATGCAGTCTTGTCGATGCGACGAGACAGGGCGGCAAAGAACGGCTCACGCATAAGCAAGCGTGCTGTGTGCATATTCAAGTTGAATGGGGCGGCTGGTTTGTTGGCTTCGTCGGTCATGCTGATCTCTCCTGATTACTTAGTAAGTATACCATAAAAACAGGGGGTTGGTCAAGGGGTTTCTTGTCAAGAGTATGTCAAGTGTCTTTTACGTCATACTCTGCGGCTATCTCAAATTCTGTAAGGTTTAACTCAGCACCAGTAGCAGGGTTGACAACGCGATAACGAAGCCGTGTTCCCTTCTGAGAGCCGTATCGAGGTATGCCGGTGTCAGACACCTCTAAGACCACGTGCGGCTTCTCAGAGCCTTCGGCGCGGCTCCTAAAGATCAAGTCTCCCCTTTGGAGATCCCTGACCCTTGGGAGTGCCATTCTGCTGGCGATTCGGCCCATTACTGGTTACCTCCGAGAATTTCAACAAGGTGTTCTGACACTGATTGACCGCTCGCAGTCGTCGCCTTGTGGAGCGCGATGGTGTTATCAATCTGATCGGAGTCTCCGATCACAGTCCATAGCTTCATAGCTACCTCGGAAGGCAAGGTTACAAAGTATTCCGCGACGTTGGTGATCTGGCTCTCGGTCAGAATTTCAGCGAATACCTTGCTCGCTTCCATCTTTTCGATCATCGCAGCATGGTCGTTGATACCCCAATTTGAGGTCTTTTCAAGTTGCCCATTGTCTACAAGGTCTTCGATGGTTACTTGCCATTCGTACTTTTCAACAAAGTCGCGCAAAGCTACCGCACCCTCAAAGCCGACAAACGACGTTGCAAGGTTGAATAGAAGATCGCGATCACCATCTTCACCAAAGACACCAGCGGGAGTCACGGTATCATTAAACCGCTTCCAGCTACGGCGGGATGGGTAAACCTTGTTAGGCTCAAAGTCGCCAACATGCTCAAGGTGAGCGCGGTTCTGGTTGATGAAATCCCACAAGATCCCATCAACGTTATCCTGCGCCCACTTCAACCAATCTTCGGTGGAAGGCTCCACATCGAAGACTGTCCAGCGATCCAATTCGGCAGGGTCCATTTCACCCACCTGATATTGAGCGCCATGCTCACCACCATTGACAGCGGCGATGATCAGAGTCTCAGGGTGAAGGTGCCAGCCGTTGATCTTGCGGCTGTCAGTCAACTCAAAGAGGCCCTGACGGACTTCCTGAGTCGCGCGGTCCACTTCATCGAGGAATAGCACCACTGGTTGCTCACAAGCGGTCACAAGCCAATCAGGGGCGTTCCAAGTGGTAGCCTTGCGGCCATTAATTTCGGTGTCAGCCGTATCAGGCAGACCAAGAAGATCACCCTCTGTCATCTGTGAGGCGCGGCGTTCTACCACGGGCAGATCACGGACCTTAGCAGTCTGATAGACTACTTCGGATTTACCGACACCGTGACGACCACGAATAAGCACGGGCAATTTGGCGTTGAGGATATGGGGGACTACGGACGTGAAGGTTGCGAAATCGACGGACATGTGATTCTCCTAAAAGGGTTCTCTCTCTAACTTACTTAGTAAGTATACCATAAGAGCAGGTAAAGGTCAACAGGTTTATTGTAAAGTAAATGTCAAGGGATTTGTCAAGCATCATAAGCGTTAACTGGGAGGCCAAGTTCCTCGCGCAACTGGCTATGCCAGCAGTCACGGTCATACCCTCTAAAATCCCACGGGCGCTCGTCTGAGGTTGGAAAGACCTCCTTAATCGGGCGGGCGTCTTCAAGCCAGCCAAGGGGCGCTGGGGCCGTTATACCAGTGGGTAAGATTGTCTTAAACTTTGTCGCGTCACTATCTGGAAGCAACTGGTGGAGTGGGATGTTGCCCAGCGTATTGGCGTGATAATTTTTAATGCCCTTGATCTGATCGTTGGTCTTGGTCTGAATCACGCGCGCTGTGGGGCTGTAAGCATCAATGCCATGCCACTCTACGCCAGTCACCAGCGCCGTAACCGTGTACTTGCCATAATCACCAGAAGACCTATATCCTTGCTGATCAGCAACGATCAACGTTCCGATCCCTATTCCAGTTTCCTTATAATTCTCAAGCCATCGGCTGCGTACTTGTGCAGTGCGCTTAGTCCAGATCAGGTAGTCATTCTTTACGTTCTGGCAAACTCGGCGCGTGTGGCCGCGATGTTCGCAATAGCCACACTTCATCTTCTTCATGCGTTCGGCTTTAGCTGCCTTGTTCGTTACTTTCTGGCCAGTCGCAAGATCGATCTTGGTGCGCTTGAGGTAACCTTCGCGCGCTCTTTCGGCGCGTTTTTCGTGCCATTCAACATTCCATGAACGATCTTCGCCGCCCAATTCAGTTTCGGATTTTGTGCGGTAAAGTTCGGCATTCTTCTTCTCACTCTCAAACGTTTTCTTCAATTGAAGCGTGAGTTCAGGACACTTGCGTTTGTTGTGTCCACGTTGGTAGCAGTGTGAGCAGGTGACGGTTCCAGACCATGACATAATGTTTTCTCCAGTGGAGGGGTGATTGATTTCTCTAACTTATGATCTATTATCTCATATGCGAGAGCGAAAGTCAACAACTAAGTTGTCAAGCAAATGTCAAGAAGCATTTACTAACTGCATGTATTCAATGGCGACTTTGTTGCCATTGTGAAGTTTAACGAACCTGCCGGTTTCTCTACTGCCCCACATTTCCACGATGATGCTGTGATTTCTATGGTATCTGTCATATACCAGATCACCGACTTTCATACTTCCACCTTTATTAGATCATATTCCCACATTCGATCGCTAATGCCGCCACAAGTCCACCGCACCCTGAATGCATCGTTGTCGGCTGTGCTTGTCTTGCCGCTGACCTCTGCCAAGATAAGACCAAGCAACGGGCGTTCTGGCTCCACGTCACGCAAATATACTGCTTTTACCAAATCACCGACTTTCATGCTTCTACCTCGGTCATATACTTTAACAGACCCCGATCAATGATCGTCGACGCAGGAGCGCCAACCTTCAAGATCCTGTGATTCTCAACGATCACACCGTCATCGCGATGAATAAAATCCTCACCAAGATATATTGCCAGCGTTCCATCTAAGCCGCTGCGCGCCAAGCCCCAACCTTCAAATTTATACATCTTACCTATTTGCATTGATGACCTCCACAAACTGAATCATGTGACTATCGAGAACACAGACCTTTCCAGCTTCGGTAAAGCTGATCGTGTGATCGGCCGCTTCATCAATCTCGATAATGATGCCTTGACCATAATAATCGTCATAAATCAGATCACCGACCTGCATTGATAACCTCCAACAATAGACCAGACTCGATTTTAGGTCTGTCTTCATCTGTCCACATCACCCACACATCGGCAGGCTTTGCCCATCGCTTTTTGCAAGCGCCCATAACAAGACCAACTGATCCCCGAAACCTCACCAGATCACCGACTTTCATTATCTGCCTCCATAGAATCGAGAAAGGCGTTCCAATGTTTCCAAGGGAATACCGCAAGGGCAGCGACACCGAGAATAGGCAAAAGCCAAATTCCGTTGTCGAGTAGAATGATTTGCCAGTCGTTGAGCATGTACACCTTTCCTTGATTGTTCCTTATTATCTCATAAGCGAGAGAGAAAGTCAACAGGTTTCTTGTCAAGTAAATGTCAAGGGATTCTAATATCTTTAACGAACATGAGTCCGCTACTCTTTTCGGTTTGTGCGTTGGGGGTGTTCGTCCACAAAACTTTAACGTCGGTGTTGCCGGTATACTTTCCAACCTCAACGATCAGACCAACATTGACAGATAGACCTTTACGCCATCGTGCAGCTTGAAAGGCATATGTCACCAGATCACCCGGCTTCATGCTTCAAGTGTCCTTAAATTAACATCGAGACTATAGCCCCAATCATTATCCCAAGTCAATTCGCTCCACTTTGCAAAAATGGCCCACAAATCGACGCGAGACATAGCCCGCAATTTATCGTGATCCCATTCGATAATTGTGATTTCTTCTGACGCCGTTAGAAATTGCTTTGAGCGTATTACAGACTCGGCCGCTTCTTCGTCGTCAACACCCAAAAAATCCAACACATCGCCAATAGCGGCCAGTGCTGCACCCTTTTCAGTCAGGTGGACCGACGAAAACATTTCACCTTCATGCTGACCCATCAATACCCATACTTTCATCACCCTATCACCTCAAATGCAGCTTTGTTCGCCCACATCTTATGGTTTGTTTTTTGGCTGACCACCAACACAGTATCGGCAATCTCATCAAGTGCAATCCATTTACTGTGATTGCCCCACATTCTAAGTAATGATCCAACTTCAATCATTATGCGCTCTCCCTCTTGGTCTTACTATCGGCAAGCATTTTATTCACCCATGCCCCATTAAACTCGGCTGCATACTTGTCGCGAAGAACCAACAGTTTTTCACCATCCTTAGTTTCATTCTTGAGTTTATAGCCGGGGATCAGAAATTCGGTGCCTACTGGCGCGCCCAAGAAACATTCGCAGATAGCATAAGGTACTGATTTCCATCGGCGTTTAGTTTCGCCGGTCTTCTTATCCTTCCAGCTACTACGGAAGCGCCGGAATTGCATGTCAACTACGCGGGCTTGGATGGTTGAACCACCAGTCCTAATAATTACGAGGTCGTCTTTTGTGAGGTATGCCATGTGTGTTTTCTCCTTACTTGGTATAACCATTATACTTGAAAATCAAGGGGAAGTCAATAGAATAATTGTCAAGAAGATGTCAACTGATTAGTGCATGTTATCTACCCCTTAGTCGGTTCTGCTTGCCATGCAGAAGACGATGCGTGTCGGTCAGCTTTAGAGCCATAGGACACAATAGAAAGATCGGTTGCCTCCCCCTCATCACCAGACGCGAAGCCCAGATATTTAACGGCGGTTTCTGTCTCAAGTTCTTCCACACACGATGGACATTCGTTAATTTTACCGCCAGCCAATCGCTTAAAGTGACCGTCAAGATCAAACGTATCGTTGCAGTGTTTACAGATTTTCATATTCATTTTCATAATAATTTAACTCCTTTACCAGTCAATAGGATCGTTCATAAACTCAGATACACACGGCATCGCAGTACCTTTCATAAGGCGCTCATTTCGTCGCTGGGCGGCTAATGAAGCAGTACGAGTGTCAGTATCAGCGAATGGGCGTGACGACGGCTCAGGGGCCTTAGACACCTCAAACTCACCAAAGGCTTGGTTGTTGTGCTGCTCTCTGCGGATTTCCTTGAGGCGTTCGCGGGCCATGATTCCAGCATCAATAAAATCATCTTCGGCTACTCTAAAAGTGTTTCCCACAAGGCTACCGTTTTCCTCCGTTGTTGGTTCCGGCCAACCCCATTCAGGTCGCGCGTTTTGTTCCCGAATATCATCGGAAAGTTCATTGAGATCGGATTGTTCCCAGCCTGTGCCTTCTGGATTGAAAGCAAACAGAGCCTCTTGGATCAATTTGATCTCGTTCATTGTTAATTTGATCATGCGAATGTCATCCATATAAATACCTCCTAAGTATGTATATATTATCTCACAATAACGTAAGAAAGTCAATAAAAATGTTGTAAAGAAAATGTCAAGACCCCTGAGAAGATGGCGCTGTCTTCACCGCGCCATCACTCGCTATCCTCCCTTCAACTTCTATTGTTCCCAAGTCGAGATTTCAACATTCAATTCTGCTTAATTGCTACTTGAATTGTTGTGGTCGTTCGTTGGAGATATTGAACGGCCGATCCTTTATAATATATTCTCAGGGGGTCTTGACAAAGATTAACTAAATTTAATAGGTTGCGCTTCTTTCGATGTGAATATCAAAGCCCCAGCCCTGAACCTCATTATCGTCCATTTCTTCACCGATGCGAACAAAGCGATAATACTCGGCGGCATCAACCTCCTTGCCCTCGACTTCAATGGTTTCGTTCGCGCACCAATCAACGAAGCCTTGGATGGCGGCGATTTCTTCAAAAGAATCATACCATTTGACATGACCCCAACGGAACAGGAACGCACCCTTGATGTTGCAGTAGTCTTTGATCATTTCGTCATGCTCGGACCAACACATCTTACGAGCCTCGGGTGACTTCGCCATTGTGACCATAAACTGTGGCATGACTTCGGGACCAATAGCTAAAATAACTTCTGAACGATAACCCATGTTTATGCCTCCGCAGGGCGATTAAGTGCCGCCGCAATAATTGTCATATTCTCAGCAACAGTGTCGGGTGCTTCCGCGATCTGCCCTACGAGCATGATCATAGTGATCATGATTTCAAGATTCTCTTGGTTCGTTTCCAGTGGTGTATTCACTGGACGTTCATTTATAAGTGGATATTCTGTCATCGTGTTGTACTCCTTGACTACTCTTGTATTATCTCACAGGCGACAGGAAATGTCAATAAGAATGTTGTAAAGGAAATGTCAAGAAGAATTAATAATCGGAAGTCTACGGCCGACGCGGATAGTTTCAGCACCCACCAAAATATCCCAGCTACGATCATAGCGCCAATCACCATCGGGGTTACCATCGGGTACGGCGCGCTTGTGTTCTTTAACGATGGTCGCAACAGTGGCGCGCCACTTAACCAAATCACCTACTTTCACTAACCACCTCCAATGATAGACAATTAACATCTTGAACAGTCCCACACTGCCATCGAACAGTAGCATACTGATACCCAATGTTAAGGATGATCCCCGTCATACCGCGCGGATCGCGTTTCGTCTTTATTAGATCACCTACTTGCATTGATCACCTTCAATAAAGAGCGTACACACCACCTGACACCTCCGTCTGTCCAAGCGACAAACAACTTGTCATGGCCTTTCCTGACCACTACGCCAAGCATACCAGATTCGGAGAACCTGTGCCGCACCAGATCACCGACTTGCATTGACAACCTCCATATCTGCCTCTCGGCAGAACAACAAACCCCCTGCACCAAGAACTTGCCAATACGCGCCAAGCCCATCGTCCGGAGCATGATCATGCTTCCGCACAATGATACCCACTTGTTGCTTTTTGTCCCACGAAATCCATTTGATCAAATCACCGACTTGCACTGATCAACTCCAAATATAGTGTGTGCATTGCAATCACGCGGCCGCGCAATAGAATGTTCCAATAATCGTGATGCGCTCTTGAAACAACAGTACACAACACGGGGTCTGCGCCAAACGTACAATACATCAAATCACCGACTTGCACTTAATACCTCCAAGTGTTGCCGTTGAAAGCAACACATAGCGCCATTGTGGGACAGGATGACGCCCCACAAACCGGATACCTTGAAGAACTCAACAACGATGCCCGTAGCACCATCGCTCACCGTCCGACATTTAACTAAATCACCAACTTTCATATATATAATATAACACAAGGGAGTGGGGTTTGCAAGGATAATTCTGTCAAGAGGTTGTCAAGAGATCCAACGATTTCTCGCCGCACCATTCTTTATTGCCGGGACCGAAAAGCGATAGACCCTGCGTACGCAGGCCTGCGTTGTCCACAAAATACGCACCATATCACAGTCGTCGCGTATAGAAAGTATAACGCCGATCTGCTCTGTAAGAAAATGTTTAACTAAGTCACCGACTTTCATTGATTACCTCCATGTCCTTAGCTTCAACCCACCCAGTATCGCTGCGGTGGGGCCAGAACACTTGAGCAAGTGGTTGCCCCTCGTAGGCACCCGCGCGCAGTTTGATAACGATACCCATGCGTGCGCGATGCCCGCCAATCGTGTATTTGCTTTTAACAATGCTACCGACTTTCACTTACTACCTCCAGCCAACTCTCAGGTTCCCAGTCCACCTTGCCTGAACCTCCAAGCCATTTTATACCTATCTGAATAGAACTACGGTGATAGTCCCTATCAATAACAATGCCGACTATTCCCGTATCATATTGAGAACCCTTCATTTTCACCAGATCACCTATTTTAATGCCCAGCACTAATCACCGTCGCGACTTGTCTAAGATGAACCAAGCGAAACAAATTTGGGTTTTTCGCTTCAAGGTGTGATGGACTCCAGTTGTGTATAAAAACTTTGGCAGTGAACGATGAATCATCAATAAAATCCTGTCCAATGTTTATAATCGTCCCAACTCGGCCGGTCCTATTAAATTTTATAACGTCGCCAGTTTGCATTGATTACCTCCGCCTCATCTGTTCCCGTTTTTCTAGCTTACCTTTGATCAGCACCTCCACATCGAGAGGGCCTTGTTCATCTTCGCTGAACACCCGTGTAATAATTCCAATACGATCAGGATAGGTCGGGCCGAGCCTAACAAGATCGCCAATTTTCATTTTGTTTCTAAGTCTAACTATTTTCACTGATTACCTCCAAGTAATACGTTGAATGATTGCAACAGGTTCCGTCACTCCAGAATACTAACACTCATTAGTTTTCTCCTGATTACTCATATAATATACCACGGCGGCGCGCAGAAGTCAACATATATCTTGTCAAGAGAATGTCAAGAGCGAAAGCGCGATAACTGCAATTGCGGAAATAATACCGATCCAGCTAACAATAAGAATCTTTCTCTCTGCCTCTGCAATTTCGTCCTTAAAATTATTTTGTTTCATACTCAACCTTCACTGTTTTAACATAAAAAACAACTTTATCGCCGGGTTTTACATGTTTCAACTGCCTCTTGTTGAGTTTGATCCACATGCCTGAATCCGGCGCATTTGTGACTTCAACCGCTACCATTCGATCAAAGTACATCTGATCGTTTAGTACCGTGCCAGTCATTCTTGCTCTGTTTGTAGAACAACCTCCGATAAGCACCAGCAGGCATAGTGTTATAAACTTGCTTATAGCTAACATTTTCTTTTCTCCTGAATATGGCGACATTTGCGCCGAAAACCGTAACCGGGGCAAGAGCAAGAATAAATGCCCTTAGAGAGTTTAACGGTATAAAAATTTCCTTTGCTGCCCTTTACACTCCAAGAGTTTTCACCGACAACAGGGACCACCTCACGCGGCTTATAGACCATATATGCAGACAGCTCACTGAACGCGGTGTCTTTCGGCACCTCCACCCACACCGAACCAGCAATTGCATATCGAACGCCCTTGTGATTTGTAAATAATGCCGGTGGAATTGAAACTTCAATAGGGTTCATGTAAGAAGCGCCCCAAGCGCAAAGCCAATGGCAACAAGAAAAATAAATTCTAAACGCATGTTAATCCTCCTTTATGCCACAGGGCAAGTAAAAAAGTGGATACTAAGGAACAAAAGCGCCCCCCAACAGACTGCATCAGCCGCAATAGCGATGTTACGAACGGTTTTAATAGACATTTTGTCCTCCATATATAAATAATATATCATCGTTTTGATCATAAGTCAAGCACTCTCTTGTAAAGAAGATGTCAAGTGAACAACATCATAGTTTTCTTCATCAACAAGACACTCAAAGCCTTCGCACCAGACTACCCACATTTCAGGTAAAGTGGCTCTTGCTGTAGGCTCAAACCGATGCAAAACAATCGCAGGGTTTGAATAATCATTATCAGAATAACCTCCGGGTTTGAAGGATATTAGATCACCTACTTTCACTTACCACCTCAAGTTCATCTTCATACATGATAGAGCCACCATCTTCTGATAGCCACACGGGGTTTCTCCACATAACTTTAATACTGGGTGGGTCTTGGGGCTGCCCCCACATAACAACGCCAGTTTCCATAACGATGCCGATGCCGTGTTCAGGCTCGTTCACATTTAATACCAAATCACCTACTTTCATTCGATCACCACTCTACCGGAATTATTATAGGTATCGCGCACTGATAGTCCTAAAGGCTTAACGGCTTGTGCCACCAATCTTTTCATATCATCGGATTTACCAGTGATGACAATAAACGGTGGGTTGTGTTCTAAGCATGCACTGTGTAAAATACGCTCAACATTTTCGTGTTTAACTCCGTGCAGATCAATTATTACGTGCATTAACCACCACTAAAGCATCCGTACCGATCCATGCAATCTCGCCATCCTTAAATAAAACTTCGGCTGATTTTGTTTTGTGTCCGGTTCTAGAAAGTTTAACGACGATCCCATAATCTAGTTGAGATTCAATATCATCACTATCCACATTCTCAAACTGTACTAAATCACCTACTTTCATTTATCAACTCCTTCCTTTGTTATAAATGTTGGTGTACCCTCACCGGCCCAAAAGCCGGATGTATTATAATCAAACCATTCGTTAGCTTCCTGTTCTGAGCATTTTAGCCAACCTTGGATCGCTTGAATACACAAATTTATATCGTACGCCGCAACATTCATTGAATCAACACGGGGCCAATGATCAACAGGAGAAGCAATAACTCCCACAAGCGCATGATCAAAATGCTCGCGCGGTTCTAAAAGAAGGGCCTCCGGATGCAACTCAGTAATTGGTTGTATTATATTATTCATCAAGTACCTCTAAACTTTTGGCCTGGTCCATAGTATAATGCCAATGGCCATTAACCTTATCCCAAACAACTACAACGTACCCTTCGGTGATTTTTTCAATGGTGCCGAGTGCATTATCTACTGTCATAACTTTATCTTTTCTTACGCGATTGCCGACTATCATTGTACATGCTCCAAAAACATTTCGTGAACCTTTAGTTTAACGCCATTAACCATAAAAACCTCCCAAACTCCAGTAGGAACCGGACCTCTGTTAGTATAATGTACGACCTCGTGGATTTCTTCGCCCACAATATGACCAAGCCTTGATGCTGGTATACTATCTTGATGTGTTCTTTCATTAATGCGAACAAAATCGCCAGTCTTAAAAGTCTTCCTCATCATCTTCCTCATCTATCCAGCTTTTTTCATAATACCCATCGCTATCATAACCGGCTTCGTGATAATATGTACTCAAATTATTATAGCCGCCGGTCGGATAGTATCCATACGGTTGGTCGTCCATATCATAATACCCCATTGACGAACCACTAAGAGCGCCCCCAAAACTGATCATAATTCGGCTCAAGACGCTTCGCATATATTCTATTTCAGCATCTTCTTCCGCAGCTTTAGCTTCAAGTTCAGCTTTTACTTTAGCTTCTTCTTCTTCCTCACGCTGCTTTCGGAAAGCATCTAAATCAACAATCTCGCCCATTAGAAAGGGATCTCCTGAGAAGAAAGCGGTGATGTCTCCCATACAAGTGGGTGCATAACCATATCGGCGGTGCGTTTAGCAAGCGAGACATGCTGGGAAGTGGTCATGGAGCGGAACCCGCCGGTTGCCGCCATGAAATCAGCGAGAACACAGACGCCGGCATCCGTGCGCGCACCAATCTTCAAACGATAGGAGAACAATTCCCCGTCAAGTGTTATCAGTGTGTTCTTATGGTTGCGCGCATTTTTTCCTTCCTTCCATGCACGGATAACGTTAAGATTCTTTGTTATTTCTACTTTCGACATGTAAGCCTCCTTTGCTTTACTCTATAAATATACCCCATAATCAGAAAAAAGTCAATGTATTTCTTGTCAGGGAAATGTCAACGCAGCGTTGATGCTTTCTCAACAAAAATATCATCGGCAAAAGTCTTTGTAAACCGCAGACTTGCAGGATCAATGCCTTCGTGTTGTGCTTCGGATGCCGACCGCGCAAACTTCCGCAACATTTTAATATACTCGATCTTACCAAAGGTAACCTGCGCGCCGAAATGTGATGCGTCCGGTACATACTTGGTATAAAAATGCTTTATGATCTTAAAAGTATCTTTAATACCATCAAGATCCTCTGTATCAATCACTAATGTTAATTTCACTTATCACCTCTATAGAATCTTTACGCGGTGCAATGATATGTACTTTACCGCGCTCAATACACCACATTTTCCAGACACAATTTTCTCCCATGTCCGGTGTTTCAAAAATAACGCCATGAAAAGGCTTTGTCCATTCCACATCATTCAAGTCATTTCTTTCACGGTAGCGAACCCTGACCAAATCACCTACTTTCATTAAGGACCGCCAACCATTTGGCGGGTTCCCACGATACCTCGCCGGGTGTGTCTGTAAGCCACAGCACGCGCACACGTTTATGACTTGTTCCTCGACGGATGCAGTCGGGGTTGGTTCGCGTAATAACACCTATCGCGTTACCCGGCGCGCCGGGCATGTGTATTAAATCACCTACTTTCATTTTTCTTCTGCCTCTCAAGGTTTTTAATTTGGTTACGAATGTGCTTAATAGTCCGTTTGTATGCGGCTATGCTTTCATCAATTAGTTTAGTTTCTTCTTTATTCAGACTCATCGATCATCCTCAAGTCTACTTGTGGTATGCCGCGCAATTTTCCATCAAAAAGAATTCGCGCAAACGGTTCGTAAGGAACTGCTCCCCAATTTACTTTTTTACCCCTTTCGTCGGTGCGCCAACATTTACTTTCGTAAACCTCTGTCACCAAACAAGCGGTATCGTGCCACATTACTAAATCACCTGCTTTCATTTAACAAACCTCAAATCGTTACGCAAAAAATAATCATTCCATGCTGTGTGGGCGCTATTGTGACGGTTCGGTGGACCTTCACCACACCACCTAACAACATATTTCATTTTCTCATTCTTGGAACCGTACGGTTGCCAGTATGGATTTTCCTTAACCTCGACTATAACTCCAACAGTTATTTTATCACCCTTGTCGGCGTGACGCTTATATTTCCACATCGGACCCATCCTCAAACCATACGCTGACAGCGTTACCAAATCACCAGCCTTCATTCTGCCCCCTTGTGCTTAACCTTGCGGCTATACTTTGACTTATCTTTGTGTTTTCCTGCGCCTGAACGTAGGAACGCTCGGACTGCTAACCAGTTGCGAGTTTTAACTTTCTTGGACATATCGCCTCCTTACCTATATAATATATCCTATCGTGCGGATAAAGTCAATGATTTAAATGTAAAGGAAATGTAAAGGAAAATTTTAGGCGGAAAAAAAATCGCGAGCGAGAGAATTCAAAGTGGGACAAGCCCTGATGGAACATATCTTCTTATCTCATCTATTCTCGCCCACTTAACTCCTACCTTGGGATCGCCGTGGTAATAATCAACCGAAACCACGATCCCCACTCTCTTGTCCCAATACTCTTGGTTGTGGAGGTCGCGACGGAGGACTAAATCCCCAACCTTAAACTTGCATATTGACATTTTTCGGCGCCTTCAAGAACGCAACACCGGGTGGAACCTCGCCGGAAACAATACCGCCGTGCTTCGCTATCACGTTAGTAATTACCATAGATGGAACCCAAGCATATACAGTTTCAGTTGGGGAATTTGGTTCTTCCGCATATTCAATTAGTAGAGGCTCCGAACAAGAAGGAAACCCACACTCCACCTCCGTATACCGATCAGCATTGTTGATGCGGGGGGTGCAATATGCGTTCTCATTGGCTTGAACGGATATTTCAAACCCATCGGAACAAATAATTATTTTATTAAGTTTGTGTGTCATTTTGGTTGTTGACCTCACTGTCCTTTTAATTAATAGTGGTACATCCGGTAGGATTTGAACCTACGACTCTCGGCTTAGAAGGCCGATACTCTATCCACTGAGTTACGGATGCAAATATTTTACTAGTCTTCTATAATAGTAAAAACATCGTGATTTTGGGCGCGGCTTCTTTGTGGATGATTATCCTCTACAAAGTTTTGGTAAAAATATACAGGATGATCGCCAGAAACAAGGGCGATCAATCGGTCGCCAACAGAAGCCCCCATTTTAGTGGCGTTAAGCCATGCATGCGTGCGGTCCAGTTCTCCGGTATATCGGGTTCGCGTCAGCTTTCCCTGTTCATTTTGAAAAATAGCAGTATAAATCATTTCATTAGTCTCCATCATAAGGTTCATTTGCTCCGAGTTCACATACGATAACAGGTGTTGAATCTTCTGTCAACTTCAAAATATAAAAGGTGTCGCCTTCTTGGATCTCACAAGGAAAAGCATGAAGCGGCAGGACGGCCATGCTTGCCTCGACCGTAGGAGGGTTTAAGTTAATTTCAACGGACGCAAAGAATTGATCTGTCGAATCAACAATTCCAGTTAAAACAAAAGTTGTCAAGTATAGTTTCATAGTAGTTATTGTGTGTAATCTAGGTTAAAGTGGTAGGGGAACCGGGATTTGAACCCGGAACCATCTGTTTATGAGACAGATGCTCTGACCAATTGAGCTATTCCCCTATGGTTCTATTTTATCTCAGTCGGGCATGCTTGTCAAGCACTTTCTTTCTTAAAGTTTTATGAATTCCTGCATTAATTTCCAAAGCATGTGGCATTAATTTGTGGCGAATATAATTTCTACGGTACTTGGTGTTGTCGTTGCTTGGATCTTTAACGTAGGGTACTGATTTTCGATCAGCCCAATCCTCAAACTCACTCTTGCGAGTGGCCAAAAAAGGTCGAATATATTGATCCCGCTGGCTTGGAATTAAAAAGGGATTACCATTCAGACTTGTGAAGATCCAGTTTTCCACAACATCATCAAGATGATGCGCGGTGATAATCGGCAAATCCGTAGCCCATTCAAAAAAACTATAACGTTGTTTCCTCCACCACGCTTCGGAAGATACACCACGTGGCATTTGTTTTGTATTTGTTCCCACCAAACAATCAATGCTGTTTGCATCACAATAGTCGCGCACTAATGCCTCTGCCTTTGGAGCATACGGAGTACCATGATTATAGTGTAACACAAGAACATTACGACTTCGGCGTACGAAATCTAAAACTGCCATACTATCTACACCACCACTGACAGCGATTGCAACACGGTATGGAATTTGTCCTAAGATATGAATCATTCTTTGTTTGTTTCCTTAAATAAATGGCTCCGACAGCAGGACTTGAACCTGCGACCCGATGATTAACAGTCATCTGCTCTACCAACTGAGCTATGTCGGAATAATGGTGGGTCAACCGGGACTTGAACCCGGAACCTGCGGCTTAAAAGGCCGATGCTCTGCCAATTGAGCTATTGACCCTATGCGATACAGATTACCTCTGAATCAGTTTCGATCCAAACTTTAGCGCCGCATGGAAGTGGCTTGTCTGGTGAATATATGACCTTTGACGGTCCTTTTATCTCAGCGGTTGTACAATAATCATTGCTCTTGTAGGTTTTCACAGTGATTACTGGCTCTCTTTCGCCGCTCTTGGCGTTTGAGCGTATTTTATGTTGATTAACATGGATACGTCTAATCATCTGTAACCTCCAACGGTGCAGTTTGCGGCGGTTTGCACAATCCTTCCTCAATCAAAGACATGGCGCGGCGGCCAAACCAACCTTGCAGGGTCCAAGCAAGGCCCGTGTCGATCAGATGCTGCCATGCTTGATAATATTCTTCTGGGCGCTCGTGTTCTACGAACCCCTCTGCAATACCTATTGCTTCAAAATCAGACATCCATCTCTCCATTGTGTAAAGTTTCTTCGTGTACTGTGAGCATCTCGCCGGTTTGGAGAAGGTGAATCACCCATCCTTGTTCTGGCTTATGCCCTCCTTGTTTCTCATATTCTTCGGGAGTGAGCGCAGCAGCTTCTACTAAACACTCCATCATTAATATGGCTGGACCCTGATCCAGCCACATTTTTATTTGACCTGCTTTCATATATTATTTCTCCATAAATTTCTAATATTTACCAACCTTCCGTATCTATTATACACAAACATTTCTTCTTTGTCAGTCTGTGTACATTGAACTTTAGGATATTCTTCCATTATAGATGGTAGGACAGGCGGGACTCGAACCCGCACGCTCATTAGAGCAGGAGATTTTAAGTCTCCTGTGTCTACCGATTCCACCACTGTCCCTCTCATTTACTCTCTTAATATATCATCGATTCACTCTGATGTCAACAACTAATCCAACCTTTTCTGTAAAAAAGATGTCAAGAGAGCTTTGTTAGTTCTTCTTCAACAAAGAAGCGGTACATACGGTCAGTACAAAAAACAACATAGACCACCTCTCCGGGCCAATCTTCATATTGGGCCACATCTACATCGACCACGATTCCGTAATACGGTGGCTCATCATCGAAGTCCTCCGCATAGTGTGGATAATAAAATTGGTAGAAAGTATATCTGCACCGCACAAAATCGCCAATTGCATAACGCGACTCTGGTACTTTATCATCCACATAGTAACTATCTCATCAAATCTTTCTGAGCCAATCAATCGGACACCATTGTTCTTCTTCGGTAATTTTGTTAGTCTCGTACAGTGAGGGTGCGTCGAACCAACGCACACGCACAAACTCTTTTTTTGGTTTCTTGGCCCAGCCTGCATTGTAAACTACGCACGTGTGAACCATATCGGGATGTTCTGCTGTTTCTTCAACGTTCTTTCGACACTCCCTACGTTTATTATAATTATTTCCAGCTTCTTCAAGCATAAGCATAAACTCTTCAAACGAAATCCCTGAACCTGATTTTTCGATAATGTCATGCGTATGTTCTAACACAATTCCCATTCCCTTATTCTTACGACGATACATACAAACTAGATCGCCAACTTTAACTTTAGCCATAGCCTCTCCTATGTTCTTAATATAGCATACTCAGTCTAAAATGCAAGCAATTAGCTGTCAAGTATTTGTCAATAGTCATCTCGCTTGGGTGCTTCTAAAATTGCATCAATATAACCTACGGGAACCTTTTTAATGAGATATCGCCACCCCAACCACTTGCTGTCCCACAGAGCATCGGATAAAAACGGGTCTAATTGTTTTGAGGGTTCTTCAACCTCTATCACCAATACAATATGATTCCCGCCGTCGTCTGATTCAAACCGTACGGTGAATCTGCCATCAAATACAGCCGCTGCATGTCTCATTAACTCCTTTCGGGCCTCATCCTTATTAGATTTTTCTCCCAGTACAAATTTAGCCATTGTGTGCGCCTCCCTTGCTCAACACTTCTATATCTTCTATTCTGCCATCTAAAATAACCATGCGTGGAGAGGCTTCGTGGCCATAGGTATGAACCACAATAGATTCCGGCTGCATGTGAGAAACCTGCATTATAATGCCATATTTATATATGGGATCAGAGCCGACCAACTGTTCGGGGTAAGCTGCAAACGTAGCATGGCCGATTACCCAGCGGACCAAATCGCCTTTTGAAAAAATATCCACATAATAACTATGTCGTTAAAGTGCTGACAGGCCGGCTATATGTTCTTTGAGTTGTTCATGGCCCCCAATAACTACACTTTCTTCTTCAAGCTGCTGAATTATTATAGGAAAGGTGGGCCAATTATATTTATCTTTAAGCTGTTCTCGATACGTTTTAGAAAAATCAGTCTCAACAAAAACATATTCTTTATCTGGATATAGATCCATTAAATCTGCACATGCGCGCAGGCACGCAGGGCAATCAGTTATTCCATATACAATATAAATCATTCTTTAAGCCTTGTTTTTAAAACGGTAATAATCGATCTATTAGTGCGGTATTTAACTTCAACGTCGCACCTACCCTTTAGTGTGTTACGCAAATTTGCAAGCGTAGCATCGATACGCTGATTTTCATAAAACATATGTATTTTTGAATCTCCGCGATTAGCTAGTTTAAGAGCATCGCGGTGAACTGCTTGAATTGAGGAATAAACTCCGTTAAAAGCTGAACCCGATGCGGTGTCAAACAAACAATAAATATAAATCTTAGTCATTCTGTCGCCTCTTCGCCTGTATACATTTGTGCCGCAAGGGTCATGGTGATTCGTGAGGCTTCCATTAGCATCTTTTTTTGTTTAATTATATCTTCACTCATGTCTTCCTCAATCGCGTTTTCATACTCTTCTTTCGTTTGTTCATACTTTTCAACCGACTGAGTTAAAAAGTAGGCGGCCAGAATATTGGTCGAAAAGACTTGTGCGTGGCGCTCGGCTTCAGCGAATGGGCCAACAAGCAGTGGTTTACGACTTGTCATCGCCATCATCCAAACTTACTAATAAGTCGGTTAGAAATTCAGTCTGAATCTTGCAGTCAAGAATTTCTTTTCTCAACCTCTCGGTTCGTTGCTTTACAATCTGAAGCTGGACTAAACAAAAATGTTTAATCTTTTCGGAATTGTTGGAGGGTTGGCTCATTTTTTGCCGCACCCTCCGCATTTTCTGCGCGCTCGTTGTTCCTTTCTCTCTTTTCTATCTACCTTTATCTTTTGAAAATTGGATATTGTGTCAGTGATCATTTTTCCAGATGCCAAGGCGCGGATCGTACCTCCTTCTCTATTGAACGCCCCGCAAAGTACAATTTGATTTGTGGGGGTATGTAATATATATTCACCTGGGAAAACTTTAACTTCTTCTGTTATCTTGCTGAATTTCATTGAAGCTCCATTGTCATCACAGCATCGTAGGCCCGGTACTTCATATCATTTAGTCTGTCTAATACCTCATCCCGGCGTAAGATTTTAAAGGCAATATTCTCGGCCGAGAATTCTTGCTCTGCTGATTGCAGGCCGGCCCTTCTCATTGAACGAATCTTCTTTTTGAGGCGATCGATTGCTGTGAGTGCCGGGCGCGGTTTCTTTTCGATATACTTGTCGATCATGTTTACCTGTGTCACTATGTCATCACTCTTGGCGCGAGCCAAATTAAAATCAAAGCGGACATCTTCGGGATCTGGCTTCTTTAGCCACTTGTTTTTCATAACAGAATACAATCCAGATGACCGATGATCATCGTCAATATCTTCAACATAGATCTCCACCTCATAACCATAAATGCGGATATCGTGTAGTTCGTTCCAGCGCATGCGTGATGCGTCAAAAAATGCTTTAACCAGTTCGGTATTGAGATCTATTTTTGAGAAGTCCACAACCAAATGTAAGTCAACATCTGAATATTTTGACCAGTTAAAGTTCGCTAGGCTGCCTGTAAGTTTAATATCTAACAAGTCTGTGTCTATTTCCAGACTTTTAAGGAAGTCGTCAGCAATTTTTCGTAATCTCCTAAGCACTTTCGGGCTAAGAGTTTCCTCTTTCCACAAGCGAGGCTCAAGTGATGAATTCTTTTCAAAAGACTCAGGCTCTACTTCTTCAAACCTAAGTCGGTCAGTGCCAGCGCGCTTTGTCTTGTTATCAAATGGGGCGCCACTCGACAGATTCTTGTGTCCTGCGGGTGATGAATATATATCATTCTTTCGGCGCTGTGCTTTATATTGTCGTTGCGCTTGAGTTGCGTTGACTTGGCTTGGCTCTGGCTGCGGCCGCTGGTCGCGGGCATCCTCTTCTTCAAGTGACGGGCCGGGATTGCCCACAGCACCGCCGCCGGGGGCGCCCGGTGGTGCGGAGATCTTTTTCTCATCGTCTTTGTCTTCAAGCGGGTCTTCAACCTTCTTCATGCCGGTGGGATTGCCACCTTCATTGCCACCCTGCTGAGTTAAAACTTTAATTGATTTCTTTATGCCAGCCGCAGACTTGCGGGCAACATCTTCTGTTCTTACTTCGTTTATGTATCTAAACCATTTGTCCATGTTATAAATAGTTTCCTTTATATTAAAAGGGTTTAACCTTGTTGTATTCAACAGATATCAAATGCTGGTTAGATGACATAGTGTGGGCAATTGTCCAACTAGCGCCTAGATCCGTAGAAACATTGATATATCCATTTCTTCCGACAACGACAATGTTTGTCCCATCAGACGCGATTGAATAGGGATTGTTGTCTGTCTGTGCGCTGCCGGGTTTCGTGAGAGTTGTTACACTCGACCAAGAAGCAGCATTGTCTGTGCTTTTATACATATTGCGTCTGGCGGCGCCAAGCATCCATGTGCTGCCCGTGACATATGTGGCACAGTCCGCGGATCGATTCCACACGGGAGGGTTTGTTTGGGTCCATGTATCCGTAGTGTTGCTCTGAGCCATCGAAGTGCATGTGTTAATTGATTCTCCTTCCTCTGTCGCCAACCAAACACCATTTGCATATTCCATTCCGATGTGTTTATCAGAACCCAAGTCAGCAGATTTATACCAGTTCACGCCATCATCGTAAGATTTTAATATGACGCCCAGTGTTCCCATTCCTGCCATCCATAGGCCATTTCCATCAGTCGCTATTGAATCACACGCTTTCGGCTTGTTCCCTGTACTGGTGATGTTGGCATCGGTCCAGCTTGCCCCATAATCGGATGAGTAGCGCATTGCGTGGTTCTCATGCTCTCGCCCCAAGATGAGGGTTTCATTTGCTCCATATTCTATTGCTGTACCGCCGCCGCTGCCTTCGGGATTTACAACAGTCCAAGAAGCTGCGTCGGTAGGATCGGTACTATACATCACTCCGTTGTTGTCAACCGTAGAGCAGCCGTACCATGTATCTGTGCCGCTCCCATTCTTTCCAAAGGTTAAGTCTTTGAAGGCGCTGATTCCAGTCACGGTAATCTCCGTCCATGTCGATGCATCCTGATCGGTAGAGTAGGCGAGCTTCGTACCACCAACTGCTACCCACAGGGGACTGTGGCTGGCAGGAGCATCTGACGCCGTTTCCCCACTCACTTTGGCGATCTGCGACGTGGTTTTTCCACTCACCCCCGCGATGCTTGAGTAGGCGATGCCATTTATTTTGCTGACACCCACTTAGCTTAACTCCAGTGTCGTTGACTCCGGACAAAAATATATAACATTGGCTGTGTTCGTGCAATAACCAATGCACCTCACGATGTCGCCCGTGCCGGATGGTAATGTAGTGTCCATCGATGCAGCCGTCGTTGAAAGATACACCGGCAAGCCCGATATAAAGTTAGACAGGTAGGTGGTTGCGTCGAAAAATCCGCGCAACAAAACTCCATCAGACGAAGAAGAACCAAGCGCAATACCCAACAAGCCATCACTCGTAGCAATTGCATCTGCGTCTGTCTCTGTCCACGCGCCACTGCTATTGAGATAGTAGATTTTACCGGCGGTCAGGTTCCCGGTACCGAATGTCACCACTTCACCGCCGCCCGTATCGTTTGCAAGGGATGTTGGATCATGGTGAACGTCGAGAGCGGTCTTTGGGGAGTTGGTGTCTATTCCCACTTTATCAGCAGACCCGTCCACAAAAAACATATGGGTGCTAGTCTCAGACTCTACTCGAAAATCTACCAAAGAGTCGTCGCCATTAATGCCGTGCTGTTCATTAACCACAACCTCTGGAACAGCACCATTTAACCGTAAGCCTTCTCTGACTGTATTCTGGTCGTTTACCTTGAAGACTATGTGCTTGTTTATAGTTTTATTTTCAATTAGGATATTATCGGATGAGTTAACGCCAATCGTCGCCATATCGGTGCCGGCTTCTTGAAAGAGAATAGTGGCCTCAGTAGCATTTAGCGTTAAGATTTCTGTGGGGCTGGCTGTGCCGATTCCCACTTGGCCTGCGGACGCATCACACCTCAGCAGTGGAGAGGTGTTGGCGTCGTTAGTGTTAACAACAAAGTCAACATTGTTATTCCCATTATTGACAGTGACTTGGTGAGGGGCAGAATCCTTTTTGTGCATGCCAAACAAATTAAGTCCGCCGGCCTCAAACCTTATTCTATCGTCCGTAAAGTTAATGTATGTGTTAGCATCACCATTGTGATAAATCTTCTGATCGATTCCAATGTCTCCTGCCACATCAAGTGTGTAGTCAGGCGTTGTTGTGCCGATGCCGACTCTATTGTGCTGGGCGTACAAAACTGAAGATCCACTAGGGCGCAACGTGATGGTGTCTTGATCGAAATCAATGTATGTCATCTCTCCAGTGCGATCATCTTCAAAATAAATATCGCCCTGACGAACGCTACCTGTGCTAAATTTGTAACTCATAGCTGTTATCCTCCATCATACATAGTTTGTTCACCATCTTCAAACGTGATAATAGTTTTGTTTGTTGGGTGGGGTTTTATGTGTATCTTTACAAAGTCATCAAAAGCATCAAAGAATGCAATAGAGCCACGAGGGGCAGGTGTGAGCCAGTGTATTACTGTGTGACCTGTGGCAAAGGTAGCACCCTCTATCACGACCCCCTCACCCGAAACTCCGGACTCATCGTGCTGGCGACAAACTGTGAAAGTTCTAATTCCTTCTGGCGCTCGATTGGTGGGCTTCTTTGGTTTTAGATCTTCAGGCTCAGTTGAAAGGTCTTTTATGTCTTCGGGGGTATTGTCCTCACTCATCTTACGCTTCTCCTTCGGGTTCTTGTTCTAATAATGATTCCATACATATATCTTTTATTGCGTTCAGTGCTGCTCTATCAGCCTCTACTTCATCTATACATATTTCTTCTTCTTCGGCCTCACCCATAGAATCTTTAATATTTGTAATTGTATCTTTAAAATTCTTGATTGTCAAGTCTAATTCTTTAATTTTTTCAATGATGTTCCCATAACACACCGTGTTCTTCTTGTTTGACATGATGTTTCCATCTCCTTTATTATTCTTCTTCTAATAAGTCCCAGTCTATTTTGTGCAAAGGAACCACAATAACTATATCCTCCAGCACCGTAATCCCAAACTCGGTGTAACCTAAGTTTATTGCCATTATAAATCCGATCAGCTTGTGGTTTTCATTAAACACACCCGAACCTGATGATCCGGGCCAAGCAAACGAGTGGATGTATATATTATCACTTTCTGTATATCCTACTATGCTCCCTTCGATTGTAAGTGGTCCCATGCCGCTGGGGTAGCCTGTGTAAACTGTGTCAGTACCAATTGATAGGTTCTCCACCCACTTATTGTCTCTTGGTATACGATGTGTTGCTTCAACAGCGACTCTATCCGGGATCACATCTACTTCTAATATGGCATAATCTACCTCTTCATCATAAGCTGATAGTTCTGTACAATTATATATATTTTCACCTACTACAATTCTGATATAGTCACAATCTTGGGTGCTGATTCCATGACTAACTGTTAAAACATAATATTTACCATTTCTAACAATATAGGTTCCCGAAGAAGATGAAACATAGCCTCCCTTTGGTGACATCGACATTACACTTACTGAACTGAGCCTAGAGGCCCTTACCGATAATGAAAATGGAGGTTCTAAAGTATCGGATATATTTTGATCCGATCTAATATCTACTGAGCGATCTGCTTTTGAATCTATATAAGACGAAACAATCGCCAAAGCACAGATGGCTAAACAAACCAACGCTGTGCTTATTCTTTTTATAACCTTTTTGTAGCGCCCCAGCACGGGGCTATACCTGCTTTTGGAAGCTAAGAAAGACTGGCAATTCTTTTAAGCCTGACTTCTTTGCAAACCAAACAAGGTCTTCGCCGCCGGTTATTTTAATGCGGCCATTCTGCCCAATCGCTAGATACACAGGATTATCGGCGCCTGTGCGAATAAATTGTTTATATCTGCCGTCGAAGTCTCTCTTATCTCCTCGATAATAATTTGAAGTATAAGGTAGAAGCTCTGAAACAGGCATCATCGTGTGGTATCTCATATCTCTGGAGTCAGTCGGAGCATCGTATGCCATGACTCCGCCGTCGGCCCAGTCGTCTACCATTCTTTGAAGGGCTGGTCGAGGCGTTGGGCGCTGCTTAGTGAGGTTGGATCTCGTTTGGGCACCTAATGCGCCGGCCACACCACCAAAGTTGCTAACCATTCCACCATACTCTTCAAGAACTCTAGATTCGCGAACGGTGCGAATTGTCCCTTGTCGATTTGTTCTGTGCATAGAAGATACCGTTAAGAGTTTAATGCCTTTAATTCTTCTCATTGCCGGCAAAAGTATCTCGTCTCGGTATTCGACACGAGATTTGGCCCCTATCAATTCGAATTTAATATCATATAAAACATATTCAGCCGTGGGTGTTACATTCCTCTTTTTAGCTGCTACGGGCCGGACTGTGGTAACGCCGGGTATGCCGCGAATCTCTGTGGCAGTTTCAGATTCACTACCGCCTATGTCTCTGCTGACTGTACAACCAATCTGCACGTTATAAATGCGCAGATCATAAGTTGGGTCTGCTTCGTTGAGCAGGTTTTCTATTCTCGCAATCTGATGCTCAACGTTCTCTTGTGCAGGTCTTGGCTCACCAACTGTACCTTGTAGTTCGGTAGCGGATCTTGCCTGTGCTTCTGTGGCAGCGCCAAGTTTCCGTACCTGTTGGAACACATAGTCATCAAAGTTGCGGGGTTTGCCAATATTGGCCTCATCGTCTAACTCAATGTCAGCTTCAGGTCCATAGTATCGGAAGCGGCGCTCGACTAGTGGTTGGAGATAGTGCTTCCACATGACAAACCTTTGAACTTCACTCATCTTGTCATAAACGGCATCAAACCATGAGACTATCAGCATTATCCTCTCGGCGTCAGTATTACCCGTGTCTGCGTTGGCAGAATGAATCGACTTAATAATTTCACGAGCCTTAACAAACTCTTGGTTGCTTAAAACCTTGCTTCTTGTTCTCTCTGCCTGTTCAACCAGTGGTTCAAGCGAGTACTCGATGGTCTCGTTGGCAGCTGTCATGATCAGTTCAGGATTCTTATCTAGGAAATCTACAATATCTCTAACTACTTCGATCTCTCCTTCTGGAGATTGGGAACTAACACCGATGGTATACTTCCATGCAATGCCCATGTCAGGGTATCTTTGTCGATACTGTTGACTACGACTTATTTGTGGTAGGATAATGAAGCGCGAGTCTTTAGCCAGCACCAATCGTGGTGAGGGCGCTCTGTAATTCGACCCTAGGGCCAGTGAAAGCTGCCGGCCGCCGACGGTTTCGGATTGCTTCCTATACGCTGTTTGAATATGGCCGGCCATTCGAGTGTTCATCTGCTCGGTTTCAATTCTCCTGTGGTTGCCACCGCCGAACATCTTTTTATAAAGAGTCTCGACTGGAGGACGGTTCAAGGGGTGTCCCTCAAAGTCATTCAAATATTGTTTAAGTAAATTTGGAATTTTAACGTCACTCATAATAAGATTAGCATCTGCCGCTTCTTCGGTTGGTGTGAACCAAAATTCAACGCCAGTATCATCTTGGTATACCTTAAAGTTTTTGAATTTCATCTCAGCTAAATCAGCTTCAGCGCGGTCGTATGCGCTCTTGGCAATGTATTGTTCCATGACAAGCGCACGGCGAATCTTCTCAGCTAGCTGATTAAAATTGGCGTCGATTTCTAACATCTCATCCGCCCAGCTATCGTAGGCCGCGGCATCGCCGGGGTCGTCGAGATCTGATGCTTCTGTCGTGTTGGTCCTTATTGTTATCTCAAGGTGTGCGGTTTCTGGTGGTTCGGGTTCACCCAATTCCCAATTGGGGTCAAAGGCTTTCATCATGGTAACCGTCCACTCAACTTCCGCATCTTCACCGGGCAATTCGTAACCTATGTCATCGAGACCGATCTCGCCTTCAAAGTCGCTTGCTTCGCTTCCCCACGTATTGATAGGAATATCCTCAAGTTCTAGCGGTTCTGTTGAGTCGGGTCCGGTCGTTGGTCTATACATGCCGTCTCTTGTCTCAAAGCCCGGCCATCCAAGGTTGATTTGAAAATTTATGTCGGCGCTCATATATAAATAAATGCTGCGGGGATCTCCGCCGAAGTCCTCGCCGCTTTCAACCGTGCAACCAATTGAAGAATTCTCATTTTCGTGACGTTGATCGTAGAACCTCTCGTCAATACCCTCAACATTTTCTTGAACAGCTTCCATAATCTCTTCGATATTGCCGCTAAAGCTGGCGCTGGTCTTGCTTGCGAGGTATTCATTCATCATCTCAAAGCCATCGTAGTCGTTAGAGTGCTCACCAGTTTCTTCTACAGATTCGATATCATAACTGTTGATGAACCACGCAATATGGTCCCACACTTCTTCAGGTGGAGCGTCGTTTTGTCGGCCTTTAATTTGGTAAAGTATATTGTCTCCCCATGTCATTGTGACATAAGACGAGGACTCGCGGCGATTCTTGCTCTTCTTTTTGCGGAGAGATACTAATAGACCACGATTATCAGTACCACAGTGCCCCATACGCTCGCCTTCAACTGCACAGTTAGAAGTTTGAAGGTTGTACCAGTATGACCCATCATCGAACGTGTGCATAACATCATCTGGATCTTCTTTATTTTCGAAGTAAGTTTGGGCAATAGTGAGAAGTTCCTCGGCATCAACCTTACCAGTGGAGCGCTGTACAGCGTCTTTGGTCAACTCATAGTTGGTTGGGTCATCATTTAAGAACGCGGCAATTGAATCGTAGCTGTTCCACCAATGGCGGTATCTAGATTGCAGCATATTATTTAAGTCTTCTTTTGTTGTCTCGACCTTTTCAGATGGGACGCCTGTTTTGCTTAAAGCTTTGACCGCCTTCATTATCATCTTGCGCCACGTACCAAAAGGTTTAGCTACGCCGTTCTTGACGTTCTGGATAACAAACTTAACACGCTTGCCTTGTTCTATTCTTTCGTCGTCATATGCTTGGCGTGGCTTGGTTCTTATAGCACTCGGATCGTATGGTTCTACAGTACGCGCGTCTACATCGCCGGGTCTGCCTTCGTCATCCTTTGGGCCGTCACCAATAACATAGTCATTGTAATCATTAATCAGGGTGTTAACAAGAGTAAACTGTAGTTCGGTAAGAGTTCTACCGTACTCGCGATCGTTCTTCCACAGGTTACCCATAAGCACCTTAGATTTCTCAGGTGCATCCGGCATTGCTTCTTCAATCCAATCGATGACGTATTCTGGAAGGCCTATATCTCGTAAGCCTTCGATGAGCATGCGGTCGTCTTTTAAATAACGAAACCACATATCTGTAGATTTTTGCATATTTTTACCTCGACAATGTAAATAGTAGGTTTTATAACTAACCGCTGGCAAAAAGGTCCGTATCCAATAAGCGCGCCGTATCTTTCCAACTTTCTATCTCTATTGTTCGTCCATTTTTATGTTCGTTTAAGACTCTTGCCAGTGTGTGATCGTTGCCTGGGTACGTAATTCTATCACCCACAAAAATAATTTCGCTTGTTTCTATCATATCTTTAAAGTATCTTGAGACTATTTGTGATTTATCATCACCTATTTGAAATATATCGATACTAACTGCTCCGCCCACAACAAAATCCAACTTCTTGTACTTATTTTTAAGTTTTTCAACGATCTCGACGCGTTCATTATTTAATTTATCGTATGACGCATACTCTTTTCGTTGAGTCATTGTGGCATTCCTGCCGACGATCGAAAAGTTTACCATACCCACTCGTTCCTCATAGTGTTGGCCGGTCTTAGTGTGATAAGGAGAGTCCATAACACACCGCTCAAGCGCGCTAAAAAATAACTTAGGCTTGTCTACCTCAAACTTATTTTCGTACACTAGAGTCCACTCACTGTAGTCCTCTGTGCATCTTCTAAGATAAAAGGCGTTGCCCATACAAGGAAACACACCGTGCATCGAATCAAGTATTGGGCGCCCCAATTGATCTATGATTCGCGTAAAGGAACCACCAGAAACAATATAGACTTGTTTGTCCTTTGTCCACTTCAGAAATTTATTAGCAAACTTTGGATCAATCTTGGTTTTGGCTGGCGTCAAAGTGCCGTCCACATCAAATAAAAATATCTTATTCATTACCCTTTCCAAAAAAGTTGAACACCGACAATCATAAACGAAAGCAGGACACATATCATAGTCTTGCTTGTGAACATGCTCTCATGTAAAAAATACCAAGTCAGCAGCGGGAAAGTCAGGTACGACATACTAAAAATTAAAAAGCGTGGCCCCCACACCTGTCCCATTTCTTCATAAGCAGCCTTCACTCCATAAATGAAACAAAGACCCGCAGGGAGACCAAAGAGTGCGACAGCTAAAATCTGTTTACCTCTCCACCATTCCCATGCAAACTGCGAGTTTATTTGAAACCATGCTAATGTTTGTCCTATTGCGAACAGCGTGCAGGCATATAACATCTTAGAAGTTAGCAACTACCACCTCTTTTGCCATATTTTCATTCGTAGTAACCATTCCATATTGGTTCACAAGGGTTAGTCGGCAATTGTTGTATGCGCGCAGAACGCGGGGATCATAATCATAAGTCGCTATGATACGGTTATGAGAGGTTTTTGTTAACTCTGCTAATTTTCGGTGATTTACAAGAGTTTCTTCTATTCCTCTATTTTTACCGTGTTCAAAAAGTCCGTAGTTAAACTTGCCGCCGGCTATGAAGCTATATTCTTCAGATGGAGTGGCGCGCTGGATCGATTCGATTGTCTGACCACTGTATGAAATGTGAAAGTTTTCTGGCATTCTGAACCGGCGTAGATATGATATGCTAATGGGGTTAAAATATTCTTTACTGATTGTGCCCGAAGATATCATTCCCGTTTCTGAATGGGAATTGAGCAGAAAGAATAGGGCTGCCTTTATAAAAGGGCTGCTGTTTTCGTGCCAAATATCCTGTAGGACTGAGAACATTTGTTCGTCTTCAAATTTGAAATCATCCGATGTGACTATATCATATACTTTTTTGCTATTGTATTCCATGCAACGCCAAAAATGATAAACAGGCAAGCTAGCTGTGTGTGCCTTAACAAACAGACCGTTCTCCGCTAACCCAAATTCAATTTTTCCATCATAGAATGCGTACGAATTTACAACGGCGCCGCGTGGGATAAGGCCGCGGATGACGGCGCCGGAATTGTTAACATGCTTTCTGTTTTTAATCGGAGACTTCACCAGAAGCCCCTACATTCCCCATAGCTTGTTTAAACTGGGCTAACTTTTCATGTAGATCATTCAGATTTTCTGGTATTGGTAGCACATTGGGATCTATTCCTTGCGGTGGCACCGGCGGTAATGGTTTTTCAGTAAGCTGTTGAGTTTTATAGGTTAAGTAAGATTGGATAATATTGTTTATGTCTCCTAATATGGCGTCGACACCCGATAAATTCATTCTGATTGAATCAAGGTGTTCGTGAGCCTCCAAGGTCAGCATGTTTTGTGGACATGTATCCATAGCCGTACTTATTTCGGTCAGGCGCGCTGATGCGTTAGAAGCCATCCTCTCGATCTCTGTTGGCAATTCTTCGATGTTTACTGAATATTGTATGTTAACTCTCTGTGTCATGGTTATCCTTTAAGTAAGTGTTTGTTATTTTGGTTTAGAGATTTTTCAACAATGTCTGGGGCACCAACGACTACTATATCTGTTCCGGTGTGTCCTCTATTAATTGTCAATTTGGTGAATCTGTGGGCGTTGGATAGATCAGAAGGTAGTTTGCCTTGCTCATTCAGTGTTTGCATTCTGGCCTCTTCTCTTATCATTATAACGTGCTCGGGATTTATGAAAACCTCTCTAAGCATATAACGCTCGTTTGTTGTTATGGTGTTATTACGATGAATTTCTGTTAATTTAACTAATCCCATTATCTTTCTCCTATTGGGTATACGTGTCTCTTTTCAACCGTAGTTTCTCGGCCTTGGGTGTAAATGCGACAAGCATTAGAAGCTTCCTCTCGCAAAAATACCCCAGTGATAGGCTTCTCCGTCTTTGTGACGTTCATACTCCCGTTGTCTGTATAATCCCACAAGTTGACATCTTGTGGGATATGAACTAGATCTCCTTGTTGCATTATTCTATCTCCGTTTGGATAATTCCATAATTCGTGGTGATCAGCGTGCCGGCACAACTCGCAGCGTTCTGGAGTGCTGTAATCGTTACCTTTACGGGGTCGATTATTCCCTCTTGCAACAAGTCAGATAACTGCAAGGTTAAAAAATTCCAGCCGCACTCAGCCTCAGTTGAGTTTAAGACCTGATCAACAATCAAGTCGGGGGACTGGCCAGAGTTTAACGCCATCTGCCGTATAGGTTCTTCACATGCTGCACGAACAATAGAAAGTGCTAGCGCTTGCTCACTGCTCTGAGTTGAGACTGCTATCTTTCTAGAAGCCCGAAGGATTGCTGTGCCGCCGCCGGCCACGATTCCATCTTCTTGTGCCGATCTGACGGCCTCTAGTGCATCCTCTAATCTGTGTTTTCGTTCCGTCATCTCTACTTGGGTCGAACCGCCGACGTGAATCACGGCGACACCGGATGACAATCTGACTATTCTTCCCTGCAAGCCTTCGCAGGTCTGCATAGATTCTGTTTGTTTCATTTCACTCTTGAGTGAGTTAATCTTTGTCTCCAATTCTTCGTAGTCACAATCCCCACCAACAACAACTGTCTTATACTTATTGCTTTCGATTGTCTTGGCTGAACCCAAATGTGACATTTTGACGTCTGATAATTTTATGCCGCTCTCTCTGGAGATGAATGTGGCGCCGGTTGATAAAGCAAGATCTTCTAAAGTGTTTCTTCTCTCTTCGCCATAATAAGGGGCTTTTATGGCCGCAACCTTTAATGTGCCGCGCATTGCGTTCATAATCATTGCCGCTAGCGCCTGACCCTCCACATCTTCAGCCACAATAACAAGCGGTCGATTCTCGCGGGCTACCATTTGTAGGGTTGGCAATATATCTTCCACAGCTGCAATCTTGTTGTCGGTAACTAAAAACAGCGGACTCTCGTGGGTCATCGAAGCGCGGCGCTCATCGGTAATAAATGCACTAGCACAAAAACCAGAGTCGAACCTAAAGCCTTCAGTTATATCAAGACTGGTATCTACCGATCTCGATTCTTCGATGGTAATGGCGCCATCTTGCCCCACTTTGTCAATAGCAGTCGCTATCAATTTGCCTATCGTAGAATCATTGTTCGCTGATATGGTCGCGACCCTCTCTATATCAACGATACTGGTTACTGGCGCCGCCATTGATTTAAGATTTTGAACCACCTCTCTGACAGCCAAGTCTATACCTCGCTGTAATTCAACCGGTGAAGTACCAGCGGCTATATAGCGCTGAGACTCCCTAAGTATGGCCCGGGCCAAAACGGTTGATGTGGTGGTTCCGTCACCAGCAGCGCTATTCGTTTCAACAGCAGCTTGTTTTATAATCTGCGCACCAGCATTTTCAAATGGATCTTCTAATGCAACAAAGTGTGCCACCGTAACACCGTCTTTGGTAATGAACGGCTGTTTTCCCTTTTCTTGCAGCAAGACATTTCTGCCGCGGGGTCCAAGAGTAGAAGCAACGTTGTCTGCTAAGACATTGGCTCCTTTTATTATCTTATTTTGTAATGTTTGATTGTCTGAATACTCTCTAGACATTGATACCTCTATGTTAGATTATTATTATAACCCTGATGTGCATTCTTGTCAAGGATTATTTATCAGTTTGTAGTATTTCTTTTGAGCTAATGTTGTTTGCGTTATTAACTGAGGCTGACGCCAAGCCGTCATCCTCCAATCCGCCGGCAAAGAATGAATTTAAACTATCTGACAAGATCTTCAGCGACTGAAAAATCTCTGTCACTTCTTCGTTGAGAATGTCTCTAACATTGTCAACAACATTCTTGACCTCATTTCGCCCAATTTTAATGCTGCCAATATCAATTGTATTTGTTGGGGCGCCCTCATTGGTAGCTTGCGTCTGATTAAGAGAAAAGTGTCCCGTAGTAAGATATCCCCAACTGTTTAGCAAAGCTATTTTTTTCTGTTCGGCATCTTTAAGTTCGATGTCGTATATTGTTATCGATTCCTCGGGGCTGTAGAATTCTCCGTCTTTTACCATTCGGGCAATCTCTGCGTTTCTCTCGTCTGTTTTCTTCGAAGCACTGTGTTGCGCCCTAACAAACTTATTGGCGGCGCCAATGGCACTACCTAGGGCTTCTCGACCACTAGGACGCCACGGAAGCACTTTTTCAAACAAAGTCTTGACTATTTCTCTGACTTTTTTACCATCGAGAGCAGAAATGCCACGCACAACACCCTGTGGTACTCCACCAAACCTTTTCGGGTCGGCGTCTTGAAACAAGTCTTCGTTCTTTGCCCAATTTAATTCTTGAGCAAGTGCTTTAAACGCCTCTTGATTAAGTGGGATTTTTCTTTCTATGATTTCTTTTTCTAACTTAGCCAAAAAAACTTTCTCTAGCATCTGGGGACCGGGAAGACTGCCGGCATCTGGGAGGTCTAGTTTAATCGAGTCTTTAGAGCGACCGATAGTCATCCCTTTTAGCTGGTTGACGACATCCTTTGACAACATGATGCATTTTTGTGATTCTGGTTTTGAATTTGCGATAATTTCGACAACATTATCTAAGTTAAAATCAAATTGATAAAAATGTATCTTTCCTTCTTGGTCAAGGTCATCACCCTTAAGGGTTTTTGTACACACCACATATCTCATGGCGTTTGGAAAGGAAGATGCCCAAGTATGCGCTTCCTTCCATGTCATAGTAAGATCTCTCACAAGATCTCTATAACTGCCGCCTACCTCTAAGTTGCCCTCTTTATAAAGCTTAAGGCTGACTGGAACCTCGCCGCCACCGCCTGAGCGATCTGTGTAATCGGCAATTGTGCCAGAGTTCGTCGGCACCTGTTTGCCACTCACAAGTGCAGAGAGAAACGATTCAAAACTAAAGCCAGCAGAGGACGCGTTAAAGTTTGTAATTACTTTGGTAAGTGTTTTATAGAATACGAGATACGAAATAGCCTGAACGAGTCGTTTAGTGCGGTCATTGCCGGCTTGTTCCTGTATCATTCCTGTACCATCGGAATAAAATCGAGACAGCCCCCGAATCTTCTCTGTCAAACTGGTGCCTTGAACGTTGCCAAGATAGTCTTCCAACAATTTGCGTTGTGGTCCTGCGATTTCTTTTCCACCTTTTTCGGGAGTGCGGAGATCTGACCAGCCAATTTCTGAAACCTCTATATTCGGAATCATCTTCAAGATCATTTCGATGGCTTGTTCGTCATCTTTTGGGTTGATCATCGCTTTTGGAACGGCAACGTCCTCATCAATAACCGAGGTAACGGCATCTTCCACCATTTCCAGCAACATCTGAATATCAAGTTTATTGACCTCTTTCAGATATTCCTCTCTTAAAATCTCAGATAGTTCAGACATATCGTGCTCCTTATATAATTATGTCGGCGATGCCTAATTCTACCGCTTCTTCTGCTGTTAAATAAACATTTACTTTCCGGTCAAGCATCTTCTTGATTTGTGACTTCGACATGTTAGTTTCTTCAGTTAAACAACTAATATACATTTCTTGTAGTTGCTCTATCGCTTCCATCTCGTTCATCATATTGTGAAGAGCACCGTGATTACCACCAATAACTGAGTGGATCATTACGCGGCAATTCTTGCCGATCTTTCGTTTGCCGGTTGTGCCGCCGGCCAAAAGCAACACGCCGGCAGACATAACTTTGCCAACCCCAACCGTGCTAATCTCGTTGCGACTCTTAATATCTCGCATTATGTCATAGAGGCCAAACATGTCATCGGCTGAACCTCCATAAGTCGAAATATAAAACTCAATCGGCTTTTTATCTTCTTTGTTCTTTTTATGCTTATTGATGTTATCAAGATATAACATAGCATGAATAACTTCAGCTACCTTTTCTTCGGTCACATCACAGAAAAGGCCAATTGTGTTGAGTGGTGGCCCCTCTTCGGCGGCCTCTGCAGAACCTAATGATTCCGGATCTAGAATGATTATTTTCTTGTCTAGACCTTGCGGAGAATCAGTGTCATCAGATTCAATGATAGTTTTAATCTTTTCGGCTATTTCTTTAATCATCTACTTATCCTTTAAAAATTGTTGAATATATTGAAGACCCTCTGTATTTAAATAGATCATTGCTGAGTCCCAGTCATGGAATTCAATTATATCTTTATAAAACGGAGGATGATGTTTAATGATCTCCCTTACAGCTTTTCGTTTATACTGCTCAATTCCTTCTTCAAAATTGATCTTAAACGCTTCGATGTTGTGCTCCGAAATATCGGACTTGTTCATCTCTATTATTCTAGTGTTCTTGGCATAGTTGAGGGACTCCAGGCCTCTCACTATAAGAAACAGCGATAAGGAGTGTGAAAACTTTAGAAGCACTATCCCAGTGCGCGTTTCACGAATAAAATAAAATGTTTTACACGTGAAATAACCGAACACGAAGGATAGGATATATAACCACCACACACTCTGCATACATTACCTCAAAAAAATTAACCACTAAGAACTATTCGAATGTGTCCTAGTGGTTAAAATTATTATAACTGGCTTGTGTAAATTTGTCAAGCCTATTTTGTCAGACGTTTCATAATTCTTTCAGCTAAGCTGTCAACAATTGCTTCCTTTTTGTCTTGAGCGCGCAAGCGCTGAGCAACACGGCGTGCAACCTCTGCAACTAAGTCCTCTTCATCCTCTTCGGCACTCATGTCTAGTTCCTCACCCCCTTCTGGTGCCTCAAGGTCGTCTTCTGCTGGAAGTTCTTCGTCATCCAAAGCCAGTTCATCTTCAGCACCGAGTTCGGCTTCTGAGCCTCCCATCGCAGCTTGAAGTCTGTCAGCGAGGTCAATAATAGCCTGCGCTTCATCGTCAGAGAGTTCCATCTCTCCCTCAAGGCCAGCTTCTTCAGCCGGCTCATCCATAGCTAGTTCATCGTCTACGGCTTCTTCGTCACCCATGGGTAATTCATCAGCAGGTGCTTCTTCAGCACCCATCTCGATGCCCATTTCATCTTCCTCTTCGGGAAGTTCATCGCGAGCGCCGGGAGCCTCCGAACCGTACCCCATTTCTTGAAGGCGTGGAGTGCCAACCACCGACATGTCTGCCAGTTTCATAAAGCGGCGAAGTTCGCCTTCTGTCAATAAAGTTTTGCGAGCCATCTATAAATCTCCTTAAGGTTCTAAACTCAGTTCAAAAGTAAATAGTATTTAGTTGCCGATATATCCTTAATTTTCGAAACAACTTAAAATATTTGTGTTCTTTATCTTTATGAGAGCCTTAGTTTCTATCTGTTTAACTCTTGCAAAAGATATGCCAGAACGTTCGGCAATTTGTCGTAAAGTCATCGGACCATTATCATAAATAGATATCAACGTACAATTATATTCATTTTTAAAATCTATCCATAGTCTACAGTCTTTGTGGGGGCATGCCGTCTTGAGCTTTATGCACTGGCGAGAGCACGGCTTTAATCCATCTTTCGTCATAGGTCTGGGTGCTCCTCTTCAATCAGGTCAAATATATTTTCAATCTCGCCATCTGTAAATCCAAAATCTTTAACAGCTTGGGTGCCTTGGGCGCGAAGCTTTTGGGATTTTGATTTTCTATCCTTTGATTGCGTACTAATCTCGTCTATGTATGATTCTATCCTTTCGTCGCCAGCTATATATGCGGTGATTATGGAACGGAAAAACTCTGATTGCTTGATACCGGCGTGTTTAAGTTTTATTATTAATTGAGCATGCCGGTGGTCATTCTCGGTAAAGACTATTCTTTTATTTAATTCGCCAATCCCTACGCTACCAGTCGACATTAGAAATTCCTCGTTCGAATGTGCGTTCCGCTTTCGGACTGGCCGGCGGAAGTTTGAACTATAAACTCAGACTTTATCTGCAGTTCTGTCAAGTTGCGGGCGCCACTGTAAGAGAATCCAGAACGAATACCCTTGTCTAAATCTTGTAGAAACAATTCTACCGGGCCACGTGCCGGCACTCTGCTGGTAATCCCCTCATAAGATGAGTACTTGCCGCGCCAGTCGACTTGGGCTTCTTTAGATGCCATCCCTCGATAAGTTTTCCAGCATTCACCGGTGCTATCTCGGAAGATCTCGCCCGGAGTTTCGTCGGTGCCAGATAAGAGAGAACCAACCATGACCGCATCTGCGCCGGCGGCCAAAGCTTTAACTATATCACCAGAGTTCTTTATACCACCATCGGCTATAATTTTTACATCTCTATCGGTTTGAGCACAGTCTATGATAGTTTGAAGCCCGGGAACGCCATGGCCGGTTTGAATCCGAGTGGAGCATATAGAGCCTCCACCAATGTTACACCTAATGCTATCAGCGCCCCAATCGGACAAATCATTGATTCCCTCTAAGGTGGCGACATTACCCGCCATAATATGAAAATCTTCTCCAACTATTTTTCTAACCTCTTCTAAGGCGCGCCTCATCATGATATGATGGCCGTGGGCTACATCAATACACAAATAGCCTATTTCGGCGTCTCGGAGGGCCTGTGCGCGCTCTATATAATCTCCTGATACTCCAATGGCTGCACCAATAATACTCGGCTCAAACAGCCTTCGTACGTGGGCTACCTGTACATCAATCGTATTGTAACGATGGATGACGGCACTTGCGCCGGCATCAGTCATGGCGTTGGCCATTGCTGTTTCTGCTATTGTGTCCATTGGCGAGGCTATGATGGGCAGCGGTAAACTAAAGTGTTCACTAAGATGACCGCTGATATCAATATCACTCCTTGATTCAATGTCCGAGTATTGCGGCCGCAACAGTACGTCGTCGTACGACAGCCCTATCCTTCTTTTCACTTGACTTCCTTTTTGATAAAATCACGCATTTGTTTTACTGTAAACCATGTTTTTTTATTTGGTTTTTCTGGTTCTGGCATAACTTCATATTTAGCCATTCTCTGGCGCGGCATATCTGGATCAGGCTTAACAGCCACAATAGACGGGACGCCCCTGAATTTCAACTTCTTCGGTATTGAAGGGTCATCATTCACGTTGAAAGCATAAAAGTATAAACCCTCTTCCTCTGAAAATTCTTTTGCAATGTCCATGTAATACTCTTGAAGCGAGTGGCATAAGTGACAAGAAGTGCTGTAAAATTTTATAACACACGTTATAGGTTCCTTAACTTGGTTGTGTAAAATTTGGTGCAAGCTTTCTTCGTTAATCCGTTGAACTTTCATTCTCTTTCTCCTTCTTGTAAGCTTCTACTGCTGCCGTCGCCTTTTCCCAACAATCAGGGCAATACAGTCGAATTGTTGTTTCATCTCTCACCACTACATTCCAAGTCATAGCCATTTCTTTACTTGTTTTGTCATAAGGCTTAAGGCAGGATAAGCACTGGTCTGGAAGGTTCTCAAATTGAAGAATTTTATCGGCGAAATTTTGGGACATGTCTTTGTTCATCTTTTTTTTGAGAGTGCGGCGCTGTTTCCTGTTCATCTGTTTATACCCTCGACCCTCCAAAGTTCGCTACCTCCGTCGAATACTACGACTGCTGATGGAAATGGGGCTGAGTTCTTACTGTCACCAAATTTAAGGCGGCCTTTTACAAAGTGAATCTCTGATGCCTTCATAACGTACTTGTGCCAGTACTTTGTGTCGGTTCGCGCGGGGATAAGCATTACTACCTTAGTATCATTCTTCATAGCTTCATTATACCCCTTCTCTATCCACTTGTCAATGCCTCTTCCGTAGGGAGGATTAACAAAACAGGTAAACCCTTCCCAATCTTTTTCCAAGCCGTTCTCGGCCTCTGTGAAGAAGTTGGCGCACTTAGTGTTATGTGTGCTAGCACAAGGGTCCAAATTAAAAGGACCAAAGCGCCAGTTAAGCTTGTCAAAGAACTCTGTTGGGGTTGCCCAATTGCCAGTCTTGGAACTAAAAAGGGTCAGTTGTGTTGATTTATTCATCTGTGCTCCCTAGTGCGCCGTCGCCGCGAGTGCTAATGGTCATCGGATAGTCATATACATTGCCAATCGATTCTTTGGCTCGGAAGTGGACCACTGGTGTCATGACCAGTTGTGCAATCTTCATTCCGGGCTGAATAAATTGTGGCTCGCTGCCGACATTGTGTAAATTTACAAATACCTCACCATCGTACCCCGAATCGATTACGCAGGCTCCGACGAGAAGACTTCTCTTGGCAGCGTTGCCGGAGCGATTCTTTACCTCTAACATATATCCGTGTGGGATTCCAAATTTAAGACCGGTCTGAAACAGGCCAGATTGACTTGGCTTTAGGAATCGGCCGGCGGCCTCTTCTTGTGGGGGGCTATAAAATATATCTAAGCCGGCGTCGGATGGGTTGGCGCGCTGTGGTGTTCTGGCGTTATGTCTTGTCTTATAAAACTCAAGAATCATTTTCTCCTCCCGACAGGATGTTGAAATTTTCAACAACTTCATCGATGTTTACCTTGCCCTTATAAAGACGGTAAGCCTTTACAGCAGCACGAATTTCATCGGTGTTCAACCAGTTGTTTTCTCGGAATTCAGTTCGCAAATCGCGCCTCTGTTCCTTATAAGGCTCCATGGCCTCTTCAATAGCAGCCAATGTTCGGATATATTCCTTAACATAGCGCTTCCTCTCCTCATTTGTTGTAGCCATTCGGCCCTCCTTTTGTTTACTATACTAATATAACAAATATATTCTCTGTTGTCAACACTTTAATCAATATTAATTTGAAAAACTTGATGCAAGAATTTTTTAATCAGTGCTTCTTGAGCTTCTTCTGTTTGTGCTTCAGCAAAAGCGTAATTATAAGTCGATTTTTCATTATCAATAATCTTCTGTATTGATTCGGATTCCTTTTTCATCCACCTAATCTGTGGCTCATAATTCTTAGGTGTGGAGATTTTAAACTTCTCTGCGGTTTCTATTAATACAAAGTATTTTCTCTTTTTTAATGCATTTACGCAATCTCCGAACATACTTACCCTTGATTTAATTTCAGATTCTGGCAGGGATTTGTCTATTCTGTCTGGGTGGATTGCGAGAGCGATCTTCTTGAACAGCTTGGCAAATGATTCGTGTATGGCGATGGCATCTGCTGACATTTGATATTCTTCATCAACTTCTTTTTGCGGAACCTTATTATGAACAGCTATCGTCGTATCGCCAATGCTATCTATATCGGCCTCATCATCAGTGTTGTCATCAGCTATCTCGTTGCAGCCGTATAATTCATCCAGGCGCTCTCTGTTTTGTTTGTCGAGTTGAGATATGTCAATATTTCTTTCCGCACAAAACTTACGATAAAACTGTTCAAATTCGCCGGCGGCTTCCTTGCCAACTGCGCGAGCATAATCCAATTCTTCGTGTACAAATTTTAATCTGGATAAGGATCTGTGCCACTTTAATTTTTTGCTTATGGACATGCCTTAAATAGTTTAACGAGCGTCAAGCTAACAGCTTAAATGTTCTACCAACAGCATATGTCGAAAATCCCCAGTTTTCATCGTACTTTAATCGAGCCATGTAAGGTCGATTTAAATGAATGCGATCCTTTTCGGGTTTAATGCCCCAACAGCGAATGCGTGTTAGTTCGTTATTGCTATCGATAACTTCTACAATCCAATAGTCTTTGCCTTTTTTGGTCTTTTTCGGAACAATCTTGCGCGGGATGAACCAGCACACTTGAAGCTCTTGATCAAATTCTGAAATAGGGGGGATGAATCTATCTTGTAATCTCTGTACGGTGTCTGGCCTAATAACAAGGTTAATCGGAAACACGCCAGTCAAATCAGATTTAAACTGGATAATCTCTTCTTCGCTAAAGTCTCCTTCAGGCCGATACAACTCGATATTCTCGGCTAGCTTCTTAAGATTTTTTGGACGGTCGACAACACACGAAGACCAGAAATGTTTGCGGCCGCTAAAGCGTTCATCAACGATGTTATCGAGAGCACCGCCGCGACACAGCGCGTCCAGAGACTTCTTGTTTAGTTTAGAATATGTAATACCCTCATTGAATAAAAGATCTTCCGCGCTATTAAGAGGACGATTAGCAAGTATCTGATCAATCGCAGATGTGCCCAATCCCTTAATTGAAGTTAATGGCTGGATTAGTGTTTTACTATCTTCGTTAATCTCCCACACGGTGCCTGACTTGTTCACATCTAGTGGTGCGATATCAAAGCCATACTTCTTTGCAATGTTGATCGCCTTCTCTTTGCGGCTCTCAGGTTCCTTATCTAAGAACGCAGCCATCCACTCCGCAGGATAATAATGCCACAACCATGCGCACTGGTAAGAAATGATAGAATAACTTACAGCATGTGACTTGTTGAAACCATAGCCTGAGAAGAATTCAAACTTGTCCCAGAGGGATTGTGCCTCGTCGCGGGGAATCTTGTTGTGTACGCAGCCTTTAATAAACTTGTCATGCAGTCTGCCCTTAACAGATCCCTTGCCGGTTCCCTTTTTGGTCAACACCTTGCGCAACATGTTTCCTTCATCGAGCGTCAAGCCACCAAGCTTGTGAGCCAATAGAGCAATCTGTTCTTGAAAGATAAGAAACCCAAAAGTCTCCTGTGTGATCTCGCAAGCCTCATCAGACAAATACTTGATCATATGTGGCCTTTCCTTCGCTTCTACATAATCTGCGTCGACGCCGGCCGACAATGGGCCGGGCCGAAAAATAGATGTGATGGCCGAAACATCAATGATGTTGTTTGGCTTTGCTTTTACACAAAACTGTTGGGCGCCGTGCTCTGTAAATTGGAATACCCCAGCCCAGCGGCCGGTGTGAAAAACTTTCTCGTAGACAGTCTGGTCATTCATGTCCAGCCGATCGGGGTGAAGCTTATTCTCATAGTAATCACGCACCTGTGTAAACGTTGGGTTCTCTACGTCGTGATGGCGACGAAGGATGTGTTCAATGCAGCCCTCCATCATCTTGAGTGTGGACAAGCCAAGCAAATCGAACTTAATGAAACCCATTGGTTCAAGGTGTCGAACGTTTTGGCCTTCTGCCCAAGGTGCTTGGCGCACACCACCGGAATTAATCAATGGCATATTCGCATCAAGGTTCTCAGCAATAACAACACCGCCGGCATGACGAGAACAGGAGCGAACCTGCCCAACCAAGCCTTCAACGTGTGTCTTAACTTCAGGATACTTATTAAGATAGGTCTGCAGGGCTGGAGAGAACTCCATAACCTCTTCCCATGTGGGCGCATATACTCCTGCCTTGATGCCGTGCTTTCGCTTGGCTTCCGGTGTGGCTTCGCGGATCATAACCGAAGTAACGGTATTCACCTCCGTAAAGGGAATATTGTATAGCTTTGATATGTCTTTAATCAACGACTTAAGCTGTAACGTGTTCCAATTAGAAATCGGGGCAACGCAGTCCTCTCCCCACATTTCTACCAACTTTTCCTTTAGAGCCATACTGTCGGATACATCATAATCAATATCTGGATAGTCTTTCGCATCAGAGCGCAAGAATCGCGAGAACAGTAGACCATATTTAATCGGGTCGACCTGGGTAATGTTTAACGCATATGCCACCAATGAACCTGCGGCAGAGCCGCGGCCCGGTCCGGTTAGCATCATGTCTGTGGCGACGTCGACGATTGATTTCATTGTTAAAAAATACTTAGAGAACCCTCGGTCATCGATAACATTCAATTCGTGGCGCAGTCGGTCTGTGTACTCTTTATTGGTGTGGAGACCCTTTTCTTTGAGACCTTCTAGTGCGAAGTTCACCAACGCTTGTGTGGCAGTGAAGCCGGCCGGGACAACGAATTCAGGAAGGCGAACTGTGTTATCAGGTAGGAATGATTCGATGCGATCAAAAGCAATTCTGTGTGTCTCTTCAATACTCTGTAAGACCACACCATCATCATAATCAAAGCCTTGTTCTTCCGAATACTGCTTATAGCTTTCCCACATTTGATCGCCGTTCTTCGGATACAACTCATAGCCGATCTCTTCAACGCCGGCCGGCAGTTGGGATTCTTCGTCTGCCCATGAGGGCCGCCCTTTACCAAGCCAACCAAGACGCTTGTAAAGCTCTCTGTCCTTCCAAGCGTCAGGGTTGGGGTAATGGCTATCAGCTGTCGTGACTAGTCTAACGCCAAACTCTTCAGCAACCTGAATCACATACTGATTAAGTTCATGTTGCTCTTTAATATTGTTCCATTGTATCTCGGCATACCAGCGATCACCGAAAATGTCAACCATACGTCGTGTGGACTCGCGCATAGCCTCCAGTACGGCTTCGGCGCCGTCATCTCGGTTCTCCCAATAGTTTCCAGCGTACACCCCGCCAAGACAAGCAGATGAGGCAATGATACCTTCATTGTATTTCTTAAGAAGCTCATAATCGATACGTGGATATCGGTAGAAATTCTCCGATTGATATGATTCCGATACCAATTTAAATAGGTTATTCAGGCCGGTTTGGTTCTGAGCCAAGAGCACTAAATGGCGGCGACGACGAAGAACATCTTGCGTCTTCTTACTGTTTCCCTCATCCTCAACCGTGGCGCCAGATTGGCCGCCCTTCTTTGCGGCTCTGGCGCGTTTCTTGTCTTCCATGGCGCGAGCATATTCTTCATGCCACTCTTCAATAGAGGGAATGAAGTAAGCCTCACAGCCAAAAATAGGCTTAAAGTCCTTGCCCTGTTCTTTCATTTTCTTGGCGTGTAGCACCTGATATGCTAGCCCATTCATGTTCCCATGATCGGTCAGCGCTAATGCATCACCGCCATTTTCATAGCAAAAATCCATGTGTGCTTGGGGATACCCGATTGCGTCAAAGATAGAGCCTGCAACGCTGTGCGCATGCAGACCTACAAATTTAATATTAGAATCGACTCGATTCATTGTGCCTCCTTAAGTGTTATAAGGTATATTAACATGTATATGAGGCAAAGTCAACTCTTTTCTTGGAGTTTGTATAACTTTTTCTGATCCCATGTATGAACGATATTGCTCCCACTCAGAAATATCATAATACCAGTCGATTTCGACTGTGTTAGCAGAAGAGGTGTCTATTTCAGCGAAGACGTCTTGAATCTGAAATTTTCTTGCCGACCACCTCTCGTTTATCGGTAATTTTTGACTCGGATATTTTTGGTTGGGTAAGGGGGGTAAATACTCCCTTGTGGTTTTTTGGTTTATTGATTTCCTGCACTTTTTAAAGTCCTCTCCTTTCATGGTAAATGATGTACATATATTTTCTTTAACGGTTTGACCCCTGTAAGTTAAAAAGAAATTAGTTTTTGGGTTTGCAATTTGTTTTCTATAATTTCGTATATCGTAAATATCATATACTGACATAGGAAAACTTACAAAGTAGTTGTTCGGTAAAATCCATTTTGAAATTTTATATGCGGTGTACCATGCTGTATACATTCCATATAAAACAGACCACCCATATGAATCACGGCGATCGCGATCCTTTGGGTGGATTGGTACGTAATAAATAGGTACTTCTTTTCTATGTTCTGCATAAAATTTATAAAATTTTCGCTCGTAGTAAACCGGATCATATACCCAGTCACCAACTGTCTTGCGTATAATCGGCGCCAAATCATTGTTCGCTACAATCCATATGGTGCTGCAGCCGGCCATAGCACATTCAAAAACCGACTTCTGAATAGCAGTCAAGCCATTGGCGACAGGCAACAAAATCTCGGGTACCGGGCTATCAATATCTGTTATTAAATTGGCCACAGGAATAATCCCGGCTGTGTGTATGTGGCTGGCCATCAAATTCCTCTTAAAAGTCGATCGTAGGCCATATAAGTTTGTGATAAATCTGCGTATACACTTTCTCTCTCGCTCTTGTTGACAACTTTAACGCCCTTAATGTTTTCCAAGGTCCGGTCGGAGCATGAGGATCTCTTGTTGCGCCTGATATGCGTTGTTTTAAATTTATAATAAAGTTTTCTACCATTTGAATCGTGTCCGTTGAAAAGGCCGCGCATTCCTCTTGATTCCATTTCGGAGACAAGTTTGAATCTAGCCATTGTTTCTGAAAAATTAAAGTCTGACATCTGCTCTTGTTTTAATATTGAGAGCACACAAGCATCTTTAACAGCAGTATTTCCATCAATGCGGTCTGATGGATAAAACCATACTCGTTTAACAAAACTATCATCTGTCTGAAAGTAATCAATCTCATGTTTTCCACCTTTGTTGAATGCTATCCAATCATAGCATAAATAATCAGTATTATCAAGTATTTTTTCTGTTCTGTTGCCAGATATATTGTCATCGCCAAAATAGTAGCACTCGTTAAACCTAATTTCGGCTATTTTTGAATATTCATTAAAACAGATTATCTTATTGTCTTCTATTCTTAGGCTTTTACATAAGTTAGACAGCGGCGCGTTGCCATTCAAGGATAATAAAAACAGCAACCTCTCCCATAACAATTGTTTGGGAGGACCAACACTGAGCGATTCACCAAATGTCGTTAAGCTTTTTTGTTTTATATCATCAGGAAAATTAAATCCTGATACATCTATGTCGGGTGCTAAGTAATCAAACCGGAAGGGTTTTCTCAAATCTGAGAAAATTACTGGAGAAAAATTCTGGGCTGCGAAGATAATCGCATCAAAAGAACTCCCTATCACCACGGTATCGTATTCAAAGATCAAGTTATTTATCGTCGCAATAGTCGCCCTGTACACTATATCCAGTTGATTCTTCAATTTTAATCTCATCTAAGAGACTCTTGATTTCAAGACCTGCGCAGTCTATCTTTCTTTTACTGACATGATAATGACTGACAAATCCGCTGAACTTTCCATACGGTACATCCTGTACGTAGGTAGTAGCTGTCTTTCCAAATTGGTTGAGCGGGGCTTCTAATGGGATACCTGTTGACTTATGAATCGCTTTCCAAAGAGCCTTTAGTGCTTCTATTTGTGCCGGATAAAAATCCATAAATGGTTGCAGTTTATTATGATGCACCCAAGCATTTTCAACTAGAGGCCTCTCGCCGAACCCATTTCTCACATACCAGTCCTGATATTTAGGATAGTATGCGTTACTGATTTCGACCCCAACAGAGGCCCTGTTCGATCTCTCTGAGCCGGCATGCCAGGCGCCGTGTTGCATATCCATAGTCTGATATATTGTTCCGTCATTATCGATTAAAAAGTGTACTGATATTCCTCTTTTATCTAAAACACTTTGGCAGGACTTAGAACTCAAGCAAACATCCCAATGATTTACAAAATAGCGGATGTTTCTCTTGGGCCGGCCGGCATAACTATAATAGTTTCCGGTACGTGCCTTAAGGCCGCTCTGTTCTGACCAAAGTATAACTCTGTCCCATTCGATTGGGCAAAACTCATTATTATATACAATATAATTTGAATATTGTGGCGAGTCTGGCTTAAAGGCATCAATATCTGATTGCCTGTCGGTCCATAGGCGTCGGAAAGTGGATGGTCCACACAAACCGTCGGCTGTGAGATCATTTTCTTTCTGCCATTTTTTGATTGCTCTGGTTAACTTATCATCATAATACTTTTCACCAAACCAAGTTGGATCCCAGCCCAGCTTGGCTGCTGAAGCTTCATTGTAAAAGTTTTTATCAATAGGCATACTCTGGACTCCCGTTGTATCTTTCCACTATGATACTATTCCTACTATATAGTTCTCCAGTACAACATTGATGCTTTTATCCATAAAGTTAATCTCCTCTATCATCGCTTTGTCTACCACAACCTTCGCCTCCGGGCGCAACAAATTGTTAAATTTAACATCATCGGCGACAGCCACAACTGATGCGACTCCATATTTTTGCTGTTGTGGTTTAAAATCATCCGGTAGTAGGATGGCCGGCGTATCACTCTCCGGCTTATCTTCACACATCTCAAGTTGAATGTGTCTGTTCACTGGTTTAAACATGTTTTCTCCTTTTACGTTTAAATGGTACACGAATCGTTTGTGCAAAATTTGCTGCCGGCGCCACCCTCTTCTGTGTCGATCCGGTGCAGCGGTTTTATATTTTTTGATTTGCTTTCGTATTGTTTTTTGGTTATAGGTTCGTACGGAGCCTGTACATATCCTGTCTCTTGATATTTCAAAAATGAGACAGCTTTAAGTCTTGTTTCATACATCTCTAAGGCGCTCTTGAGAGAGTGTGCCTCTTGTTCTTTGAAGGTTACCGTGATCGAAACTGAGTTGTCTGCCCAATAGTGTTGATATTGTGCCGCGATCTCTAACTGTTCCCAAATTGAGACAGAATCTTTTCCTTTCTCAAAATATGGTTCCTTCACTGGAAACTCTACGACCATAGTGTTTGGCGAGTACTTATCTTTTTCTATATAATAGCCCGCTGCCTCAAGGCGCGGAAGCAACTCTGAAGATTGTGCGAACCTGATTCGCCTAATATAATATTCGGATTCTGGAAAGTGGATTCCGGGCGTAGATCCATTCAAAAGCGACACTGTTCCAGATGGTTTAATAGATGTCATTCGAATTGATTTTGGAATACACAACCAGTTTGAGTACTCTTCATCAAGCTCTTTCACATAATCATATGCCTTGTCACACATATTATACATCTCGCGACGACCAAATTTATTAAACGCCTGCACCACACCCGACTGCGAGAGTCCGATGCGTCGATTTTTAAGCATCTTTGCATTTGTTTCTGGCCAGTGTGTGTTTGAAAGTGTAATAGTTTTACCATAAAGATAAGCGATCTTAAGAGTCTTAAGATAGTCTTCTTGATTTTCGTGCTTTGCTGGATATGTTTCTACCAAGCAACACAATTCTGCGTCCTCAAGCTGTTGTTCGACACAGGGATTAAAGCCCGCCACATTCACATCATCATAGCGCGGGCCGTCTTTGAATCTCCCTCGCGTCCTAGCATTGTCTAACCAGATATAGCCCGGCTCTCCGTTCTTCTGTGATTGCTCTGCGTGCCATGTATAGTCCATGCCCACCACAGCGTTGAAGGAATTATTGGAACCCCATCGATGATGCATTAGCTTTTCTGAATCATTTTTCATTTCAAGATAATACTTGTCATCGTGGCGGCCCATTGCTAGGGCGGCTGAACGGCGTACGTTACCAGCCACCACACACCGGCCGATAAGATTTTCGGTATCAACAATATCAACCGAGGTGATAGGCTGATCGATTTTACTAGAATATAACTCTATTAAAGACTTGTGTAATTCTTTAAGTGGGCCTGACCCTGAAGATGTTCCGCCGAAGCCCTTAATCAGAGCGCCTTCAGGACGAATAGCCGAGTAATCAAACTTAGGAATACGGCCCCCAAAATAGAAACCATCAAGAAGAGTGTGGACCGAATCCACCCAGCCCTCGCGAGAGTCGTCGATGACTAATGTGTCATTTGTATACTGGGGTTCTTTAATAATAACTGTGTTTCCTCCCTCAGTATCGAAGCCGACGCCGATACCAACCATCAAAGCATCCATCATCCAAGCAAACAGATAGCCTCCCTTAGTGGAGAGGTCACGTGTGGAGCGAAATGCGCAATTAAATAAACCTGCAGCAGTACGCTCGTCAACAAACTTGGTGCCCATCATCCACAGGCCGCGGCCCGGTGGAGTCCACTTCAAGTTGAATAGACGATCATAAGCATCTTTTGCAGTCTTCTGCGCTTTGGCATCGTTCCACTCAAGCCCCAAAAAGAACACATGCTGCTTCTGCATGTTAAACATACCTTCGATTACACGGCGGCATGTTTGCCACCACTCTTCCGTCCCGGTCGCTTCTGGATCAAACTCACTCAACCTACGAGAATACGTGCGTTTATAAGTAACATACCCCAATGGTCCCCAAGGTACCTCTTTTTCTTTATATTGATCCATAAATGTGTCAGAAAGTCTGAATCTGCGTATGTTGTCAAGTGTTCTCATTGTTTATGTTTTCCTTCTTAGTTTGGTATATTTGGCTTTGAGCAGGTCTTTCTGTGCTGTTGGGCCTAAAGCCACGGGTGCGGTGGCAACTGCTGAGCCACTGTTTGATACGCTTGTCTGCGTTTGTACCTTTGGTAATATCTTTATGTTGACACTGGACGTGTCCATAAAAATTTCGTAGACAATACCATCAGGACCGTTCCTGTTCTTGGCAATAAAGATTTTTCCTTTATTGTTTTGCTTGTCTTCGATCGTACGTGAAACAGAGAAAATAAAATCTGCTACAAAGCATTTATTAAACGCTTCTGAGATTTGCTCCATAGTAATCACCTCTGCACTAAGTCCTGATCGGTTTGTCTGAGAGGCTGTCCACACGGGACATTCAAACTCTGTCGAGATCGCACGTAACTCTTCATAAATAGATTCTAACTCATTGCGCTTCTCTTTTCTTATTACAACTGGTCTCAAAAGATCTCCATAATCTACTATTACCATACCGGGCTTTATACCACGCTTCACCAACTTTGAAAGGTGTGCTTTAATGGTGTTTGTGGATGCAGACTTGGTTGGGTACTCTTTAATTATGAGCGAACCATCAATATCTTTAATTTCTTCATAAACTTCTTCTTTAAAATTTATGATCTCACCCAAGGGATATCCGGTAATGCAACTATCATAGCGATTTGCAATCACAGTCTCCTGTAGTTCTAAAGTATAGTGGATAACTGTTTTGCCTTCTTTAATAGCTTCGGCGCCTAGGTGTACCAATACCATAGATTTTCCAGCGCCGGTTGGTGCTATGACCACTCCAAGCTCGCTCTTGCCCAAGCCTCCGCCGGCGATCTTGTCCATCTCAGACCAGCCAGTGGTGACTGGCATTCTGTGCTTCGGCACAAATCTTTTCTCAAAATCTGCCAAGTAATCATATCCAAAATTGTTATCAGACCCAAGCTTAAGGGCGTTGTTTATCTCTGTTGAGATTTCATCGAATGAACATGTTTGCAACAAACCAACAGACCTCATCATGGCCTCTTTTAAGGTTTGTTTTCGACAAAAATCGAGAGAGGTCTCTTTTATAAACTCACCGTCTGTAACTTCATAGCCGATTATCTTATTAAAGTAATCTAATACCTGCTTAACTACCAACTCGTCTTCATCTGACATGTCGGTATGTAGAATAGTATCCATAGTGGCAGATGAAGGATGTCTATCATATTTTTCACGATAGTCGATTGTCTTAGATAGGAATACACGCAAGTATTCAAGTTCCAGAAAGTTAATATCTAACACCTCTGTGATCTGATCTGCGAATGGTCGATCTTCAAAGATTAATTGTACTAACCCCTCTTGAAACGTCTTGCCATATTTGCCAAAGTTTTCATTCTTAGAATGCATGTGCCCTCATGTGTCGCTGTATATTAAGTATACCAGAAGTAGCCCAGTTGTCAAGCCACAAGGTAATGTATTTTATGATTACCATCACTTCTGGCATTCAATGTGTATTTTATTTAACTGCGCTCGGAGATCATCCCAGTTTAATTCTCCAAAGCCATCCTCCCTCATCATCCCAATAAGTTGTGTTTTGTTAAAGTCGCAGTCAAAACTTTCAATAGAGTCTGCCACGTATATTTTTGATTGCACTGACATTTGGGGCATGTATAGTTGCATCATCTTATAGTTATGCTCAATGAGGCTCTTGTTATCAGCCACATTGGCATAAAACTTTAACTTACTATCTGCAGCGCTGCAGTGGTCTACAACTTCGTCGACAGTGGCCGTCTTCTCTGTAGAGAGTAGCGTTCCAAGTCTCTTAGCCACCGTAGCGAAGCCGGCACCCTTAACTCCGGGCAAGTTGTCTGAAGCATCTCCAATAATTGCCCGGGCGAGTGCCATGTTCGTTGGGTGGATTCCGGTCTGCTCAAGAATTCTCTTAGTATTAAGAAACTCATCCTTGGTTGGGCGCCAAAGCACAGTCTCTTCATCACATACTTGCATGAAATCTCTATCATTAGAAACAATAATTTTCTGCCAGCCAGCATAAAGTGGAAGCTGCGTAATGTGTGCAATAATATCGTCGGCTTCAATCTCTGGAATCATGAACTGGATGATCGGCATCTCGTTCATATATTCTATGATTCGGCTTTGTTGCCACATCTTATTCTGCAACTCTTCGTCATCGGTTAAGTTGTGGAAAGCGCGGTTCAGACGAATAGGCTTTCTACCGGCCTTATAATTCTTGTCCATTGTCTTGCGCTTCTTTGATCCATTTGGACCATCCCATACGACGATCACATTGTCTGGCCGTGTGGTTCTCACAAGCTTTTGTAGGATTTTGATAAATCCTTTAAGACCTCCGATCGGCTGACCGTTGGTTGATAAACTTGGGTCTACAATGTAGGCCCTCAAATATGCATTCAATGCATCTACTATTAATACTCGTTTCATGTAATCAAAACCCTCCTTCATGATTATAATCTATTATAACCAATCCAGAGGGTAAAGTCAAGGATTATTTTTATTCTTTTACGGGTACTGTGAGATCTTCAGGGTCTGCGTAATATGATTCTGCATCCCCTTCTCTTTTGACGAACTTCTGCACGATTTCTTCATCCATAATTTGTAAAACTTTTTCTTTGAATTCTTTATCTTCTGTGATCAAGCTGTTCCACTTCGAAGGTTGAAACTTTTTCTCATACTTTCCAACCTTTAACGTATACCATGCACCAGCAGAAGTTAAACACTCTGATGATTTGATTGCATCGAACCAACTCTCTTCATCCCGAATGCCAATTTCGTCAGTACCCCACAAGATTCGGAAGGCGCAAGAGCGTCCCTGTGTACCAAAGCGAGACTTTTCAAGTTTGATTTTGACCTCCGATCCAATCCGGAAACCCTTATCATCTAAAACAAACGAAGATTTAGCCTTGCGACCGGTCAACCAGATACGCAAAGAATAAGCATAGTGCATAGCCTTTCCGCCGGGAGTGATGTAAGGTGTCGTCATTGCTACAATACGAGCAGTCGGTCCTTGTGGGATATTCGTCTTCAACTGGTTAAGTACAATGAAAGTCGCCTGCTTATCTGCGATAGGGATCGTCAGCTTTGACATTCCCTTGGCGAGAATGCGCGCCTTCATTGCCATCGAAGATTGTGGATTGAAGTCGCCTTCAACGTCTGATACAGCCGGTGTAAATGCCAGTGAGTCCCAGATCAAAACAAGCTTATCTTCTGTGGCACCAAGTAGATCTTCGATGGTCTCTAAAACAAACTCGACAGACGATGCTTGTACATACATTAAGCGCCCTAAATCACAGCCAGCAGCCTCCAAAAAACTTGGGTCGATTGCTGATTCAGAATCAAAATATACCACAAGCTTGCCCTGTTTCTGGGCGTTTGCTGCAATCTGTGCAGCCATGTAAGATTTACCGGTTGATTCCAAGCCGGCTATTTCTGTAACTTTTCCCACGGGGATGCCAGCAACGCGCCCTTTACTAATAATTGAATCAAGCCATCGAGAACCGGTTGGGATCCACTCCTTGACTTGGGTTGGATTATCGCCAGTTAAATCGTGGGCAACGTTGCGGCCCGCTTTCTTGTTAACGATCTTCATGAGATCTTGAAGATTTACGCGGCCCGCTTTTGCGCCCGCAGATTTTCTAGCCATATTTATATTCCTTCTTAGCTTAGTTTATTAAAAGCGGCAGACTTTGACCGGTCTGCCAGCGGCCTTGTTGTTGGGCTATGCGTTTTTAGTTTCTTGGACATGCAATCGCATTGCTTGTGCTGAAGTTTTCACCTCTTGCATAACTTTGCGGACCCTTGTGCCAGCGGCACTATTTCCATCGTTGTAAAACTTATTAAAATCTACTCTCGTTTCCTCAAGTAGCGTAATCAAATCTTCCAACGCGTTCGGTGTTGAATCACTCATTCTGTTCTCCTTTAAAATTAAAAAGTGGCAGACTTTGACCGGTCTGCCAGCGGACTTGACTCAGTTTTCGATGAGGTCATTAATTTTTGCCATGGGCAAACTCTTGTTCTTGCTTGCTCTTGAAGCATTTGGTGAGTTGACCTTGCGGAAATCAGTAATGATTCCGCGGGCGATACACTGAGCGGCCTTGTTTACAACGGCGCCGCCGGCGGCTTTATAATCTGAAGCCACCACTCGCTGCTCGTACAATGCTTGTCGCGCGATGAACCACTGCTCAAAATCGGCACTAATCTTAGATCGAGTATTGCTCAGAGCAGAGTAAAGATTGAAAAGTATCGCCAAGCCTTCTAAAAGCTCAACCCTCATCTCTTCATCTTCCAGCCACGTGCTCTTAATCAGGGTGGCGGCCAACTTAGTATTTTGACCTCCCTGCTTGAGAGCACGACGGAAGCCGCCAATTTTCACGCGAGGGCTGTGTGTTTTTTCGTCGGGAACAAGCCCGACAATACCCCCTGCGTCTTGAGAACCGTATACACACAAGCCACACCTAATAAGCTGCTGGCTTGTGAGGAGGGCATCTTTTCGGAAGCTCTTCACGTCGTGAACAAAAACTTCCTCCTTGGTTGCACTGGTGCGATTGTAAAGGTTAAGTTGAGTAAACAGTTCGTGATACTCTTCCATGTCCTTTACTTGATAAATCATCGCAGGGATTTCCTTTGCATCAGGGAAAGCCAACTTGTACATGTGGCGGCGATGATCTCCGTCGAGCAACTTAGGCTCAATTCCGGAACCAATGGGGAACATCGCAACAGCGATGGGGCCAAACAGGTTCCAATTCCATCCATTTTTAAGATACCTAGCAATCAATTTGGATTTGGTATCTCGATTTACGTGGCCGTGAGTGTCCACGGACACTAAGGCATACGTAGGCTGGGTGTTCAGGATTACAAGTTCTCCTGCAATGAGGGAATTTTTCCCTTTTAGTTTAACTGACATGATATTACTCCTTTGTTTTGATCATGTTTTTTGTAGTTATTGAAGCCAAAATCGGACTTACTCTAGGCGCTACAAAATTACTTTTCGCCTATCATTAATATCTCTCTCGCTTTCTTAGCACTGTGTGTGCCATCTTCGTTTTTCTTTCTTCTTCCCGCTGTATATGTTACATCGAAATATATAATGTTATTTGTTCCTTGGCGAGCCTCAAAAAAGCCATCACCAACATCTCTATTAGACATCATAACAAATGCGCCCAAAGATGTCAAGTCATTTACGAACTTAATTACTGATTTTTGCAAATCATCATCAAAATCAACACCATACTGTGTAAAGGATCCGCGATAGGGGGGATCTAAAAATATATATGAATCAGGTGTTGCTTCGCTTATCGTGCCGCGGAAATCTCCCGTCATCAACTTACAGTTCTGTAGTGCTCTGTTCCACTGTAGGACATTTTCCTTATCATAGACCTTATCTTTATGATTTAGAAGACCCGAGGGGGTTCCGAAGCGGCCATTTGTATTCTTGTTAATTTGCCAGATTCCATTGAAGCCAGTTTTCATTAAAAAGTATAACGTTGCAGCCTCTTCTGTCTTGGTCCAGCCTTCAAAGTCAAAGGCATGCTCTTTGCGGATCCTATAATAAAATACCTTTCTATCTTCTCTGGATAGAGGTAGGTATTCGTTTGATAATTCATCGACCCTTTCCATGAAAGCATCAACATCGTTTCTTACTGCTTCATAAATCGACATTATTGAAGCGTTTGAATCGTTTATAACAAATTTGGCTTTCGGGTTTTTATTGTAGGCCCAAATAAACATTGCGCCGGCACCAACAAACGGTTCGATATACGAACCAAATGTCTCTGGTAATACTTGTTGTTCTTTATACTTCTTAATCAGGCGCGTTTTGCCGCCGGCCCACATAAATAATGGTTTCATCACCCCTCCACCAGACTGTCTAGCCATCTGTTTAATTCCGATGCATACTCCACAGGATCTGTAACGTTCTCTAGAACCGTTGCGCCGGCGTACCGTAACATATCAATTAAAGGGCCGGTAGAACCGCTGCCCTTAATCTTGACAAAGCCCGGACCCTCACAAGATACAAACATCTGCCTTCCTTCTAAGAAGGTTAAATATTTACACACTCGTTCACAGGCATTTTGCGGAGAAGTCTGCCACTTATTTTCACAAACACCAACAAGGTTGTTTTTGTAAAAAATGAATCCTCCGTCGGCTTCCCAGCGCTGGGATTTTCCATTTGCTTGGCGCGAGTATTCCCCTCGACAGCCTAATATCTCTTCGATTGTAACCGACTTTCTAATTTCCCACTCTGGACCTCTCCGAGAAACTACCATGAATACATAATCAATGTGTCTTTTTTCTGATAAGATTGAATTAGTACTAGTTGCTGTAGTTCCCGGCTGGATTCCACCACGCATTTTGCCTCCTTAAAAATAGCGGCAGACTTTAACCGGTCTGCCAGCGGCTTTTTTTACTCTGCTGTATCAACAGAGCTAGCGGTATCTTCCGCAGTATCGTCTTCCTTATCACCACAAGCCATCATTAGCGTTGCAGCAAGGATTGGTAAAACGAGTCTCATCTTCTTTGTCTCCTTTAAAGGTGGCAGACATTGACCGGTCTGCCAGCGGTTTTATTTATTACTCTTCTTCCGCAGTGTTGGCGTCGTTTGTGCCAACTTCTATTGTAGACTCTTCTGTGCTTGTTTCACTGGAAACGGGCACAGTAGTTTCGCTATTTTCAGCATCCGTGGTAGAGGTACTGGATACCTCTTCCGCCTCCTCATCTGATTGAGCAGGGGCCTCATAAGTACAAGTTCCGTATGTAGTTGCGAGCACCAAAGCACCCCCAACAAAACTGACCTGCACTTTCCATCGGGACCATGCCGATTGTAACCATTCTAACATAATATTATCTCCTTTTTATTAAGAATGTGGCAGACTATTTTCCAACCCCGGTCTGCCATCGGTACCCAAACGTACTATTTAGATTTAGCCACTCATCAATTCATTAAATGCGCGGTCGACCTCACTTGTTCCGTTAGAGGGACCGTACTTGGCTGTCTCTCTAGAGCGACCTTCTGCAGATTTATCTGAAGAAAGCTGTGCATCTAGAATGGCGTCGACTTGCTCTGAGTTGAGACGCTCAAAAAGAGTATCTACATCCGGCATGCGATCGAGGAGGGCAGGGATCGCTTCCGTATCAGGCAATAGTGTGGATGTGTTACGACGCATCTTCAAGTTTGTCTGGGGATAGGCACCGGTCTTAGTTGGCTTTGTATAAGTCAACGTAATGTCGGTTCCAACTTGAATATCTGTAATGTCACCATATTCCGGATCGAGGATGTAGCCAAGAAGCAACTCGTAAGCCTTCTTTCCATAGCCATACATCTTAATTCCCTCGTCTTCTCGACCGCGGACTACGACTGGTGAGAAATAGCGTTGGCGTACAAAGAGACTCTTTGCAAGCTTCTTGCTTTCCTCATCGTTGGTTGCAACTCCTTCCTTCCACAAGGTAGAAGCGAACTCACAAATGGGACAACCTTCTCCAAAGTTACGCTTTGGACACATGATGCCGCCCTTGTGTTCACCCACGTTATAGTGGAAATGAATTTCCCTAAGTGGGTCACCGTCCTTGGCCGGTACAATACGAATATCAGTATCGCCCTCGTCCGGTTTAAAAAATACCGAAGTTCTTCGGTCGGGGTCATCGCCCCTAAGTGATGCGAGCTTTCGTCGCATAAGATCCATATCAATTCCCATTTTATTTTCTCCTGTTAATGGTTAATAAAGTATGTTGAGCTTTCCTCAACACCTATTGTATTACACTCGACGTATCATGTCAAGTGTTATTTTGGATTACGTTAGTGTGGGCAACGCAAAACCCAAAGTCTTCAGTGTGCGGTGTTTCATAGATGGCATATGATATGCGCTTGAAACTATTTCTTGGTTTCTTTTTAAGCAAGTCGACCAATCTCCTGTGTAGTGTACCGTCTGTTTCTAATTTCTTCTGATTTATACATATATAATAACATATATCCCGAGGGGTGTCAAGGTCAAAAAACCATTTTTCTTCAAGATTTTTTGGATCGAGGGCACCAATCGAGCGAATGCGATTGACTTCTAATGGCTTTGAGATCATACCGATCTCAGGTTCGTTGTGCATAAAAAAATTTACGTAGTGAATCATAGAAAATATTGAACTGTTTATAGATTCATAATACTTCTTAATCGGAATATTGTCAAGTGATTTTTCTATCTCAAGGTTAGAAATTATAGTAAAAGACTTAAAAAGGCCCGACCGAGCGTACTCTTGTAAAACCCCAAAGACTGTTTTTTCAATTAACTTACGTATACCAGTCATCAGCTCACCATCGGGCTTAATATAATACAAATCTATTTTCTTGTCCTTGATTTGTTCCAATATACCAAGAGTATAATTTGAACTATAAGACGATCCTACAACGATCACTTGAACGTGCTCGTCTATATCGGCAAAAAAATCTTTGAGGTCCGGAACATTCTTTTCGTAATCTTCTGGACTATCATAAGGTTTTAATTTGTGTTTTCTTTTTGAGTTTCTTTTGACTGAACTGTTAAGTTTATATACACTGTAGTTGCCTACCTCGCCAAAGCAATCAGCAATTTTCGAAGCAGCGTTTCCAATACCAACGACCGATATCACACTTCCACCTTTTTGAGATTGTAATAATCTTTTCCTATGCTGACATTTGCAATAAAGCCGTCTTCAAAAATCTCTTTTATCTTTTTGATGTGGGTGCGCTCATCATTATGACAATCTATTACCACCTCATCGTGTACAATGTGTGAGATAAATGACTTACAGTTGTTGTTAACTAAATATCGATCGATCAAAATCGCCTTCTCCAAAACCCTGTCTGACGTGGTACTTTGTAATAGATAATTGAGTGCCTTTCTCTCTTCTACTTTGATCTTGCGGCCGTATGGTGTATTAATATAACCATCGCTATACCATTTGTCAAGAACTTTTTTGCGATCATAGTGGTCACTATCGATATCATTCGACGACGGATCATATAACCATGCAAAAAATCTTACTTTACATTCCTCTCTTGTTATCTCTTGCTCAAAAAGATGTAAACTATTCCACTCATGAATATCGATTTTTGGCTGTGCTTCATCACTAAGCTGCAGCAGTGTTCTAACTTCAGCGCCATTATAATCTAAACACACGAACGCGTCGTTGCATGGTTTTATTACCTGACGGATCTCTTTCTTAAGAGTCAGAATAGGGAATGAGTGTGGTTTTGTTGTGAGGCGGCCGGTCACTGTTCCAAACAGATTATAATCTATGTATCTATAATTTTTTATGATCTCTTGGATTCTAGCCCTTTCCCTTGTCGCTGTCAACAAATGGCGGCAGTCACTCACCGAGAGGTTTAACTCTTGATATTTAATCTTATGCAACAGCTGGGAAACATTGTTCATGTGAACATAGTTATCTGGTTTTTCATAATTTTCATAAACGTGTTGTGTTACTTTATTCCTAACTTCACAAAATCTCTGTAAGAAATCTTGTGGTACCAAGTCAAAGATACAGTGATCGCGCATATTTATTTTGGCTATTTTGAACGACTTAATATAAGCAGTTAACTTATTCTGGCAGGCCTTCATTTCATCTTTATATGCTTCCGGGCAGCAATCAACTATATTCTCACCGCCTACCCAAAGATTCATATATTCCACATCTTTTTCGTAAAGGGAGCCTGAATATTTCCAGGTTTTTGTTAGATTAGTTGGGTAGTCATCAAAGTACAATTTGCCATCGACGTATATACCAACACATTCTGACTTGTCATCAAGAGTTTGAAAATACATTTTACACTTTTTAATAATTATCTGGGTTTAGTTGTTCGATAGGTATGGCGGACAGTTCTCCCCTTGAGAAGCTTCTGTTCAATTTTGCTGGCCGAACAATACTATAATAATAATCCATAGTGAATGGTTTGTCAAGTGGTTTGTTTAAAAATCTTTCAAAATAGATTTCCAGAGGGGCTGGGTTACCCATAATCTCAATTTGCTTGAGTACATCTTTTACAAGAAGTCTTTTTTGTTCCTCATTAATATCTAAGTTTTCTTCATGTAGTCTCATGAGGATATATAATTTATCGAAGATTAGTGATCGAGGTGCATCCAAATAAACATAAAGTTCACCGAGTGTATAAGTCTCGGGAGTTACCACTTCTGTGATCTTGTGGCCATCGCACATCTTTGTTTTCGAAAAGGCACTTTTCTTAACAGAATTATAAATTTCCAATAGAAGAGATGGCAAAGTACCCCGAGTTTTTAATGAAGCTTTGTAAAATCCGCCCGCACCATCATTTAACATAATATAGCCGGATCCCAGGCCGGCCTCTTGTATGTATGACTGTATTTCTGGCGTCTTAACATCGCTAACTATCCTCCACGGTACGTTATAATCTATCGCAAATCCATATTTGTTGCAAGCGTTTACAAAAAATTCCCAGTTAGGGCTTTCAATAAACTTTTTTTGTTTGTCGTCGTCGTTATCGTAAGATAGATCTGCTATTTCAATTGCTAAACCAGAAGACATAATGTCATTAAAATGGCCTTTAACATATGAAGTGAAGGTAAATGGTATTGTTTTGACAATATGAGGAAACGCCTTCATAAACTCTTCTAAGAAATGTAAAAAATTTTCAACTTGTATATTTTTGGTCTTAAACAGTTGTGCGAGGTGTGCTTTAAAAATACGTATATAATTTTCATAACCTTTCGTTGGTCTGTGGAATGCTTTATATACTGTTAAATTTGTTAGATATGGATCATCGCGCTTAATCTGGCCGGTGGCGGCACACCTCTCAAACTCACGGCGCATCTCATTAAATAAGTCGGCTACAAAATTAAAGCACTCAAATTGTTCTTCTGGAGGTGTTCTTGGTATTTGTTTGATATAGTGGGAATTCTCCGGCACATATATAGGAGAAAAATAATTATCCATTTTTCCATAATAGCACATTTCCCCAAAGTTGAAGTCTATTACATTTCTATAACCCTTTGCGCCCATGGATGGTATCGTTCTTTTGTACACAGTTCTTTTATTGAATAATTTAATGGTACTCTCGTCATTTGATTCTGCATAATATTTTGACATATACTATAACCTCCTATATATTATAACGCTGGGTCGGCGATGTCGGAATCATCTTCTGGTGGTGTTGGCAATAAACATGCGCGTGGCACCGTGCCGCCATCTCCGGTAGAACTAAGCGATAAATTATCGCCGTCGACGCCTTCGTCCGCTTCAGAATCTATCTGGTTGACCCACTTGGTGTGCAATATTGAGTTAGCATATCCGGGGCCGAATTCATGCTCTGAGCGTACAATCATGTAATAGCCACCTACACCCAATTTGGTCATACCAAAGTCGTCTCGGCCCAAGCCAAGAGGCATATCAGGGGCAAAGCCGCGCGGGTCGATGAATATGTACTGGCCCGGGAACGCCTGAACATTTGAAAACATATCTACCTGGGCATCGTATATAACCCTCAACTGCTGCAGTCCGTCATAGCCGTCTTGTTCAAACCTAACTTCCGCTAAACCTTTTGTTTGGGTTTTGGTCAATTTAATATTTTTAAGCGTGCCTCGATCTCGGCCGAGTGTATAATGAAATATACCAGCATTTTCATCCATTGTTTTATTACCAAGCATTCTCTCGTTCGGCATGACACGCCCGACAAAATAAACTAAGTAATTATATAACTGACTCAGAGGCGCAGTGTTACGCGCAGAGCCGGGCGGCCCAGAAGTATTTAAAATCGGACGCAGACGCTCTCCGTCGTCTGGGTCATACGCGGGGAAATCTTCCATATGTGCTCTAAATGCGTATGATTTGCCGGTCTGTTTTGCGCAAGTGCTGACGCCAGAATCAACACAAGTGCTCCCTTGCGTAGCAAGCTCATTGGCAGCATATTTCGCCCGATCCGACAAGTCGATGAGTCGGCCGGTAATTATATCATATTGTCCCGATTCGCCGGCGGCGTTGGTGCGCTCCGGACTAAAGCCAGATATAGTGGCTTGTTGTAGTCTAGCTTTTTGTTTAATATTATATCCAAAACAACTGGAATCGTTGAGAAAATCTTTAACAAGGCCATTTATTAGGTCATTCAAAAACCTTGTAAGAGGATAGAATACTTCATCTTTTTTAAACATAACGTTAGTTAGCCATTCAGCAAAGTATTTAACAGATATTGGCATGTCACCCAAGTTAACCACCACGTGAGGATTCGATTCATCATAATTTGGATTTGTAAATTCTACCGGACCCAACAATACTCTCATTTTTTCAAAGGAGCCGGCTGCTTTCTTATAAATGGAGGCTTTAGCTTTAACATCTTCACACTGGATCGCGGGATCGCCAATGAGTTCATCTAAGGCATTATCCTCGCCTAATTCTTTTAATTCTTGTCCGATGCGCATTAATATTTTATCAACCAGATCACTCAAATAAAAATATTCAATTGTCGTAAAGTCCGGATTATCAACAAATAAAGCTGCAGCTACTCGGTTGCGCGCTGTTGCCGGAGCGTCCGCGTCATCAATATTATCATCCGAGTAGGCGGCTCCGGCAGTAGACATAGCTTCGTTAAGCATTTCTTGTAAATTTCCATTCTGTGTAGATGTGTTAGCACTAGGTATGATGCCGCTCATCTGGAATGGGTTGTTGTATGATGTTAATCCACCAAAAGAAAAGTTTTCTTCGAGGTCATCATAAGTGCCGAACGGACCTCGCATTAAGAAATTACTTAGTACGTCATTGGGTATGTTTATACTATAAATCAAATCGCTTGCTATCATGTCTGTAAAGAGAGCAGATAAAGACTGCTCAATTTCTCCGTTGACCACTTCAGAGAATTCGTCCTTTACAATATCCACTTGTTCTCTATCACAGGTTCTTTGATATTCTTTTATTTTAAATTCTCTAGCTAAGCGGGCTTTAGTAATGTTGACATCCGAAAAAACATTAAATACGTTTGTATCAAAAAACTGCTCTGCATATGCAAGAAAATTTAAATTAAATGTGACTCGGCCCATCTCATCGAAATCAAAATTATGAACAGTGGGTGTTAAATTTAGTGTGACATAGGACTCCTTTAGTGCTCTAAGCACATCTGCGGAAATAGAGCCGGGTGAACCGGCTGGTACGCTTAAGCCCACAACCGCCTTTAGTCTAAAATTTAATTCAGAGTTTATCACGTTCTCAGTGAACAAATCCATCGTCGGGAAGCAATTGGCGGCATCGGCACTGCTGGGCACGGAGGCGGGTGCTGTATTCCACGTTTTCATTGCGAGATCTAAATAACTATATTCGTCGCCGGCGTGAGATGTCCGCGTTCGATGCAGTTCTTTAAAACTATTGGCAAAGATCTTTAGATTAGCCTTGATGCTTTTTTTAACAGCGAAAGGGTTGCTTCCGTCGTAAGTGAAGTTAAAGCTTTTTAGGCCGGCGCCTACTCCCCTGTTTTTTGCATCACGAAACAAGTCCATCTCATCTTCTGAAAAATGAGACTCAAACGAGATCTCTACTTCGTGCTCGGTACCTTCATCGTCAAATATTACCTTATATAAACGAATATAAGGCTGAATATTAGACAGTTCGTGAGGCTTTGCATTCTGCAAATATTTTAAATCGGGATTTACTGTCAGTGCGTTCATAAATGCATAGGGATTTCCATCCAGCATCAGACACGCGTTGTGCTCCGAATTTTCATTGGCGCTAATATCTGGTACAGCCATATATGGTAATCTTTTATTGATTTTTTTATACATGTTGTTGGTGTCGTCGTCTATATCAGTATATTTTTGATCAACAAAATCTCTTTTATAGATAGACAAGCTTTGCACAAAACTTAGTAAAAAACACTGGTGCCTGAATATATTTAATTGAGCATCGGCAATCCCAGGGTTGACTGTGGACATTGAGCCAAGCGCATTCTGAGCACTGACAGCTTCATCTTCAAGGCCGGCCCAACGGTCCAAAAAATCCTCAAACAGATTCTCATGTCGGCCGCCGAGGTCTTTGACTGCTAATTTTTGTTCGCAGATGACCTTCATATATTCTCTTTGGATTTCAACAAGTTTGTTAGAAGAATCCAACAAGCGCGCGGCGAAGGTTTCGATAATCGACGCGCCGCCGTGGAGGGCATTATAATAAGCATCAGCAGCGTCTCCCGTACCAATGTACCCGCCGTTCTTCAACATATCAGCGGATTTTTTCACTCGGCGGCAAATACTTCTTAATGACCATACCCCGTGATCAGCACCAGAGTACTCGCCGAAGCGAGTGTCATTTTCTCGAACATCGGTCCAGCCATGTCTATTGGGCTTCTCTCTGCTAATTTCTGTACTTTCTGTGTCGAATGCACCGATCTCTGGGGTACCCATCCAGCCGCCACCCGATCTTAAGACGCTTTGAATAGATCCATAGGCCGTTCCGCAGAGCGCCAATAGCGGCTCATCAGGTGCACTTGTTGGGTATATGGAGGTTTTATTGTGGTAGAATGCAGTGAACGGAGGGTTGGACCCTGTGCCGGCATTGAGTAGTGCACAGTGGGAGGCCTGGGTACCCCGGATCTGTCCAGAATCGGCGCCGCCGTGTATGCCAAGGATCCCTTGCTCGCCACCGTGGTTCAACCGAAGGATTCCTTGCATCGTGCCCCCGGGGTTGGTCATGGCGCTGGCCGCTAATTCATCGACGGCCTCTTGGGACCATGACTTGCCACCGGTGCTCTGGTTGGCCCGTCCGTCACCACTTGGGAAGGAGTCAGAAGAAAGTTGTTCACAAAGACGTTGGACCATATAGTGCATTATCGCCACCCAGTATGCCCACAAATGTGGATAATTCGGGTCGAGGCTCGCGAGGCCGGCAGGAGTTCCTGCGCCCGGGACGGCGTTGTCGATTCTCGGTACCGCTGGGTCCAAAGCGTAGAGAGGCAGTCGGTTTTCTGGCGGATTAGTGTAATCCCGGGCGACCGGAGCAAGGCTGTATGCAAATGTGCTACGTCTTATTGCGTCATGCTCTAATAAGTTATCAGGCGCCGGTGTTGAGGCGTTGTTGGCCATATCGTTATATAGTTGTGTTTGCATGATGGTGCCGCCAAAACGAAACCAACGGGGCCGGCCATCGATGTTACTCCACGGTGGCGGGTTACCGGAGAGCCAACTGATACCAAGGTCGGTTGGATCCTGCCAATAAGTTTTCATCGCGGATCTGTGTTCGCCGCAGTGGGAGCTGTTTTCCTCTGCCAAGGCGAGATCGTCAAGGTAGTTGTCAAAAGTAGTTTTCAGTAACTCGATGATGGTGACGAAATTGCCAGATTCACTGTAGACTTTGCCGACTGCTTCCTGCAGGGCTTCAGAAACTACATTGCCTGCTTGGAGGATTGCTTGTCTGTCTTCTTCGTCCATTTCGGCTTGCTGCTCAGCACTTGGCCTCCAGAAGAGGAGGGCAGGTAGTAATCCCGCGGTGCCCATCAGTAAGACCCCAAAGCAATTAATGCTTGTTGTAAATCTAATGGTATTTCAATTACAGCACCATTTGGAATATCAGCCTCGGTTGGTTTACCATTCCACCAAGCAATAACCCACCAATATTCAGGATCTCCGTAATGCTGGTTTGCTAATTTATATAGACGATCTCCGTATCCCCACACATGAGTTGTTGTTGCGGAATCGATGCGATCGATCAGATCCGGGTTATACATTACCGGTGTTGCATAATGTGTAATTGATGTTCCTTGTCTCTTATCTCGAAGAAAGCTATAGAAATCGGTGCTATTGTGTAAAACTTTTAAATATTTATATCTCGGCATAATTTAACTCTCTTTAATCGATCCAATCTTCGCCATACAAAGCTTCGCCGCCGGCTATTGTTCCCTGCAAATAATCGGCGCGATCCTGCCGGCGGTCTGCCCGGGCAGCGTGGCGTGCACGAGAACGATCAGAGCGGTCGGTGTCATTGGCTTTTGCTCTAGAAGCTGCTGCGCGGGACTGGGCTGAAGCTGCGCGGCCGTCTTCGCCGGCGTCCTTTCTGGCACGTCTTTTTCCAAACATTCCTGCATATCTAGCCTCCGCCTGCATGCGCTGTTGTTCGGTTAATTCGTCTTCATCGTTCATATCGTCGATTCGTGATTCGATTCTATCATGGAATTCTTCGTTCAGCCTTGCGACGGCGCTAAAATCCATGCTCCGATCGGCGCCAGGATTGGGGGAATCACCTACTGTACCATATGGAAAGAGCGCGGCGGAGAAATTCTGCCCATACCCTTCTTCATCGCGAAGCCAACCTACTGGATGTTCGTGAATTGCGGCAAAACTTATATTAATGTCGATCATTTTAGGGAGAATCTTACCATGAGCTGTTTCAAATACACCATGATCTGGATTATCCAGATTATGATTTATTGCGAGATTTTTAATAACCCCCAAAAGACCACCATGGCCCATGGTGGTCCCACCACCTGGGAGGAAGTCGGACATATTCGAAGACGCGTCTGTGCCGCGGGCAATGAAACCTGCAGCGCCGTCGGGCTGGGCACTCAGAAGATTCATTACTCTCAGCCTTACTAACGGAGAGTTGGTGAGAGTTAAAGCATCTGTGGAAAAGGAAGTATAAGCATCATAAGTGGGATACAAAAACTGCACAAGTCGCTGAACCTTGTTAAGATTCTCGAAAGCTTCTCCAACAGTGGCGGCTGGGATATTTAAAGCTAAAGTTATGTCTCTCGTATTTTGTTTAAACATATAGATCGGATCGGCTCGGCCATATACAGTTTCTGCTGCCCAATCACAATTGTAAGATTCGTTGTAAGCAGTGATAAAGGCTTTAAAATTTACGTCTTCGTTGGACGGAGCGTGTTGAAAAGACACATAAAAGCCTTTGTTGGCCATAGAGTCAGAAGCATCAACATAATAGGGGCGATAACCTTGAATTAGGTGCCCCGATCCAGACGGATTATCTACGATGGAATGGCCATCACCACCACCAGATCTGTCGTATTTTGTAACCTTGAAGAATGGTGCGGTGACGCCGTCCCTGTCCCAATCGTGTTTGTTACTCATTTTTATTATCTCCCTATATTAAGCCTAAGTCTAAGACCAGCCCAAAATTCCGTCGCGACGGTTCTCGTGTTGATCCTCTTCCACTACTTTAATTATCTTTCTATCCAAAACTTCACCATCTAAAGTCATCGTTACGTTAACATTTATTGGTCTCTGCGAACCTGATTTCTTTCCAGAGCCGCCGGTTTGCCCACTTCTATCGGGACGGCCGGCTAAATTATCTGCGGCCATGCTAGCTACTGCCGCGGCTTTCATGGTAGCAGTTAGAGAGATCGCTTTAGCTGTTGGAATATCGTCCATAGCTTTGGCAACTTTCTCTAGAGCGGCCGCTAGAGCAGTAACCTTTTTAACTTCAAGCTCTGCTAATGACGATGTAAATGTGGCGATCGCCTCTAAATCTTTGGTTGATACAAACAACAGCCCCAAACCAAGGACAATCATTCCAGCGCCCATAGCTGCTAAGCCTATGCCGGCCGCGATCATGTACGGAGCGCCTAAAACAAGAGCAGCGACAAAACCAGCAAAAGCCAATACCTTCTTTATATCTATTGCTTCAAACATCACAGCGAAACCTTGAGCCATTAATCCAATTCCCAATGCGGCGATAAAGACCGCAGCCCCAATAGCAAGGAAGACTAATGCAAGTATGCCAAGGCCGGGCGATGCGGCAACCGACGCAATGCCGGCTGCAGAGATTGCCGGTGCCAAGAAATATAACCCAACGCCAACGAGCACTAATGCAGCGCCCATGCCAATCATCTGTTCATTGCTAAGGAGACTGAATGCGGCGGCCATTAATGCCATTCCTGCTGCTACGAGAAATACTGCAACACCGATCTGCATCAAAGGAACTGCTAACGCCTGAAGGCTTGCGGCCCCTGTTTCTCCAACCCTGGAAATAGCGAATATTGCTGCGGCTAATCCGAACAGGGCCAATACAACTTTAGATGGGGAAGCGATCATGAGATAGTATACAATTGCCGCAATTGCCAAAGCAAGGATTCCTAGGCCAATTGCCGCTGTTTTACTTGTCGCTGCTGAAGCAACGTTTGCTGAGACAAGACCCCACTCGGCCGCGGTTTGGATCGTTTTTGCTAAAGCTAATCCCATAGATGCTACTTTCATTGCAGCCATGAGCGGAATAGCCACTTTGATCATCCATATGTTCTCAGACATAAAGCCTGTGATTTTCTGCATGACGTTAGCCAATGGCAAAAAGGCTTCAGCCAATTGTTGACCCATAATTGCCAATTCTTCTTGGGCGCTTTGGACTTTTTTGGCTTGTTCTTTTTCTTCGATAAGTTGTTCAGCAGTCATGCTTGCGGAACCGCCAAGAGCATCCATATCGCCAGACAACATCATCGCTAAATCACCCACATCAGATAATCCAAGCGCTTCTGTATAAAATTGTTTCTGATAATATGACATATCATCAAACGATAAGCCAGTATTCGTGATTGCCTCTCTTATAGATTCAAAACGGGCGGCGGGATCTGTCTCCATCATCATATCCATGGCATTAACCATGTTTCCACCAAGTGCGGCGTTTAGCTGGCCGGCCATTTCGGCGGCGCCTTCAAAAGTATCAAATCGATTTGTTATATTTAATACCTTCTGCATTTCCATGCCGGTAATCTTTGAAATTCTTGAAAGATCTTTGAAGGCTTTTATACCTTGATCTCCAAATTTGGCTAACTCGCTGCCGGCTGCAGCAAATTCAGCCGCTAACTCTCCGGGGGCGCGCCCAAGTGCGCGGGCTGTTGCTACAATCTCGCGTTGAGTGCCCTCTGCTTGTTCTGCAGACTGTCCAAAAAACTTAGTTGAGTTCTGCATGCCTTGAGCAAAATCTGCCTGGGCTACGCCAAGCTCATTGAGGACTGCACTAGTTTCAGTTAGGGCGTCTCTCTGGGTTTTTGAAAGCATTGTAAAGTCTGTCATGCCGGTGATCATCGCTGACTGGGCTTCAACCGCATCTTCCATACTTACACCATATTCATTTAAAGCTGTATATTGTTCTTCAATGGATTTAGTGTATTGTTCGCCAAGTTGGAACTGGCGCTCGAAACCTTTTGTTAGTGAATCAAACTGAAGCACAGTTGATTTTATTAAACCAACAAATTTCATCAAAGGGCCGGTAGATGCTTCTCCAAGCTTTCGTACCGAGTATTGGAGTTGATCCATCTTGGAACGTTCCATGATGGCGGAAAATTCTGCGGCGCCTGCGACAAGTTTTTGTTGAAACGCATCGCCGGTACCGTCTATTATGGCCTCAACTTTTTTAGCCCCCTTCTCTTGCTCGTTGAGGGCCTCTAATAAGGCTATATTAGCTTTAAGTTGTTTTTCTTGTTCGGCGGTAATAGTTTTGCCGGCGACTGCAGCCTCTTCTAAAAGTCTAATTTCTTGCCTAAGTGCTTCTTGCTGAGCAACTTGAAGAGTCTTCCTTCTAGCAACAGTGGTGGTATAGTTTTCAGACTTATCAACCAAGTCTTGCATTGATGCAACGTACGCCTGCTGTTCAGCTAACGTCTCTGTTGTGACATTGGCAACCTGCTTTGTGAGCGCAAACTTCTTCTCTAGATATTCCAACTCTACTTGTAAGAGTTCATTATTCTGTTTTAGTTGAAGAGCTTGTTCTAAGGTTAACTTATTTAATCTCTCTTGTTGTTCTGGGGTTAGCGCCATTAGGAGGTACCTCGTTTATCTAAGATAATTAGTTACAAACAAAAAAAGACAGGCTTTTAACCTGTCTATCTGCTACCGCCAAAATTGGGTGGTGGCCCTGGATTGTTGCGAGACGTCAATGTTTGGGAATTAGAGCCTCCGCCCTTAGATGCTTTATCCATAATTTCCTTTTCAGTCTCTAGTTGTTTGATTAATCTTTCTGTAAACCACTTTCGTAGGCCGATCGGCAGATTATAAGCTTCCGAAAACGACCATCCTCCAGAATATTTTAAAAAGAAAAATTGCTCATATACATTTTGCATGTACTCATCGGTCAGGCCAAAAAAAGTCCGCAGTTAGCGGCACCTCCATGTCTTGTTCGTGGCCGCACTCTGTACATTCGAAGACTTGACTCAAGTTAATGTTTGGTGTTGCTATCTTGTATACTGACCTAAGATGTCTGGCATCTGCAGTGGGCATATTATCAACAACAAAATTGATGTTCTTTTGTTCTGTGTCTCCATTCACTGCGACAACAAAATGTTTAAGTTGTCTTGTGACAGTGTTTTCATCCTTCTTTCTCTTTCGAGCATTTTCCATTTGAGTCAGAAGAGAGCGCTCGTCGCGACCATTCAACAATTTAAAAGTTACTTCAATTTTAGTTCTAGGCAACAGGGTGTTGAATGTTCCATCTCCATTTGCGGTGGCCTCGGATTCGTGCAAATCGTTACCGCTATAAACAGTAGAGTCGTTTAAATCAAAATGGTTCTCCTGTGCAGCGGAACATGTTGGACACGTTACTTTGGTTACATAGTCTTGGCCATATCCTGACACGCGCGCGGATATCAAAATTGCATTACGATCACCAACCAGAAGTGTGCTGGGGTCAATAGCCTTGTTGACTATAATACTCGAAATAAGCCTTTCCAGGGCTATACCCTTCTTTAAAAGTGCGCGTGAGGTAAGAAGATCTTCTTCCTTGGCTGTCATCTGTTTAACTTCAATCGTGTCTTGATTGTGTAAAGGGTGACCCTCTGAATAGAAGCGACCTTTAGATGGTAGTTCAACGAACTCAGTTGGCACAACAAAGGAAAACGAATTATCGCTCTGAGCCTGTTGTGTTAATACTTGAGGAGGGGGTCCGTTGTTCTCTGGCGCTGGCGGAGCCATTCCCGTCCTGTTTTTATTTCTAGACAATATACACCTCTTTTGCTAAGTTGTCCTTATGTTAATAGTTTGTTTTAAAGTCTCAAACACCAAAGAATTCTTTCTTGCCGGTGCCGGATGCAGCCACTGATATACCAGCTGTCTCAACTCTCGCCCAATCATACTTAAGAGTGACTGACATCTCTGTGAGATCATCGCCACCATACTCTAGATCACCATATTTGACTTCTGTAATAAATGCGTTCCAAAGAGTCCACTTTTCAAGCTCGCCACCATTGGCATCGAGTTGGGTAATTATTACAGAACCCAAAGCAGAGGTAGCCTTAGCTTTTGACATTGTAGAAAGAGCAGTTGTATCTGCTGGGGGAGCATAACCACCCTGAACGATGATGTCCGAGAATGTAGCTGCCATATCAGGATCCACTGGGTCAACAAGGGTAAGTGATACGTCTTGCCAAGTTACGGATCCTGGGTAGTAGAACGTATGGTTAAGATACTTGTGTTCTGATGCCGCAATCTGAAACGATGGCTTGCTAACTGTTTTAGCATACCAGAGAACTGCTCCTCCGATAGCCGCAGAGACTCCTTGGAACTCTACGGTAAATCTAAATTTTCTCTTTGGATCATTAAGAGTGGGGTCTTCCCCGAAGTTTGTTGACCAGAATGGCATTTTTAGTTACTCCTTGTAAATCTATATTTAAATAGTGTGTGAGGGGAAAATCCCCCCACTTATCTTAGTCATCGAATGATGCGCCGGTTGATGCAATCACGAAGTCAATCGCGATGTACTCGATAGCTCTTGCAGGCTTAATCATGATCTTGGCATACAAGATGTTCTGATCGATCAGGTCTGGGGTTGTTGTACTTTCATCGAGAATCAGTTTGTAATCAGTGATACCAAACTGAACCTTGACGTTAGCAAGGAATGGTTCAATGAGAGACTTAAATCTGTTCCAAGTTGCTTGGACATTTTGCTCAAAAAGAACCTGAGTCGACAGAATAGAGATCTGCTTCTTCATGTAGATAACCAATCTGCGGACATTAATTCTGTCAAGTGCTGATTGGCGTTCTTGGAGGGTTTTCTGACCAAACACCACGATTCCGCTAGACGGGAAAGAGGCGATTGGATTAATACGGGACTCGTAAAGAGTGTCACGTTCCTTAGATGTGAGTCTCTCGGTAATTCCAGTAACTGGGATACCCGCAGCGCCATCGGAAAGTCCGCCGCGGTTAAACCCTGCTGGAGCAAACCAAACATCGGACTTGGCTTGCGAACTAGCAAGGACACCCATCATAGCGACAGATGGCGGAATCCACAGAAGTTGACCGGATGTTTGGTCTCTCGTCTGGACCCATGGGTAGAATGTACAACCATAGCTCGAATCGAGTCGGCGATCTCTAAGTGCTTCGGCAGCTGCATTTGGGGTCGTTCCAATTCTATCTTTCTTGCTGCTGTTGTAAGCTTCGGAGGCTGGTATATAAACATTAGCTAAGTCGATAAGAGCCATTGCGTCAGCGCGGTTTTCACACACGTCAATCATATGAGTTGTAAGAGCGTCAACAGTGAGGCCCGGAGAAACAAGCATGTTCATATCGAGAGATTCTGGATCAGCAACCGAGTCTATAGCTTGTCTATAGGTGTTATATGTATAACTGTTGAGTTCAGTTGCGCTAGTACCGATGCCGGCATTGTAAAGCGGATCTGGGTAGTGTATATCCCATCCATCGAATCCACCCCAGAATGGTGCAGTAAATCTGTCATACCCTGCATCAAGTAGAGTCTTATAGTTTTGGCCGGATTTTCCGGTAACACTATATTCATCATTTCTTGAGCCGGATGCATAGAAGTATCCACCGTCAGAACTATGTTCGGCGACGTCATCCAAAGTGAAGATATAACCAAAGGGATCTACACCATTGATACTCGCGCCGTTTGTTGGATCATCAGGGAAACTAGAATACATAAGTCTGTGGAAGTCTCGTAAACTCTGTTCTGGGCGTGTTGCGGAGGCTTCTCTAGTTGATGCCATTCCGAAATATGCATTTGTTGGATCAGCAAGGCCGCCATCAGATGCAGAGTGCCGTAAGCGAACAGTCGGGAACGCCATCGTTCCGTAAACTTCTGGATTATCGGTTGCAAGCACCAAGCTGCCTGTTAGGGCGTTCGTGCCGTGGCGGTCTGAAAGAACAGAACCGGAGAACAGTCCATTGTTTCCTTGGATATACGTTGTTAAGTCCGAGGACATAACACCGATCGTTGATTGTGGACCAGCACCCTTAAGATCTTTGAATTTGGGAGGTGAATAGTATCCGAACGGTAGAAGTAGTGGGTCTGTACCGCCCGCTTCTACAGTTGAATCCATTGCCACATAAATAAATTTCGACTTGTTGTCGTATTCACCATAAGTTTTAAGCATGCGATTGGTAGAATCCCACTCAACATATTTGTCGCCAATTCTTCTTGCGACAAAGTTAGGTGAAGTTGGGTCAAGTGTAAGATTGTCGTATCGTTCAACAACTTGAACCTTGTTATCAGTGTCACCCAACATGCGTAAAACAAGCGAGAAAGTTCCATAATCTGTTGTCGTGGTGTTAGATTGGCGAATTTTCTCGATAGAGACTTTGAGGTTTTCGGATAGCCATTGGCCATGGCCGCGGCCCTTAAGTCTGAAAAGCTTTTGTGCTGAATCTGGTGTATATGTACTTGCGGCGCCCAAATCCTGACCAACGAACCAACCAGCGACTGCCTCGCGTGAGGACTGCTGCTGAAGGTTTGCGGGACCCTGATTACGTGAAGAACCGCTAGCAATCGGAAGAATAACACCGAAGGCCTTAGCGCCTACAAGGTTAGCACCACCACCGACAAAAGTGTCAGCGGCTGCTCCACCGGTAAATACACCGTCAGAAGCTGCGGCTGCAGCACCAACAGTTACATTATCCAAATTAGAAGTTATTGTTGTGTTTCCTGCTACACCAGCAGTATCTTGAGTTATTGTAACGTTAAAAACTCCCGTGCTAGGTTCAGTTACTGCTGATACTGTCACCAAGTCTTTTATTGTGCTAAGTTCAATTGCAGCTTTAAAGTGATCTGCGCCATTATAGGATCCTAGACGTCCGAATTGTGTAGCAGTTTCTTCTGCGGCGCTGGCGCATGTAAGTGTTGCGCTTGTTCCGTTAGTTGCAAGGATGGTTATCGCCTTAGCTGCAGTAGGTGCATTAGTAAAACTAATCACAACAGAGGCGGCGGTAGTGGACTTACTGACCGGGGCAGATCTAAGTGTCTGCTCGAATGTTTCTCCAAGCCAATAATTTCTGGCAGAGGTTGATGGGTAGAATGCGCCAGCATCTGTTGTTAACTGCGGATTGGTGTTGAGGGTCTTGCGAATGAAGTTCTCTTTTGAATCATCGAAAGAAACACTGTTTTTCTCGATACCATAAAGTGAGCTTGAGACAGTGATTGTCCAATCATAGGTAGAGGAATCGTTAGCAATAAGTTTTCCTACGCCCTCGCCCTTTTGCTGAGCGACGGTTGTACCGTAATACATTGTACCGGAGAGCATAACCGAGCCTGAATTTTCAACATAAAACACGGCTGCAAGCGAGCCAGTGCCGGCTTGACCTGCAAGAGCATCATTTGATGAAGATGGGAAAATCCATAATCCATAGGCTCCGCCTTGCTCATTTGCGTTCTTTCTCTTATCAGCAGCGCCAGACATTGGCTCATCACCAGTCTTCCAGCCGGCATATCCTGAAGTGGCAGCAGTGTTCTGCTGACCGAGAAGTCGGATGAAAGTTAGCGGTGCAACATTTGCGTTTAAGAATGCCTTGGCCGCGTACGTACTGTACATTGGCGATTGCTTATTCCCATATCTGGAGATATCTCCTCCGCCGTTACCCGGTACTGTTTCACCGAACATCTCCACAAATTGTGAATACGACTCTACTTTTACAGGAGTCATCGCGAGACCGCGAGTGGACCGGCCGATTACGACAGGACCGATTGCATCTGCTGACTTTGGAATGAACGAATTATCAATTTCATTGATAAACACACCCGGAGATACAAATTTAAAACTTTTTACTGACATGTGAATTGCCCCTCTTTATAAAAACTTGGTAATTGATGCCTCAATCATAATTTAAATAGTATTTTGCTTTTCTAAAGGATAGACTACTTTTAATAAAAAGAACTTTTCAGTTCCTGAACTAGTCTTCGAAGATTGTTGTTAAGCCTGACGGCGCTTCTGTTTCCCTTGGAAACTGATATTCTACGACGTTTTCATCAATTCTGGCAATCGGTCGATCTTGGTTCTCACCATCACCAACAAGATACCCCAACACATTAATTGTTATTTCTGTTGAATATAATCTCGAATCTTCGCCCATTGAAGCCGCATTATTGGTCTGATTAAAGCTGGATTGTATAAAACCTTCGTAAATGTGACCTTTTCTCTTCATGGTGAAGGCGTTTATTTGACCGGTTCTTGTAATAAACGGAGTAGTCAATTCATTAATCTGTTGTTGGTATTGAGTTTTGATAGATACCTTGTACTCTACATCTACGTAAATAGGGATAGGTATGGAGACAGTCTGTATTACAATCTTTTTGTTAGTTCTTTTGGTATATCTTTGGCGAGACGCGGAAGTGTTGGTTCTGGTGCCATCAGTTACGGCGAAGTTTCTGGTCTTATCTGGGACTATTCTTTTAGCTATAACGAGTCGACCGGGTCGACCATTTTTCTTGTCGGAGTATAAGTGCGCCTGAAAAGATCCTTTTTTAGCCGGATCTTTAGATATGCTTGTTCTCTCTATACTGATTAAAGGCAGTTTTAAGGCGCCAGCATCGTCGCGGAGTTCTTTATCGTTCTTTACTTGATACGCTCTCTCTGGTGCTTGCCATAAAACAGGTACCTCTCTGAATCCTTCGTTGGTTGTTGTACTTAACGACAGATCTTCCTTAAGCCATGACACGATTGCATAATCAATATCCTCAATTGTGGACGACAGCATTCCCACCTCTTTCAAGGTAAGCTTGCCTTTGCCTTCCGGCAACATTGCAAAATCAAAGTTATCAGGTAGCATCAAAAAGTCCCTTTCTTGCTCTGCGGCATCTTGCCGTCAACTCAAAATCATAATCAACCTGACCAAAGAGCTTTTTCTCCTCGGAAAGTTTAACGATCTCGTAATAATATGAACCATATAAAACAAAGTCGCCCTCTCTTACATAGAGGTCCTGATCTTCTTCAAGCCTTCTGTTATGAAAATGTATATTAATCTCCCAAGTTTTATCAATTCCGGCCCCATCCATATAGTCTGTTGAAAAGTCAGTATATTCGACAAGTGCGTAGACTCTGATTGGTGGCAGAAACGTTTTTTCAATAGCCTCGCCATATAGATCGTGAAACTGGGTGTTCTCCATATCTATTGGGTAATATAATATTTGTTGCCCGATGACCTTTTCAATAAGTTCATCATTGACTTGTTTTACTAAATCTCGCTCTTTTTTACCAAGAAAAAGCGGTGGTGGGGGCGCATCAGGTTGTTTCCAGTCATCAGCCATAGTTTAACTATCCTACAAAAATTGGGAGCGGAGTAACCTTCAAGACATTAGAGGCCGCATCAGTAATTTCTTGATCAGATTTCGCCAGAGCGGTGTACTCCATCTCTTTGATCATTTCAACAAGCTTATCTTTAAGCTGAGTTTGTTCTTCTTTAGCTTGCGATAGAAGTTCTGAGTGATTTAGCGTTACGCTCTCGCCAGGAATTGGCATTGTAGTAAACTTACCGCGAATTTGTCCCAACATTTCTTTGCAAAGAGCCAAGGAGTATTTTCTAATCCACTGCTTACCCATAGAGTTGATGTTCTCATAAGGAAGATTGTCAAACGGTACTGTGTTGACGTTATTAATTCCCTTGACACCCACATCATAAGAGCCTGTTTCAAACGGCGCTGGATCTACATAAAATTTAACCCATATGCGATCGCTTGATTCGTACCCCCAGTAACTAGGTGTTGGGAATAGCCTCAATCTGCCATCAATAAGTTCATAAGAATAGTGAGATGTTCTGGTATATATGGAATCCTCATACATTATAGCCTGCATTTTGTTTTGCCACGTTGGGATAACTTCGAATGTCGCATCATCTGCAAACTGGCCGTATGTTGACATATTTCCCACTACACCTACGCCGCCATAGTACCCATAGAAGCGCCACATTGCCCGTGGCGAGCGATAAAAAACTTTTGTTACCAAAGCGCGCTTGTCACCAATTTTCCCAGCGTAATCGACAGGCCGGCCATTGTCATCAACGCCTGATAATGAGGCAGACTGGATGATCCCTTGTAGATCGTAATCTTGCTGATTCTCTTTCGGACTGAAAGATGCGGAATACTGTGGTACATTTCCGCCAAATCCGCCGGCTGCTGCCGCGGCGTCACCTACACGGCGTGAATACCCAAGAGTAAAGCGCGGATATCTTAGACTGGCGCTAACTGGACCACTCGTTAGTGCTCCCTTGTGATCAAATGTTCCTGTCGCCTCTCCAAGAACAGTCGAAAGGATATTTTTCGCTTGATGTAAATTAATTATATAAGAATATTCTAAAACCGCCTCTTCATATGAGGCGTATACATTTGATGGAGTAAGTTCAATGTCAACGACATCGCCTCCAAGTTTCTTAAAGACATAAGCGACTTGAGAGGAGGCACCACTAATAAATTGTGTTGATTCTGTGTATGCACCAATTGGTAATGCGGTAGTTACTTGGCTTGTGCTTCCAGTGGAAGTGAGTATAATTGCGCTGGTTGTGGACTTTGGCGATAGATTGGTTGGCATGCATATATTCTCCTACTCTTTAAATAGTGATCTCATAAACAAAACCCCCTGCGAATACAGGAGGCATGTTAATATCAAATATAATTTATTAGTAAATCTTAATCTTTCTTTGATTTTGGTGTTGTTTTGGCAGCATCTTTTTTGGCTGTCTCCTTTTTGGGAGTCGCGGCTGGCGCCTTTTTCGGTGCCGGCTTTGATTTTGCCTTAGCAGCTGCTGCTTCTTTTTCTAATTCTGGTTTTGTGGTCCAGCGCATAGTAAATTCTCCTTTTGTTGTAATTAAATAGTTTAGAAATAACAAAGTCCACCAAAATTGGTGGACTTTGAGCATTTAATTTATGCTTTATATTAGTCAACAGAAATATCTGCAGTCTTCATTCCGACAAGGCGAACAACTAACTGTCCAGCATTAAGGGTAGTATCAGCGTTATTATCGCCAGTGATGAATATGTACTTACCATCAGTTGTTGCCGAATTAACAACACCAGCGCCGACTCTCTTGGCACTAGTAGCGAACCCAGCATTAACATCTGCTCTGTTAGTAAGAGCAACATCAATTGCAGCTTCGCTATCACCAATAGCAAGACTACAAGCAGTAACAGTTGTGAGTGCTTCCATAATGTATGTTTCAGTCGATTGCAGTACGCCATGTACATCATCTTCCCATAACATCAGATGCGCAGAGGCAGTTGAGCTATGAGTCCCAATTGGGCGGTCAACAGTGGATGACCTAATATCGGTTTCTGATGTTCCAAGATCAAGAACAATCTCGGTGATAAGAAAAACACCGTCTTTAATTATTCTGTGACTTTTAACTGCTCCAGAGATACCAGCGCCAGCTTGGTATGCTGTATCTGTACCAGTCGAACCGTGTCTAAGTAGAGCATTTAATCTTTGTGCTCCTATTCTTTTTCCCATAATAATTTCTCCTTTTTATTTTATTATTATTGCAATAACTTGTCCTACCCAATGATTCTGTTCCAGCCACCTCGGAACAGGATCTTTCTGTGGGCAGTGGCCTCGCCCAAAGGAGAATATTTCAAGTTATAGTAAATAGTTAGTAAAACCGTAAAAACGAAAATCTGAAAAAACTTGCCGGGGAAAATTTTAACGATATACATCCAAAAATACAAAAACCTCCCTGAATAAACAGGGAGGTCATGTATAGTGCAAAGGTTATAAAGCTATTTTAGCTGGTACCTGACTCACCCAAGAGTCCGCGGACTACAACGATACCGTACATATCAGGACGCACCATTTGCTTGGCATAACGCGTCATGACTCCCTTACGGGGTACGAAGTCTTCTGGTCCGAAGATCGTAGGAGTGGTTTGCAGTGGAACGTATGGAGCATACACATATCCGCTTTCAAGGAAAGAGGATCCGCGACGACCAACGAGTACCACGTTGCGCAGGAAGTATGGGTCAACAATGACATCAAACTTCTTACTCAGTGAACCAACACTTACTGCACCAACAGATCCCTTCTCATCGTCATGAGTGACGGAAGCACGGAATCCAGCAGTGAACTCAAGGATGTTGGCAACCTCTGGACTTACGACCAAGAAGTTGGCACCACCACGCAGAGTCTTACGGTGGATCTGAGCAGACACATCGTTGATTGTCTCAACAAGCGTCTCGTACCACTCGCTAACAGTACCGGTGAAGTCAGGAGCAGCCGCAGACGCTCCAAGCTCAGCACCAGTTGAACGGTTGACGAAAAGACCCGGTGAGCGTGACCAGTAGTAAGTAGATGCAGTAGCACCATTTACAAGGTCAGCAAGGATCTCACGATCAATCTCAAGAGCAATTTGCTCAGAGAGAATGCTGGTCAACTCAACCTCTGCATCAAGGTTGTGGTAGGCGTTGAGGTCTTGACCTAACTCCGGAGTCCACTTAGCCTTGAGCTTCTTGGTTTGAGCAGTAACAGCGATCGAGTCAACCTTGATGTCGATCTCGGGGATGTCAGTAGAAGCTTCCAGTGGGAAGAGATCACCAACAACAGCACCGGGAGCAGCAGTAACACCATCAATTGTATCCTTAAGTGGCATTGTAATGTACGCTTGGGCGATTGCATGGTTCAGTGCAGTTCCCGCTGCAACATTGGCATTAAGTGAAGCGATTGGTCCAGCGACAACTATGCGCACTGCAGCTGCGTCGTTCATACCATCAGTTGCGGATACAGTTGTGGTCAGACGTCGAATCTGATGACAGTTTGTAATTGCCGTCGCGCCAGACGAGAAGTCAGTGGCGAGGTCGGTCAGGACCATGACAAACGCCGAAACGTTATCAAAGTCAGCATCACCAGCAGAAGAGACGAACTGGTCGCGATCGAGATCAGCAACAATAACGCGCAGAGAACTATCTGTGGAAGCCAGAAGATCTGGGTCATACTGAATCTTTCTAGCGTCAGCTTCGGAAACGTTTCCATCAAGCAAAAAGCATCGATATGCACCTTCGCCGGTTGCAATGTCTCCGCTCAGAGAACCACTTGGAGACGCATATGCGTAACCAACAGCACCATCACGAAGCGGACCAGAGAAGCCCTCTTTGTATGTTCCACCAACTAAATCAACGCCACCGGTGATTTGTGAACCAACTTGATCTGAACCGTAAATCGATGCATTAGCTTCGTTACCCATACGTGGAGAAACCAAGCCTGAGTCTGTTCCACCAATATCTGGTGAAAATACGAAGTCAAGAAAGAAGATGAGTCCGGATGGAAGGCTCATCGGCTGAACGGAAACGAGATCGTTTGCAATCAGTCCAGCAAAAACACGACGCACGATTGGGAATGCGACGGCTGCGAAGCCCTCTACATCACCAGCAGCAAGTGTGCTTTGCTCACGAAGAAGTTCCTTAGCTTGGTTCTCTAAGAGACGAGCCATGGAATCCTTCTGTCGGTCAGTTTTCAGTCCTTCTAAAAGTCCTGTGCGCTCCCACTTTGATAACAAAGCGTGACCTTCTGCGCGCATATCACGATTGACTACACCTTCGGTGAGTCTTTCAATAATGCTAGCCATTTTTAAATACCTCCTTATAATTATTGTATTTTATTTGGTTTTCGGCACCTATTTGATGCCTGCTAGTCTTTTCAGTCTATCCGAAACCGGATCGGCTGAAGTGCTTTCCTTGCGGGTAGCACGTATTACAGAAGAACGACGGCTGATTGCTTCGCCCAGTGATTGTGGTCCACGCTTAGGCGTTGACTGCACTGTGCTTTCAAGCGTATCATAAATTGTACGCGCTTCTGTGACAGAACCAGCATTAGAAATTGCTTCGACAATCTTTTCTTTTTGTCGCTCATTCAAGGAGGTATTTCTAAGAACACGGTTCGTGTATAGTAAACGAGCATTGGACAAATTAACGTCTTGTAGACTTTCTTTAAGCTGCCCAACAGCTTGTTCGTATTGAGAAAGTTTCTCAGTGAGTTGGTTATTTTCAAAAACCAACTCTTCTTGAGCTTTCTTTAAATCTTTCATTTCTTCTTCAACTTCAGTTGATCGGCGATGAGCAAATTCTTTTTCTATTTGTCTCTTCTGATCTGCACCAGACCGGCCGGCCCAGCCAGAGAGGTCGGCGCCCATATCAACTGTGAGTTTTTCCATAATGGCATCAACAAGTGCGTCGACATTTTCTTCCATGCCTTTCATCGCTTCCTCGTCTTGTTCGCCGGCAGCCGCAACTTGGGCCGCGGCAGCTTCGCCTTCGCCGGCGCTACCATCAGAATCGGCCATTTCGCCAGAGCCTTGAGGATCTTCACTATCATCTTCATTCAGATCTACTTCGATCTCCTCGTCTTCAAGGAGAGAAGCAATATCTTCTTCATTAATCTCTATCTCTTCATCTTCAGAGAGTTCGTTTTCTAATTTTAGAACAGCCTCTTGGAGAGCTTGTAAATCAACATTAAACTCTACGGGGGTGCCTGAACTTACTGATCCTTCGAATCCGTCTACTGCTGACAGTGGTACATCAGGCGCTATATCGGCTTCTGGGGCAACTTCTTCCTCGCCAGCGAGAGACGTTATGGGATCTTCTGCGGCCATTGGATCTTCAGCGGCCATTGGATCTTCTGCGGCCATTGGATCTTCTGCGGCCATTGGATCGGCTGCAGGCTCTATAGCCATCTCTTCTTCTTGTTCCAATAGTTGGTCAAGCGTGCGTTTGACTTCGTTGGAATATTTGTCGATTATAGCAGACTCAGCGTTTTTAAGGGCAGCTTCTTTTAGTGCTTTTGCATCAACAATGGCTTCGTTCAATAAATTAGACATCTACGGTCTTCTCCTAAAAAAATATATATTTCAAATTAAATAGTCTACCGCACATCAAAATGACTTTTTTTGATAGCGAGAACCATTACACATTATCTAACTGCCTTTGGAACCAATGACCCACCAGTTTTCCCCATCGGACTGGAGTGTTCTTGATGAATAATTCATTTTAAGTGTCATTTCTTCGTTTATGTCTATGGTGCCTTCAACGCTTTTTATAGCTATAGGTTGAGAATTTAATTTGTACTTATTCAAATTGGCTTTCTTTATTATTAAAATTCTTCCTGAGTTATCACACGCCGGCGGCAATGTAACGGTCATTCGATTTTTACCTGATTGACATAAAATAGTATAATCATCACCTTGTACTTCATAATTGGCTTTAGAGACTTTTTTAATATTCATAAATACGGCGCCGCAACTAACCAACTTATTGTCAGCTATCACCGTATTTGCATCCAGTTTTCCTTCAATATTCAGTTTCTTGGTTGTTGGATTAAAAGATAGAGCGGGGTCTGCTCCCAAATCTTTACCGTCGTTAAATTGTAAATACCCTTTACGGCCTGAAGGGTGTAGTGTACGCGGGCCAATATAGTTATCGTATAGGTTCTTTAGTGTTGTGTGTTTGGTAGTACCAGAAGATGTATCTGAAACTATCAATAAATCTAAATCAGCCACATTTTGGCCGGCAAGATCAATTCTTTCGGTTTTGGCAGGATCCACATATACTTTGTTGTCTCTAATCGCTAGGCCGGCCTTCGAGGAAAAGTTTAACGCAACCCCCTCTTCATCACACTTGATTCCTTCATGTGCCAAAACTTGCAAACTTCCGCGGACATCTTTTAGTCCACTACCAAAATTAAGAAATTCAGAACCTATTTTATCGACAAACTGATTACTAGGTAATCTCGTTGTTCCTGATGCATCTCCTATAAGCGTGCCGGCTTTGATGCCGGGGGCAGTCAAAACTTGCCCATCAAAGGATAGGTTGTGGTTGCTACGAGCGACACCATCACTCTCATATGTTAACACAGATTTATTAGTGGACCCGTAAAGTTTTTTAATTGGAACATCTTTAATCGTAATGCATGGTTCACCAGCATCTGTATCGAAAAAAATACTAGCACTAACTGTATTTTTAAAAACTTTTACTCCGTCAATTTCTTGATCAGCGTGTTGGTCTACCGATCCTAACACATTGCCCTTGATCATATTATAGGCCATTTTGTTCTCCTAACACTATAAATAGTTCGCAAAAAAAAGGACGCCCCCATTTCGGGGGGCGCCCATAAGAATCCAACAAAAGTTGGAAAGTGTATATTACACGATTCGGTAGTCGCCAGCAGCAACATAGACCATAGAGACAGCACCATATGGTGACTCTACTCTAATGGATGTCTCGCCGTCGATTGTATCGGTACCCGCTCTGCGAATCTCGATATAACGAGCAACGGTAACACCGTCTTTAGCTTTAAAGCTCAAGACGTCTCCGGGTGTTCTAGTAGAACCAGTTGGCATGCTAAGGATGACCGAACCAGTTACAGCCGCATCAAAGAAGTTGTAACCTTCCGCAAGTGTACCACCACCATGGGTAGGTAGAGCACTTGGGGTACCAGCACCATCAGCAACAAGCTTGTTACCAGAAACGCTGAGACCTGCACCCGCAATTAAAGTCAGAAAAGCATCATTTTGTTGATACTTAATTTTGCTATCAGTTGCATCGAACCACGCAATTCCATCGGCTGCGGGAGCATAAGTAGCGGCCGCAAAGCCATCAAGGAAGTTAAGTTCAGCAGCAGTCGATGTGACTGCACCATCAGCAAGATTAAGACCGCCAGCTTTAAGGATGTTGAAGTCCAAGTTGTTGGCAATATTGATGTCGGAACCAGCTTCAAATTGCATCATGTCAGTGTCTCCGGCTGCCCCAACATATCCGTTATCGGCTACACCTACACTGGCACAAAGAACATTACCGCTTCCATCATAGATAACACCTTTATTGGCAACAACGCCCCCAGCGGACGAACCGTCGAGCAAGTTAAGCTCTGCGGCTGTTGAGGAGACTGCTCCATCAGCAAGCTGCAAACCACCAACTTTCATAACCTTAAAGTCAAGATCATTTGCAAGTGTGATGTCAGTACCGGCATCAAATTGCATCATGTCAGTATCACCGACAGCGCCAATATAACTATCATCGTTAACGATGAAGCTTGTACCGGCAACAGCGCCTGCGTTGCTGTAGATAACACCTTTGCTGTTTACAACAGCGCCGGCTTGTGAGCCGTCGAGCAAGTTAAGCTCTGCGGCTGTTGAGGAGACTGCCCCATCAGCAAGCGTAAGACCACCAGCTTTAAGAATCATAAAGTCGAGGTCGTTTGCAACGCTGATTTCGTTAGTGGCGTCAAATTGAAGCATGTCAGTATCACCGACAGCGCCAATATAACTATCATCGTTAACAATCATGCTTGCACCCGCAACGGCGCCTGCGCCGCTGTAGATTACAGCTTTGCTATTGACGATTGCGCCGGCTTGTGAGCCGTCGAGTAAATTAAGTTCTGTAGCAGTTGAAGAAACCGCAGTTGCATTAAGCGTAAGCTTGCCGTCTGGAACGACAAGACCAGCCGCACCCGCAAGGATCAGATCGTCAGCCGATGCATCCCACAGCATGTATGCCGAAGCAGTGTCACCGAAGAACTTAACATCATAACCAGTGTCATCCACACCAACGGTAATTGTTCCGTCAGCTTGAACCGCACCGTCGATGTCTACGGCATCAAGATTAGCTGTTCCGGCGACGTCGATGTCACCGGAGAAATCTCCAGATGCAGCATCGAGTTCACCAGAAATGGTGATGTGACGGGCGCCACTGATATCAAGACTGGCATCAAGGACCATTGCCTTGTTTGCAGCAGCAGCACCAGCGGTAATGCCGTCCAGCTTCAACAGATCAGCTTGAGTTAATTGCGCACTGCCAATCTCGAAGTAACCAGTTGCGGTAACGTTACGAAGACCGGTAATGTCTTTGTTGCTGTCTAAGACAACTGCCTTGGAAGCAGCTGCAGTACCAGCAGTGATGCCGTCGATCTGCAGAAGATCTGCGACACTCAAGGCCAAGTCACCACCGCGCGCGGTAATAGTACCAGCAGCGGGCATACGAAGACCGAGAGAAGCAGAAATAACACCTTTAGATGCATCGCCGCCGCTTTTGGCGACAATGTCGCCTTCTTGTGTAAGGGAACCGCTCAATGTAGCAGCCCCTAATTGAAATTTATAAGCCATTTATAAAAACCCTCCATTTAAGTTTGTTTATAGCGTGAGCAGACATACCAATACAAATTTATAATCTGGATGGTGTGCGTGCCCGCTTTTAATTAGTACGAAGGGGGACTATATTTTCTAGAATATGAAGTACTTACTGTTACCGTCACAATAAAGTTGGACAGATGCATTAGGTGATTCCAAAACTAATGAATTTTGACCATCAATAGTTTGTGCGCCGGCCGGCCTAATCGTTATATTATTGCTGCCGGCCTGGCCGCCTTCATCTTTAATGACCATCTTTTGTCCACTTGATAAGGAGGCGGCCGGCAGAAGTCTTATATCGAAAGAGCCGCCAGTAGAATCGGCTCCTATAAAATAATCATTGACTGCAGCGGTAACATGATTTGTTACCAGTCTCCGATTCAGCTTTAATCCGCCACCAACCTGCAATACATTCGAAGAGAATAGGAGATTCGAGGATCCACTGATACCACCGGAACCTGTGTTAAACTGCAAGGAATTTACTGGACCCTGACCATTGGCGCTTCCGCCGGCGCTCACATTGGTTAAAAACCTTCCATCACCATATAAAAATGAGGCTGATAAACCTACACTTGCTGTGAGATCACCGGTGATATTGAGAGTGCTGCCATTGAATTTTAAATTGCTCTCACAAGTTAAAGTATTGGCATTTCCGCCAACATTCGTTATTATAGAATTGTTGGTTGCATTTGAAACCCGCGGAATATTAATAACATTGGCGCCATCAGATGTACTTAAATTGCCAGAAACAACATTTGCCACCACCTGACCAGAAAGCGGGATATAATTCTGGGCGGCAATGAGCGTTCCAGATACTGCGTTATATGCCATGGCACTTGTCTCCTTTTTCTAATTAGAAGACAAACCAGTGTGAACCATTAGAATATAAGCTAATTGCCGGCATTGTGCCATTTAATGTATAATAGTTGGCGTTATCAATTTTTTCGCCGGCGGCTTTAGATGCCGAAACATATATCGGGTTTCCGCTGCGATTGGCCACTTGATCTTTTATAACTATTAAAGCGCCGGCGCCGACAGCGCTAGCTGTAGGCAGACGAATATTAACAACACCTGTCTGTGACACACCCAGAACATAAGTATCAATCGCAGCGGTATGACGCGCAGATGCGACATTTGTGAATTGTACTCTTAATGCCTTGGTTTGTGATTGACTTAAAGCAGGTTTTACTTGGAACGTTGGTAAACTTGGTTTTATTCCAACATATAAACTACCAGTCCTAATGTGATAATCTCCGAGATCATTACCAAACAAGGTAGAGCCAGAAATTGTATCAGTCTGTTTAACATGAAAAGAACTAGCTGAAACGGCGCCCTTAATTCTAAGGGTACCCGTTAGTGTTAGGGTGCTAAATGGCAAGCCGCCGGAACCGGTAGTATAGATTAGGTTCTTTGAACCGCTGGTTGCATTGGTGCCAGTCACAAATTGGAGTGAACCAATGGGGCCGACTGGCTTGTGACCTTCATCATCTTCACAATTTACATATGCCCATCTTGTCGACATTCTTTACTCCTTAATCTAAAAAGTGCTGCAGGCGGCGCGGACAGTGCCCGGGCCGTCGCCAGATACAAATGCCACCCTATCAACCCCAGCTATTTCAAAAATGTACTGTCTCGCTTCACCACTGCCACCGGTGGTTGCCGAAGCCAAGGTTAAAGCTGCATTACCCAAAGGAAGATAAAGGGGTGCCCACTCACCAAAAGCATAATTATATCCCCAAATGGCGACGGACTTGCTGTTGTTCGTTTTAACAAGAACATGTAAGTACCTTTGGTTTTCAGTGGAATAGCCGTTTTCGCCGGCATCTGTTGATGCTAGGCCGGCAGAAAGATCGGCGCCTGCTACAAGCGTAACCGAAGTAGCAGATTGTTTACCTTCAGTCGGTAGGCGTTCATATAGTTGTTTGGGTCTTCGGGTGCGGCCCCAGCTGGATGCTTTATAAGTGGACATTACTTATCCCTCTCTGTCTGTTTGTGTATATATAATCATTTAAAATTCCTAAAAAGTGGTGCATGCCGCACGAACTGTGTATGGTGCATCTGTGCCAGTTGCTGTAAATGCTACTCTATCAACACCAGATACATCAAAGATGTTTAGCCTTGATGTGCCGTCACTATTACAAGAGGCAGTAGCTACAGTGTGGGTTGCATTCCCTAAAGGAAGATAAAGGGGTGCCCACTCACCAAAAGCGTAATTGTAGCCATATATTATAACACTCTTGGCGGCTGAAGAATTGTGCTTAACGAATACCTGTAAAAACTTTTGATTTTCTGTCGAGTATCCGTTCTCGCCTTCGGTGGCGTCGTTTAAGTCACTATTTAGATCGGATGCGGATACTACTATAACTCTTGAGTTAGACTGTTTCTCGGACACAACGTTATCATCATGTAGGTGTTTTGGTCTTCGGGTACGACCCCAACTGGATGCTTTGTAAACGGACATAAATATCTCACTTTTTGTCTTGTACTAATAAATAGTCACTTATTTTTTCTTGTGCGTCTTTCTTGTGCTCTTTGGCGTTTTTGCTCGTCTCTCAAACGTGCGCGTTCAGCCCTTTTGCGCTTTTCTTTCTTAGCCACTGAAGGCTTTTTATAATACCTGCGCTCTCTAACTTCTTCTATAATTCTTTCTTTTTTGCATTTCTTAATAAATCTGCGGATCATTATGCTGGGGTTATTACGACAGTGTTTTGCGTGAACCACTACATTAGCTTTTTTCTTCATTTGATCGCATTCCAAATATCAGAGGCGCCGCCAATAAGACTGCTTATATCAACGCCTGGGTCGGTGGCAGAACCCAAATCGGCTGAGCCATTGGGTGATTTTCTGCTTTCCATCGGTTCAGTGCCCTCAAACAGATTAACACCATTATACGCATCAAGGCCGATGGTGTCCATCATCTTTCGCCGCTGCTCTTCAAGTTTTCTGCGGGTGTTCCTCTCTGTTTGTGGGGGTGCCGATGGGGTCTTCTTTTCTATAAAATGAGTTTTCTCTTCGACAATAAGATTGGCTTGCATACCTTTTACTACCTCTGACACAACATTCGATAGAAGTCCTTCTTCTAAAAGGACTTCGTGTATACATTCTTTAACGAGAGGTTTGATTAGGTGCTTTAAATCATTTTTTTTCATTATTTATCCGGGACACGCTTCCATCTTCATTAATTCTAAATGTTTTCTTTTTCTCTGTGACACCCTTAAATACACCGCGGGTACCTCGTCTGTCGCGATTTCGCATGCGTGCCACAGCGCTTCGGCTGGCGCGTGCTGAACGCGGGGCTTCTGGAGCAGAGGGTGTTGATGTTGAGGGGGCCTCCTCTGGTTCTGGTTCGGCCGGCTGACGATCTGCAGCAGTGTTAGCAGCTTTATCAGCGGCAAAATTGCCGCCGGCGGCTAGTGCTTTAGCGGCCGCTTTGGTTGCTAAATCGCTGACAGAGCCTACAAATGCTGCCACATTCTGTTTATAATTGGCAACGCGCTTCTCAGGATTCGCCTCTAACTGATTTGTATAACTCTTCTCGTATTGCGCTTTAGCTTTGGGATCTTTAATGGTGCTAGATACCTCGGCGGCGGCGTCGAACAGAGAGTCAGCATTCGCTTTTTGAGTTAAAGCCTGTGTTAGAGCGCGTGAAATCTTATTGGCAATCATAGGTGGTTTTCCCGAACCCATAGGCTTGAGGTATCTTTGCATGCCTCCTTGGGCACGTTTCTGGCCCTTCTTGGCAGACTGTTGGCGGCGTGTTAAAGGTTCGCCAATTTCGTTTAGCATTTCTTGTAGAAACTCGTCCATGTCTAAACCCTCTGCAATATCAATATTAGGGTTTTTCGTCATTTTAACGAGTGCAGGGAAAAATTCTTTATTAAAAAGTTGTTGTAGATTACGGGACTCCGGGTCTTTAGCTGCCACACCGACCATCACTGCGTCTTTAATCAACTTAAGAAGTTGGCCGCCGACTAAAAAATTCATCGTAGCAAACTCAGTCCCAGAGATTGGCATGCCTGGATCGGCATCGCCTGATGCGGTCGCAGCTGCTGGTGCTGCTGGTGCTGGGGCTGCTGGTTCTGGTGTAGCTTCTGCTTCACCGGAGGAGCCGGCTGCGTCTGCAGCGCCTTCTTCATCTTCTGCGTCGAATTCGGCTGCAGTATCTTCCCAGCCGCCTTTCTTTCTAAATGGGGATATACCCTTTAATCTATCAAGAAGTCCTTCATCCACATCTTGTTCGGAGGCCTTTGCTTCTGTTAAGAATTTTCTCCAAGCGTCCATTGTTTTTTGCTCAGCTTTGAAGCTGCTGAAATCATTACTCATCTTTTAATACCTCATTTATTAATCTGTTAATGCGATCCGCTCGCGTAAATACTTTGTTTTGATAGTCTTTTGCTTCTTTCATCATGAAAGCGCCGGGTGTTGATGGCTCTGATACCATGTCAAAACAAATCAACTGGAAGTCATCCTCGACAATCGTTTGGCCTTTGCTTTCTGAAACCGAACCCATACCTCTGGAGGATATACCCACATTAACATTAGCTTTTACGAGTTCTTGTAAAACTTGGCCTGACGGCGTGTTTAATACTTTAATTTTTCCTTTAACGTCTTTGCCTTCCATCCAAATATCTGTTACCATGTGGGAGGCGTTACGCAAGTTAATAACCGAATCATCTGGGTGATCTAACTCTCCCAGTGCTCTTCGTTCTTTTACCAGTTTGGAGTAATTTTTTACTTCGCGCATCAACACAGCATGCGGATAAATCCGACCATTGCCATTCTGAGTATCAGACTTCTGCATAATACCAGACAAAATCATGCCCCCTTCAGCGACGAACCGTTTCTCATCTTCTGTTAGGAGATCTTGACAAACACCACCTTCGCAAAGTTCATAATATTCTCTCAGTAATTTCTGACCCATAGTTAAGATCCTTTACAGCAGCGTCTAACTGGTTGTAGCATCCATTTTCCTGTCCAAATATTTGTATTCATTCTTCTTCTCCAAAAAAGTTTTCAATATTAGATGTGTTCTTTATTTGAAATCCGGAATCGCCAAAAATCATATTAAGAACATACGATGTCCCAGATGATAACCAACTCAAGATAAAGAAATTAGCTACTGTTACATCAAAATTAAATAGTTCTGTGAACGGAGAAAGCAACATTAAAAACCAACCTACATGAAATCCCATGCACATCGGACAATGAAATAGTTTTCCATAACCACCGGCTGATTCTTTAGCGGGGCGTATTCGCTTTAAAAGCGGCAAGTCTCCATATACTAAAATTTGTGTAAGCCCGTAGGCGCATAATATAAACGTAAGTAATTCCATCTTATTTCCTAATGTCTGGCTGATCTATGTCTGGATGAGCGCCTGTATCTTTCTGCATTCTTAATTCCAACTCTTTATTTAAGTCTGGTAGTGGTTCGTCCGGGTTCGCTGTTTTTGCGTAGCCTATGATTTCTTTGGCCCATCTTTTTAATCTATCTTTGTCAATTAAATTTTCGTATTCGTCTTCTAAGTTTAGCTGGTCGAAGCCCGCTAAGCCTGTTGTTAGTGAGTCGTCCATCCCCATTATATCATCTGTTATAAATGCACCAATGGCGCCGCCGCGCTGTTTCGCTAAGTCTGCTAATTTTTGTACGGCCTTTTCAGAGCCGGCAGTTAACTGCGCTTCTAACTCATCGGGAATAAAATCCAACACATCTTCTAATCCTTGGATGGCGTCCACGGCTAATTTGGCTTTCGCAGTTGCGGCCTTAAAACCAAATCTTAATAGCGCTTTTCCCATTCTGGGCCATCTGTTAGCAGCCTTGTTCAAAATAATGTTTTGGGATAACTCTCCCCACGTACTTGGTTGATCAACACCTTCTTCGAGAAAGGCGTCCCAG